GAAGTAGGTGGAAACTCCTACTCGCCAGAAATGGTCAGTACCCTTTGCACAGGGAAAGTAACAGAATGGTTTATATTGTGCTTCCTTCCTTCCAGCCTAGTCCTGAGACTACTATTGCGCTGGGTGGTGATGACACCTCTATTGATTTTACAGGTGATTTACAGGTGGATAAAATTCGGGACAAGTTGTCCACGTTAAACAAGGTGAACATATAAATATATGGTGTGTAATTTACGTTTAGGAATCGTAGGAAATGACGATTAGAAATTATGCTAACTGGGAAACCTTTAAAATGGCAATCCAGTGCCAAGCTTGAATAGTAATATTCTTGAAGGTCAAACGAGCAGGACATACCATCTTAATGAGATGATGAAGTCCGTAGGATAAAAGTGAAATTCTTTTATCTGAAGTGCCTTGCTCTTGTTTATTAATACAAGATGATGATGTGCTCTAAACCCCTAATAAATATCGGGAAACCGAGGGTATAATTGTACTGTTCCGTTGATAAGACTCTGTATCAGGTTTACTATGCTACAGAAGATGCAGAGGAAGATTAATTTAATTTTTAGTTAAATATAATTGACTAATAATATCAGGTATGGTGCGCCTCAAAACGCACCATATTTTTTCTTAAAAAATAAATATAAAAGGAGACAAACAGATATGGCGAGATATGATAGGAGCTGCATTTTATGTGGCAAGGTATACGAGTACTGTAATTCATGCAGCGCTTTTCAAGATAAGCCTGTATGGATGTTTAGTTATTGTAGTGAAGATTGTAAAGATATTACATCTTTACTGACAGATTTTATTTATAACAAAATTTCTAAAGAAGAAGTTAAACAAGCTATTGAGAGCAAAGACACTTCCAGACATATGCAATATAAAGGAAGTTATGGAAAAGCCTATAAAGAAATTATGGGAGAAATTGATTCTAAAGATATTAATGAAGAAGTGATTGAAAAAAAAGATGAAGAAATTGAACAAGATGTAGTTAAGGATATGGCAAATGAAACTGTATCTCAATTTAAATCTAATCTTCAAGCAGAGTCAAAGAAAGTGTATCCTAAAGCTGTTGCTCATAAACATGGTAAGTAATTAGTATTAATTGAACAGTGATTTATTTAAAGCAAAAACAATAGGGTGTAACTCACTGTTCGTGGGTTATGCCCTTTTTTTGTATTTTGTAAGGAGGAAAAGGATGAAAGACATAGATTTTGTTCAATCAAATTTAAAACCTAGACCTTATGTTTCAAGTGAGGTAGTTAGGTTGATTAACATGAAACAAGCCAAATTATATATAAGTAATAAAATATATCCTATTGATATATATACCAGTATTGATAAAAAAGGAGAATCAGTACTTGTTATGGTATTTCTAAAAGAAGAAACACAAAAAGCATATAAACTATGGCTTAATTACGCTTTAGAGGAGAATACAGTATGAATGAGAATAAAGAAGTTACTCTCCTATCTTTAGATACAAGTTCCACTAAAACAGGGTGGGCTGTATTTAAAAATGGTATATATAAAGAATCGGGCGTATTAGATTGGTCTCATATAAAAGATAATACAGAAGATAGATTACAAATAATGTATATAGATATAATTCAACATATACAAAAATATGAGCCAGATATTCTTGTTATAGAAAAAGATATTGTAGGTTCGGGTAAAAGACAAAATATGTCTACGATTAATACTTTGGTCAAATTGATAGGTGGTATATGGGCATATTGTGTACAACTTAATATGGATACTCCAATGAATCTTCCAACTGGGGAATTTATTATTTTTTATGTAGAATATACTCCATCTGAATGGAGAAATTTGGTGGGAATTAATGCTCGTAAAAGAGATGATTGCAAAGCGGCTTCCATTAAATTAATAAAAGATATATATAATAAAGATGTAGATGATAATGAAGCTGATGCTATAAATATCGGGCAAGCATATATAAATGAATGGTCTGAAGAAGAGTAAAACTACTCTTCTATTTTTGATTGAAAAGGAGAATTGATATGGAAATTAAGAATACTATTGAAATTGATGTTAAAGATTTCGTAAATAAATACAATAAATTTAGTACAACTACAGCAAAGGAATCTTATTTAAAAACCGCTGTTAAGTTTGTTGATTATATTAATTTTGAAGTGGTCGAAGTATTATGTGACCAGATTCTTGCTAATAGTTGCTATGATAAAAATGGTAATATTAAAGTTAATACATGCAAAAAATATATAATGTATATTTATACTATTTTTAATCAATATACTAATATCACTGTTCATTCTGATAAATGGATGGAAGAATTTAATCTTCTTTCTAAAGCAGGATTAATTGAGGCGGTATGTCAGTTAATGCCTGATAATCTAATCACTACTTTAGATAGTGTTTTAAAAATGAAGACTGATGATATGATGACTAATTACTATGAACCTCATGCTTTTATTTCTAATCAAGTTCTTAAATACGCTCCTATGATTCATGGTGTGATTGATAAGTTTCTTAATGGAGTTGAAAAGATTAGTAAGGAAGTTGATTGGAAAGGATTGGTCGAGGTGTTAAAGAAAGATAAAGGTGATTGAGGATGAAGGTCAATGTTAAACCTGATGTAATTTTGAATGAAAAAGCTATTACACAAGATATAGAAAAGTTCGCTAGGACTTGTGCTACAGCAATTATTGATGAAGCGCAAAATCAACTTGATAAATTTGCTTTTGGGGAAATGGCTGAGTATTATATGGAATATGATGAACCTCGTTTATATGATAGAACTGGTCAAATGGGAGATTTATCTTATCAAAAATTTATAGCTATCAAAGGAAATATTTATGAAGGTGGTATTTTTATTAATTCAGCTTTTACTAATCATGATAAAGGTAAATCTTATACAGAAGAAGATATTTATAATGATGTTTGGATTAAGGGAATTCATGGTCAAGAAAAAGTAGGTTATGGTAAAAATGCTTATTGGCGAGAAATACAAGGTTTGCCAGATAGAATTAATAGAATTAAAAGAAAAGCTTATTCTAGAGATTTTAAAAGAGAATTGTTATCTAAAGGTTTTGAAAAAGCTAAGGCTCAATCGTATTCAATATTAAGTTTTTCTTAAAGAAAAAGGAGGTGACTTGAGATGGGAGTAAATGCTGAAGGTAAAATCAGCCTGAGTGTTGAACTTCAAAATTTTAAGGATATAGCGAGTGATTTAAAAAAGGGACTCAGTGCTCAATTAAAACAAGTCCCTTTAGATGTTGAATTTAATAATAAAGATTTAGAAAAAAAAGCTGCTGAAGCTATTAGGAATATTAATGAAATTCTTTCTAAAAGTAGAGTAAAAAATTTGGACTTAAGTTCTATACTTCCTAATTTTGTTAACGAAATAAACAAAGAGGGAATATCCGATGAAATTCGTATACAAATGATTAAAGGATTTGAAAGTGCTTTAACAAATCTTCGGGATATTGGTATTAAACAAGATTATAGTAAGTTAAAAGGTTTTAGTGGAGAAGATTTAAAAGCATATATTGCAGACCTTAACGATGTAATGGATATTCTAAAAACCATAGAGGGTTTAACTGAAAGACAAAAACAAGGAATCCTTACTACTGTATTGCCCTCTCTTTCGGATTTAAGTGGTAGAGGCAAAGATGCGGCGAAGAAAGAATACACTAAAGGAGCAAAAAGGCTTGATGCCATTTTACAGTTAAGTGGTGATTATAATGATGTTTTGCAATATGGTGTTAATCCTACGGCAACTTTATCTGCTCTTAATGAACTTAATAAAAAAGCTAAGTCTGGTAAAAGACTTACTAAAAATGAAGGACAAGATTTATTAGGATATTTATTAAGAGGAAAATTTTTAGGTCTAGAATTTGGAAAAGCTGAAGATGAAAACTTAAAAGATTTAGATTATAAATATTTATTACAATCTGCACAAGAAAGTCTAGATGAAGCTACAGTTAAATATATAGAAAATAAAAGTGCAGAATATTTTGCGGTTTTAGATAGGATTTATAAATCTTCTGCGCAAGAGATAACATATTCTGATTTGACCAAGGGAATTAAAAATACAACTAATCAAAAAATGCAAAGCTTGTATGACGCAGAAGCGCCAGAAAATCCTCCTACAACAATAAGAGCTGGTAGTATAACCAAACGAGCTATTAAATTAAGCTCTAAAGAAAAACCAGAATTAAGAAAAAGAACCCAAAATGAAGATGAAAAATATAAAAAGAATACAGAAAAAACAGAGTCACAATTTGAAGATACAGATGAAGAAAAACTAATCCAAGATTATAAAAACCAAATAGGACAAATAGATAATGAATTAAGACAAATTGATGACAAATTAGATAAAGCACAAGATAAAGAAATTCAATTAAAAAAACAATTGCCTGTTGAAGAAAATAAATTAAAAGAAAAAGAAAGAGATTTCCAAAGTCTTCAGAATGAACATGTAAAATATACGAGTTCACTTGAAAATGCCGAAAGAGAAAAAAATGCTTTAGAAAATACAGTAGCTTCTTTAAACCAACAGCTTGAAGAAGAAAAAACTAAAAGAGATGAAATAAAAAAAACTTATGATAAATTGATATCTGAAAGAGAAGAAATAAAAAAAAATATCGAAGACGGAGAAAAACAATTAGAGAAAATACTTCCTCCTTTAGATGAAGAAATTAATGCTTCTCAAGGAAAATTAGATGAAGAGCAAAAAGGATTAGATAATGAAAAAGCATGGATTAATTTTTATAATGCTCCATTAGCACAAGAATATGAGTTTAAAAATAAGAAAGAGGCTTATGAAAGGCTTAAACAATTAGGTGAGAAATATCGTGAATTTAGAGAAAATCCTAGTTCTTCTAAATGGACAGATAAAGAAGCAGAAAGAATGCGCTTTGTGGTTAAGCATTATAAAGCGTGGCAAGCAGCAAAAGGAATAGGTATTGCAGATAGTCGTTTATATAATGAACAATTTGATACTGATAATGATTATGAATATCAAGAAGCTATTAATTATTTACAACAGCATAAACAACGAGAAGAAGAAATATATAAAGAAATAGAAAATGAAGTACAGCAATTACAAGATAAAATAAATAAATTAAAACAACAAAAAAAGCAATTAAACAAACAATTAAGTGATGACCCTCAAAAGGCTAAAGAAAATAATCGAAAAGCAATTGAAAAAAAAGAAGCAGAACTTAATTCTTCAGATATTAATATTTCTAAATTAGAAAAACAAAAACAGCAAAGTGAAACAGAGCTTACACAAATAACTCAAAGTATAGAGCAAAATCAAGAGACCGATGAAGATAAAATACGTTATGAAGAAAGATTGAAACAATTAGAAGAAGAAAGAAATATCCAAAAAAAAATATATGATGAAACAAAAAGAAAGCTTCAAGAGGCTCAACAACAGCAGATTGATTTAGATAATCGTCAAGTAGAATTAAATGAAAAAAAAGACCAACTTTTAGAAAAACAAAAACAAGCGGAAGAAAAATTAGAAATTAAAAGAAAAGAAGAAGAACAACGAAAAAAAGAAGAAGCAGAAAGAGCTGCTCAAGAAGATAGAGAACGCACTAAAAAAGAAGAAAATACTGAGAAGGAACAAACTGAAGAAACAAAATCTGAAAAGAACACCACTTCAACTTCTAACGCTTCAATACCATCTTCTATCCCTCCAGAAAAATTGCAAGAAATATTAACCCTTCTTGGTAATATTCAAAAAGCTCTTGGAACGTTAGATGATAGTTCTGATATTCCTTCTATTACTCAATCTGTTAAGAGTATGACAGACGCTTTAAAAGAATTGAGTGCTGTTTTAGGAGAAATTAAACAAAAAGATTTTAATCTTAATATCGGGTTGCCTAATAATAATCCTATTGGTCAACAAGGGGAAGCTAAAAGAAAAATATTAAAAGAATTAGAAAAACAATATAGTGAATTAGATTCTTATTTTGTAAATAAATATGGAGATGATTCTTCTGCATTTAATGCTTTGTCTAAATTAGAAGGTGGTAGTAATTATGTAAAAACCATGATGTCTGATTTTTCTATTGTTGATGATATTAATGCCCCTTTAACTGATAAAATAAATGTTTATAAAACTTTAATTGAACAATTAAGGTCTTTTGTAATTCAAGAAGGTGGAGATTTAAATAAAATTGTTTCTAATACTTTATCTCCTGATAAAATAATAGAACAAATTAATCAAGATATTTCTAATGCCAATCCTGCAACTGCTATTTCTAAAATATTTGAAGATATAAAAGTTTCTATTGATGCTTCGATGGCTCAAATTAATACTGAATCAAAAGGTTTTAATTTTCTTTCGGGTTCTGCCGAAGAAGCTGCGGAAGCAAAAAGAAAATTTGTTGAAGCAAATAAAGATGTTCTTCAATCTATTGTTGCTTCTATGCCTAAAATTGAACAAGAAGCGGAAGCTTTAGAAAAAGTTGAAGATATAGACCTTACAAAAAATAGCGTTCCTAAAAAAGAAAATAATATAGAAACAGATATTAAAGCAGAAGAAGAAAAAAATATAGAATTATTAAGAATACAAGAAGCTCGTAATGCTATATATGAGCAAAATAATTCTATGGAATTAGAGCAACAAAAAAGAATTGAAGATATAAAAAAGAAAGAACTTCAAACTGCTTTACAACAAAATAGACAACAAGAACAAGTTAGTGATTTTAATATTAATAAAATTTATACAAAAAACGACAAGCAAAACAGACATGAATTAGTACAAGACCAAGGAAAACAAATTCAATTAGACACACAAAAAGAAAAAATAGAACAAGCAAAAAAAAATTATCAATCAGAGTTAGAACAAGCAAGATTAATTGAGCAATCTGAGCAAATTAGAAATAAATCTATACAAGATTCTATAAAAACTCAAAAGGCTTATAGTGATATCTCAGAGCAAGGATTGCAATTACAAGAAAATATACAAAAAAAACAAATCGAACAGAATCAAAAACAAACTCAATTAGAACTTGAACAAGCTCGTTTTATAGAACAGAGTTTGTCAGTACAGCAAAAGAAAAATCAAGATAAAATAAAGGAATATAAAGACCAATTGCAATTATATGCTTGGGACGAAAAAGGCGAAGTTGATGGGCAATTATCATTTCTTTCTGTTATTGACCAAAATACTCATGATTTGGGTGAAGAATATAAACAGATAATTCAAGAAGAAAAAGCTCATGCTCAAAAAATAGCTGATGAAGAAGCTAAAAATAAACCTATTAATATTCCAATTGAAGGGCAAATCTCTTTCACAACAAATAGCGATATTAACCAGATTGGACAAATGATTAATCGTTATACTGAAGTTGGTAGAGAACAAATAGAAAAGCAATTTGCTAGTTTAAGTAAAAAAGAAGAATATATTAATAGTGAATTAAATATCGAAAAGATATTAAATCCTTTTGGAAATTTATCTTTAACTGAAAATGCAGATAAATTAATTGAAATTGATGAAAAAATTAGAAATATTAAAACAGAACTAAGTTCTTCTTTTGATTCTGATGGGAAACTTATTGGTGACCCTCAAAGAGTTTTTGAATTAATAAAACTTTTTGACAATCTTATGATAAAAGTTAAAGAATTAAGAGCTGAAATTAATTCTCCTGCTTCTCAAGAAAATATTGCATTACAATTAGCTAAAGATACAGAAAAAGCTGAAAATGAATTAAAAGAATTAAAAGATAGGATAGATAGTTTTTTCGAAACAAGGTCAGATGAATTAGTTAAGAAAAATGCTATTAATACAATACAATCTTATGGAACTTTAAATGCTGAAGGAAGTATAATACCTCTTGAATCTCTTTCAACAGATGGGGTAAATTCGGACAGTATTAATAAAATAAAAGAACAGCAACAAAATGTAATTAATTTAAATCATGCTTTAGAGGAATACATTAAATCTGTCGAAAAATTAAAACAACTAAGAGAATCAGACACAACAGATTTAAAAGAATTAAAAGAAGCTAATAAAGAAGTTGAATCATTAAAAAATAAAATCGACGCATTAATAAAATTAACAAGAAAAGGTACGGCTAATGCAACGGAGAAGGAAGTTTCAGGATTAACAAATAAAATAGAATCACTTTTGGGCGGTGATGTTAATTTATCTGATGATGCTTCTAATAAATTAAAAAAATATTTAGATATTTTAAAATCAGGAGCAACTATTAGTAAAGCTAGTTATGAATCAATGAAAGCTGATGTTCAGCAATTTTCAGCTGAACAAAAGAAAAGTTTTTCTATTTGGGACATGATGACTTTAAAGATGAAAGAAGGAATTGCTTTTCTTGCTACTAAATTTTCTTTCTATCAAATCTTTAATCAATTCCGTCAAGGATTTGAAGTAATTCATCAATTTGATGATGCTCTTACAGAGATGATGAAAGTTTCTGATGAAACAAGAACGTCATTAGAAAGATATCAAAAGACTACTTTTGAAACAGCTGACGCTATTGGTACAAGTGCATTACAATTACAAAATTCAACTGCCGATTTTATGCGTTTGGGTATGGGAACAAATGTTCTATGCTCCGCTGTATAGTAATATACAGATGAAAACTCTCTCAAAACGGAGAAACCCTAGAGATAGGCAACTCCGTGGGTAATGTATATATTATTATTTATATTAATTAATCCCATGAAAGGTGGGATAAAAAATTAAAAGAACTTTAAATATAATTGGTGAAACTTATGGTGATTTTACCGTTTTAGAAATGATTTATAAAAGATGCGGAAAAGATATGAGAGCTTATTGCAGATGTTTAGGAATAGATGGAAAAGAATATATTATTCGAACAGATGCATTAAGATCTGGTGCTACTAAACATATAAAAAATGTAGGTCATAAACACAAGAAAATAGATTTAACAGGTAAAAAATTTTATAATGTTATGGTTATTGAAGATACAGGAATTCGAGATAATCAAGGACATATTAAATGGCACTGTAAATGCGATTGTGGACAAGAGTTCGATACATATGGAACAAATTTAACAAGCGGACAAACCACTTCTTGTGGTTGTAAACGTCATAGCCAATGGGAAGAATTTATATTTGATTATTTAACTATGTTAAATATTAAATTCGAATATCAGAAAAGATTTCCAGATTGTAAAAATAAAAATGGTACTAATTTATTATCTTATGATTTTTATATATATGATTATAATTTATTAATTGAATATGATGGGCTTCATCATTTTGAACCAATAAAAGGTTGGGGCGGTGAAGAAAAGTTTGGAGTTACTAAAGAAAATGATAAGATAAAAAATGAATATGCATTTAGCCATAATATTGAATTATTGAGAATTCCGTATTACAAAACAAAAGAGGATATAATTAATATGATTAATAAATATATAAGTCCCGTAACGACCACAGCTTGAAAGGTAACAATTAAGCGTATGGGAGCATCCTTCTTAGGATGAAGGTATGGTCTGTTCTGCAAATATAATCGAATAAAACAAAAAATTGCAGAGATAGGCAGAAATGACCTATCCCTTTTTATTTTTAAATAAAAAGAGTAACAAAAAGGAAACATTAAAAGAGGCTTCTGAATCTGCTAAAAGTGCTAATGTACTTATGAATGTTTCTGAATTTCAGAGTATTGATGAAGCAACTAAGAGTTTAATTGCTATGGGAGCTGCCTATAATGATTTATCTAAGATGAATATAATAGATAAATTAAATGAAGTTGGTAATAATTATAGTATAAGTACAAGTGGTGCAGCTGAAGCGTTACAAGCTTCCGCTTCTGCTTTAAAGACGGCTGGAAATGATATGGATGAAGCACTCGCTTTGGTAACTGCTGGTAACCAAGTTGTACAAGATGTATCTAAAGCAGGAAACGGATTAAGAACTATTGCACTTAGATTAACGGGTAAATAGATGTGCCCGAACATAGAGCAATCTATGGACATTAACATGTATATATTATATAATTATGTTATGTTAGAAAATAGCTATAACGGTTAAAATCGTATTGGGGCGACAAGACCGTGGAAAGGTAGTGTTATATGTTTAAAAGAAAATTTGAAGATATGGTTGATTTTTCAAATCAATTTGGTATTAAAATTTTAACACCTAAAAATGAATATAAAAATACAAAACAAAAATTAGCAATCTCTGATGGAATTTATAAAGCATTTGTAACAGGAGAAATTTTGTTAAAGAGAACCAATTACTCTTCTCGTATGTGGTTTCATAAGAGTAACCCTTATTTAGAAGAAAATATTAAACAATATTTAATCTATGAGAAGGAAAATAATTTTGAATTATTGTCTAAGGTTGATGATAGTTATACCAGAAACAAAATACTAGATTTCCGCTGTAAAAGATGCGGAGAAATAATTCATATGTCTTTTTTTAATGCCTTAAGAGGTTCTAGAGATTCGGAAAAGGATTCTCATAGAGGATTAATTTGTCCTATTTGTGATGGACGAAAAGAATCTTTACATGCAATTGTATTAAAACAATTATTTATGAACAAGTATCCTGATACTATTCTAGAAGACCCCTCTTGTATTAATCCAAATACAAATGCTATTATGTGTACCGATATTGTTAATCATAGATTAAAAATTGCTATTGAAATTCAAGGGCAGTTTCATGAAAGGGAAGCTCAGAAAGAAAGAGATAAAATAAAAAAAGATTATTGGATTAATAAAGGGTATAAATTTTATGACTATAAAATTGACAAAATTAGCGTATTGGATTATTGTAAGTTGTTTTTTCCAGATTTAGAAGAAATACCTGATTGGGTTATTCAAGAGGACAAGAATAAATTAGATGTTCATAAAATTCAATCGTTATTAAATGAGGGAAATAAAGTAACTGAAATAGCTAATTTGTTAGAAATTTCTCCACATCGTATTTATGATGCTTTATATTCTAATAGATTATTTTATCCTAAGAATTATAGTAAATGTAATTATGTTGAAGTTATGCAATTTTCTGTAAATCATAATTATATAAACAGTTATGTGAATTATAAAGAAGCAGAAAGAAAAACTGGTATTTTAAGTGGAAATATTGCTTCGTGTATTCATACTAAAAGATATTATGCAAATGGGTATTATTGGATTCCTAAAAAAATATACATAGAGCATAATAAAAATATAAAAGAAATTTTAAACATATAAATAATATACACTACTTCCGTAGAGACTGTAATATTTATATAAGTAATTATATAAATTGAGCTATCTCCTATTGGATAAATAGGATGAATATACAGTCCGAACTCACACTATAACCCAATTAATATGAAATGTGAGAATTAGCCAGAAATGACTAATCGCCATAATATTATTATGGTCAGTAAACTAAAAGTTGAAAGTAACAGAAAGACAAAAAGTGCAAAAGAAGAACTTGAAGAACTAGGTGAAGATACTGACAGTCTTATTACAACACAATCAAAACTTAGAGATACAATTAAAGAAGCAACAGCAGTTGCTTCTAATGGATTTAAAGGTTTTGATATTTTAAATGATAATGGAAATTATAAATCAACATATGAAATAATGCTTGGTATTGCTCAAATATATCAAGAAATTGTTGATACAGACAAACAATTAGGTAGAAATAATGCTAACTTGCTTTTGGAAACTGTTGCAGGAAAAACAAGAGCAAATGTTGCTGCTAGTATATTCCAATCTCCTGATGTTTTAGAGGCAGCATATAAATCTTCTCAAGAAGCTAATGGCTCTGCTATGCGGGAAAACGATAAATATGTACAAAGTATATCGGGTCACCTTGCTCAACTCACCAACGCTTGGCAAGAAATGTGGGCGAATGCTGCTAATAGAGAAATTATTAATTTCTTTATTGATGCTGCTAAAGCAGTTGTTAATTTTGCAAATGCTATAGGAGTACTTCCTACAACTTTAGCATTGATGCTTCCTTATTTAAATATTATTACAAAAGCTAGGTCTGGAAAAGGGATAATTACTCAATTTTTAGATTGGGCTAATGGTTTAAATGAAGCCCAAAAAGCTACTGAAGAAATGGCTAAGGCTCAAGAAGGTTTAAATGTAATCGAAGAAACTGCTACTGCAATTAATGCTGCAAAAACTGTTTCTGAAAAAGCCAAAACAGAAGCGAGTATTGAAGCTACTGGGGCTGAACTTGCAGAATCAGCAGTTGATACAACAGGTATTGCTTCTTCTGTCGCTAAAACTGCATCAAATGAAGCAGAAACATTATCTGTTGAAGAACAAGCGTTAGCCTATGTTCAATTAGGTATGGCAGAAGAAGCGGAACAAGTTGCTGAATCTGGTGGAATTTTTGCTAAAGCTTCTGGTGGAATTAATTTGTTAAAAGGTGCTTTTACAGGATTAGTAAGCACTATTGGAGCTGTTCCATTAGCAATAGGTGCAGCGGCTGTTGTATTATTTGCTGCTAAAAAAGCATATGATGCACATAGAGAATCTGTATTTGCAGATGCGAAAGCAACAGCTGAAAATATTAAAACTCAACAAGAAGCTACATCTCAACAAATAGAATCTTACAAGCAATTAAAAGCACAATTAGATTCTGGAGATTTATCTGAACAAGAAACAATAAATGTTAAACAACAAATATTAGATATTCAAAAGTCAATTACAGAACAGTATGGTACAGCGGCTCAAGGTGTTGATTTAATTAATGGTAAACTTGAAGAACAAGTTGGATTATTAAATTCAATTAGTCAAAAAGAAGCGCAAGACCAATATTTTAAAGATTATGAAGGTTTCCAAGTAGCTGAACAAGAATATAATAAAAATAATAGGTCTTATAATATTGGTTTAAATAATACTGGAAATGCAAATTTAGATAAAGCAATAACAGATGAATTATTAAAAAATGGATTTCGAATTCAAGCTGCTGGAATGGGTACTTTTAATGCTTCTGTAAAAGGAACTGCTTCTGATGGTATTAATGCCTTAGAAAATACCAAAAAAGCTCTTGAAGAATTAAAAGCAGAGTATAGAGATAGAGATACTCTTGAAGCACTTAATAAGCAAATTGCAAAAATAGAGGAACAGATTAGTAAAGCTTATGAAGTTGTTGATAAATATGAAGCAACAGCTCTTAAAGGTTTAGAATTAGATTTGGCTGGTAATGATACTAAAGGTTATGACATTTATAAGAATTATCAATCTTCTGTTTCTAATCTTGAAGATGCTTATATTACTGGTGATACTCAAAAAATTAATGAAGCACGTAAAGCCTTTGATGAAGCGACTAAAGCTAAAAATGATTTTCTTAAAGTTGGCGATAATGGACAATTCGCTCTTCTATTTGATAAAATAGATACTTCTTTAGTTGACGCTAAAAATAAATTTAGAGATACAGTTGAATTATTTAAAGATATCCCTGTGCCTGAAGAAAAAGAAGGATTATTTGGAGGGACTGATAAAAAGACTCTTAAAGATAATGCTAAAGCCCAAAGTAAATTAACCAAAGAACAAAAGAAAGCTTATAAAGCCGCCGAAAAATTATATAAATTAAATCCAGATAAAGTTGATATTCAGGCGACACTTAAAGATAATACTTATGCAAGTGGAAAATATGCTGATGCATTAAAGGCATTAATGGATGCAATGGGATGGACTACTGCTGATGCAGATAATTTAATTAATGCATTAGTAACTGCTGGAATTGTTCACGGAGATGCAGCTGATGTTGCATATATGGCTTCTGACTCATATAATGCGTTTTCTTCTTCTGTCGAAAGTGCCATAGGAGTTCTTAATACATTAAATACTGCTCTTGCTGAATCTGCAAAAGGTACAGGTTTAACAGAACAAACATTAACTGAATTACGAGCTGCTTTTGGTGATAATCTTGATTCGGTATTAGAAAGAACTGCAAATGGTTATCATTTAAATACTCAAGGGGCATATTTATTAAGACAAGAACAAGAAGCTATGGTCAAGGCTGATTATGCTTCTTCTATGTACGAACAATATCAAGCATTAGATAAATTACAAGAAGGATATCTTCAGGCTAAAGCAGCTGGTGAAGACACCTCTGGTTTTATACAACAGCGACAGGCTATTCAAGATAATATTGATAAATTAAATGAACAATTAATGACATTTAATAATGCTAATTCAGCTTATCAAACATGGTTGTCTAAACAGAATAGTGAGGGCGAACGTGAAATGTATAATAGCGTTTATAGTGGATATGACGCTGTTAAAGATGAGCTTGAACGAGGTTGGGCTGGTGAAAAGACTAGAAGTTGGATTGATTTAATTTTTAATGATGAAAATGAAGATTGGGATGCTTGGACTTCTTCTGCTGAAAAAATAAAAGAAAAATTTGATGAAGTTACAAAAGACATAGAAGGAACTGGTGGTTATTCTATAGCAGATTTCTTTACGGTTGATGCTAATGGTAAAACTACTTCTCAAGGTGTTTGGAATTTCTTTGATGCTATTCAAAATAAGCAAAAAGAAGTTGGAAAAGAATTTGTCAATCTTGAAGAAGGTTGGTTCGATTTCACTGAAAATGGTGATTATCAAATAGCCGAAATGTTAGGCATGGATATTGAAAGTGTCCATTCTATTTTAAGAGCAGCTGCTGATGCTGGCTTTGAAATTCATTTAGACCAGCCTTTGTTCTCTTTAGAGCAATTAAAAGAAAAGGCTATTTCTGCTAAAGAAGCATTAGAAGAAACTACTGGTACTGAATTAAAAATTAATTTAGACCCTAAAAGTGAAAGGGAAGTTGATGATGCAATGCAGAAGCTCATGGGTTATCAACAATCTCTTGCTGAAGACACAAGTCTAGACCCTAAAGTAAAAACAGAAAAACTTCAACAAGTGGCTGATTTATTAAATTTTATGGCTGCGAAGAAACGTGAATTTGTTGAAGGAAAAATATTTGATTTTAAAGTATTTGATTCTAAAGAATTAGAAACATCTAAAAAGAATATTAATGATATTGTAAATAAATTGTCTTCTTATTCAAAAGAAGCGGGGAAAACTGATTTTTCAGAACAGTTTACTATTGACCCCATGTTATTAAACAATGTTGATTATTTACAAGAAAAAATAAACACATTAAAAGAAATACGTCCAAATGTAGATGATACTCAAGTTCAATATTTAGACCAATTATTAGCACAATTACAGTATAGAGTAAATTTATTAAATAAATCAAATATTAGTGGTGATTCGATTACAGTTGACCAATTTATGGCAGCTGAAAAAGTTGTTGATGATATTAATTCTAAATTAGATTATGCAGCTCAACATAAAGATATTCATTTTAATTGGGATGCTGATGAAGAGTTTAAAGAAGAATTAAACACAATTGCTAATTTACCTGAAGAAGTTAAACAAAAATGGGGGCTTGAACCAGACGCAACTGGTGAAGAATTATTAGAATTAGCCAAAAAGGGAGAGCTTCATATAAATGTAAAAACAACTGGCGATACTCCCAAGCCTAAAGATACCACAACAACAAATACACAAATTAATAAAACCATATCAGAAGAACAAGTTAATCAGGTTGTAACTACGTCAATGGACACTTCTCCTTTTGATAAAGGTGCAAAACATGTTCAAGAAGAGAATAAGAAAATTGATAAACAAAATCCTAAACCCGAAGTTGGGATGGATTCAAAAGAATTTAAAAAAGGTAGCGATGATGTAAATAAACAGACAAAAGAATTAGATAATAAAAAAGCCACTCCTAGTGTTATGCTTGCAGGTAAAAATCAAGTAATTAATGATGCGCAAGCTATGAAAAGTGCAATTGATTCTGTTAAAAGTAAAACTGTAAGTGTTGTTGCTAATTTTTCTTCTTCTGGGTTAAGTGCTCTTAAATCTGGTATTCAATCAGCTATTAACAAAGCTAATGAATTAGCATCAAATTATAGGGCGCATTTTGCAAATGGTACAGCTCATGCATATGGTACTGCATTTGTTAAAGGCTCTGTAGTTTCTAATCATGCATATGCTGGTGGTAAATGGGGACTTCCCGATGACCAAACTGCCCTTACAGGTGAGTTAGGAACTGAGATAGTTGTCCGTGATGGTAATTGGTTTACTGTTGGTGATGATGGTGCTGAATTTGTAAATCTTAAAAAGGGTGACATTAATAAAATAGTGTCTATATACAGTGATGTATATAAAATAAATCATTTAATTGCTGGAAACCCCTAAAGTTATATATACTACAACATAAGAATGAAATAAATCTAAATGTGAATGTTTAAAAAATATATAAATGTAACAATGGGCAATCAGCAGCGAAGTTCCGAATAGGAAAACGCTCAACGACTATTCCGCAAGGAAGTACAACTACAAGCGATTGGTAGTTGGAAAAGGTGATTATGTAAATATTATATTTAAATATATTAATCGGAGGATAATATGGATGATTTTACCAAATCAAAATTTTATAATGAAATAAATGAAGAATTAAACATGAATATAATATTTACATAAAGATATAGTCTATTCTCTGTAGAAATATAGAGGACTGTTTATCAGTCGTTTTAGTGTAGCGAACTAAAATAAATACAAAGTGTTTTTAATCATAAACAAAGTAAAGAATTATTAGAAAATGGTTATGTTACTTCTAATAAAGGTCGTGGACATTTAGTCGGGTTTGCAAATGGTACTGCTTATTCTCATGGTTCGTCTTCTGGTGCCCTTAGACCTAGCAAGACTTCTACTGGTATGGGAGGTTCTTCAAGAGGTTCTAGTGGTAGTTCAGGCGGTTCAAGAGGTTCTGGTGGCTCTGGTGGCTCTGGTGGAGGAAACTCTTCTTCTAAAGATGCAAAAGAAACTAAGAATACATTAGATGAAGTTGAGATTCTGATTGGCAGAATTGAAGCGAGAATTTCTGATTTAGATAAGATTATAGGTAGCACTTATAATACTTGGGAAGATAGAAATGATTCAATTATAGATAATTTAAGACTTGTTACACAAGAAATATCTGACCAACGTAAAGCATATCAGACATATATTAATAAAGCCAATTCTATTAATCTGAGCGAATCTTGGAAACAGAAAATTAGAGATGGTGCTTTCCGTATTGAAGATGTAACCGATAGCGATTTATGGGATAAAATTCAGGAATATCAGAATTATTACAACAAAGCCGTAGCGAGTGAGCAAGCATTAATTGACCTTACTAATAAGCGTGGCGAATTATATCAGCAATTGTTTGAAAATACTCAAACATATTATGATAATATGGTTGAAGCTATTCAGCATGAAATTGATGTTCAAGATACTTTTATTGATAGACTTGAAGAGGCTGGAAAATTAAGTTCTAAAATTCTTATTTACAGACAATATGACCAAGAACAAAAGAAACTTGTTAAATTAAATCAAGAACTTCAAATGTTGAAGACACGAGAAAAGCAAGCTTTAAATTCTGGTTATATTGAATATGGTTCTGAAGCATGGTCTGAAATGGAATCTGCCATTGCAGATGTATGCGCAGCTATTGCTGAAGCAGAAAATAATTTAATTAGTTACGATAAAGCTCTTAATGAGGTTGATTGGACTCGTTGGGATAAAATACATGATAGTATTGATGGTGTTGTAAATGAACTTGAATTTTTATATGACCTTATGAACGAAGATGATTTGTTCACCGAACAAGGTGATATAACTGCTCAAGGTACTACTGCTCTTGCATTGTTAGCTCATGAATATGATGTGTATTTTGCTGAAGTTCAAGAATATCAAAAAGAAATAAATCAAGTACAAGAAGACTTAGCAAAAGACCCTTATAATCAAATATTAGTTGATAAACTTAAAGAGTTAAAAGAAGCACAACAAGATGCTGCTTCTGGTGCTAAGAAGATGAAAGATTCAATTGTTGATGTTACCGAAAAAGGTATTAAGAAACAAATTGATTATGTAAAGAAACTTATAGATGATTATGAGGAATTACTTGAAACACAAAAAGACCAAATTGATTACGCTAAGAAAGTTGCAGACCAACAAAAAGAATTAAACAAACTTGAAAAGCAGTATAGGGCAATTCAAAATGATGATTCTGAAGAAACTGCAACTAAGAGACAGCAATTAAAGAATCAAATTGAAGAAGCAAGGCAAAGTCTTAAAGAAACACAAGATGATAGACGTTTATCCGAAACTAAGGATATGCTTTCAAAATTTGAAGAAAGTTTTGAAGAATTCTTAGAGAATAAATTAAAAGATATAGAAGGTGTTGTAAGAGAGGCAATTGATACTGCTAATACAAGTAGAGGAATTATTAAAGATACAATTAATAATTTGGCTTCTTCTTATGGTTATACTCCTTCTGATACTTTAAAATCTACTCTTGATGATATGAGCCGTTCTTTTGTTAGTTATTTTAGTAGCCAATTTGAAAATAATAATGTCGCATCTATAGCAGATAATGTTAAAAAGATAGTAGATTATTATCAACGTGTGCAAAAAGAAACTAATGAAGAAGCAGCCAAAGATACTATGACCGAAGCTGTAAGGCATGATGGCAACATTCAAACTTACAGAGATGAAAATGGCAATACTGTTACAGGATATTTCAGGTCTGATGGTACTCAGGACAAGAATTATACTGGATGGGCTGAAAAGAATGGTAAAAAATATAGATTTGAAAAAGGTAAACAATTAACAGGTTCGCAGTTTATTACCGCTGATGGTAAGCAATATCATTTAGATAGCTCTGGTGCTGCTCAAACTGGTTGGCAGACTATAAATGGCAAACGCTATTATATGAATAATCAAGGTGAAATTCAGACTGGTTGGCAAAATCTTAATGGGCAATGGTATTATATGAATAACCAAGGTCAAATGCAAACTGGTGCTCAGACAATTAAGGGCAAAACTTATGTCATGGGTAATAATGGTGTTATGCTTTCAGGTGGTTGGCAACAATCTGGAGGTAAATGGTATTATCTCAACTCTGATGGTTCTGCGAAAACTGGCTGGTTATATGACAATAATAAATGGTATTATATGAACGGTCAGGGTGTCATGCAAACTGGCGCTCAACAAATTGGTGGTAAAACTTATGTCATGGATTCTTCGGGAGCAATGCTTTCTAATGGATGGCATTACTCTAATGGCAAGTGGTACTATCTGAATTCTGATGGGGCTGCCCAAACAGGATGGATAAAAGATAATAATAAATGGTATTTAACCAATAGCAAAGGCGAAATGCTTACTGGAGCACAAACAGTAGGTGGCAAAACTTATGTCATGGACAAGAGTGGTGCTATGTTATCCAATGGATGGCAATACGCTAATGGTAAATGGTATTATTTGAATTCTGATGGTTCTGCAAGAACAGGATGGCAGAAAATTGATGGTAAATGGTATCTTTTAGATAGTAAAGGTGCTATGAAAACTGGATTCTATTCAGAGTCTGGAAAGACTTATTATATGGATAGTTCTGGTGTAATGCTTACTGGTTGGCAACAAATTGGTGGTAAATGGTATCATTTTAATTCTGAAGGACAAGCCGCTAGTGGTTGGGCTGAACTTAGATGGGGAAATGGCACCGATTGGTATTACTTCGACCCTAGAACAAAAGCAATGCTTACTAATGCTTGGATTGATTATAATGGAGTAACTACTAATCCTAAAAAAGGTGCTTACTATGTTACTAGTGATGGCACTATGGTCAAAAATGGTAGACGGTTTACAAATAAAGGATGGCTTACTTTTGAGAAAGATGGTAAGTGGAAAGGTTATAAAACTGGTACATCTGGCGTAGGAACAAGTGGATTGTATTGGACAAACGAAGGTAATAAAGCCGAAGCGATTATCAGAAAATCTGATGGGGCAATCCTCACCCCTCTTAACAAAGGAGATTCCGTAATTCCTAATAGCGCTATGAAAAATATGTATCAGGCATTAACTGACCCAGCTAAATATTTGAAACAATATACTACTCCAGATGTTAGGGTTATTCAAAATAGTAATAATTCTAATGGACAACCACCAATTGTAAATATGCAATTTATTGCTAATGGTGTTCAAGATGCTAATAAATTTGTTAATGATTTAATGAATAATAAGAAACTTGAAAAATGGGTACAAGAGATTACATTAGGTCAAGCTAATGGTAATAATAATTATAAAAAATATAGTTATATTGTACGATAATTATCACCGCCCTATTCCGTAAAAAGAATAGGGCGGTTTTCTATTTTAAATGAGAGGAGGGATGAGAGTGAGATTTAGTGACTTTGAATATGACGGTATAGCTTTAAGCACTAAGGGGTTAGGTATTGTTAGTTTTAATGGTATGCAAGACGATGATATTACAACTGATTCACAAAGAACATTTAATTCAATATCTTTATTTGGAGGTAAATATCAACCTTTTGTGACCAGTACGTTTGAAGACAGATTAGAGATTGAATTTTCTATTGCTAAAAATTATTGTGAAGATAATGAGGACAATCCATATTTTTCTATTCAAGAAATTGAAGATATACAATATTGGCTCAATCGTCCTACTTCTCATAAATTTAAAATATTAAATGAAGTAGAATATGCAGATGTATATTGGGAAGGTTCTTTTAATTTACAATGGATTAAAGTTGGTGAAGAAACTGCTGGATTTAATGCTACTTTTATTTCTAATCGTCCATATGCAATTGGAGAAGAAATTTTATATGAAAAAGAATTGGGTGGAGATGAAGAATTAATTTTACCAGATTTTTCATTTGATGAAGGAAGTATTGTTCCAACAGTAGTTATAGAATTAAAAGAAAGTGGTGATTTAGTATTGACCAATATTTTTAATAATGTAGAAACAAAAACAGAAATTAAAGGTTGTACTAGTGGAGAAATAATTACATTTGATAAATTGATGCAAGTATCCTCTTCTATTAATTCTCATAATATTTATAATGATTTTAATTGGATTTTTCCTAAAATATATAATGTATATGGAAATACGGTTAATAAATTTAAATCAAATTTAAGTTGTGATTGTAAGATTTCTTATAATCCTGTAAGGAAGGTGACTTTCTCATGATGGATTATAGATATAACGATAAAATTGAAACAGATATTGATAAGAACATTCTAGTTCCAATTGTAGTATTATGTACTCGTTCAGGAAGAAAAATTGGAGTTATTAATAATATACAAGAGTTTCGATGTAGTCATCCATTAAATGATGTTAGTGAGATTAGTTTTGACGTATATAAAGAAGTAAATGGTATAAAAAATATATATTGGGATTTTATCAAAGATTTTAAATTTATATTTTTACCATCAGTAAAAGACCCAAGATATAAATGGTATGAAATTACTGTTAATATAGATGAAAGTAATGACACCATAAAACATATTACAGGTCTTCATGCTAATGAAGCAGAATTAGGGCAATTAGAATTATATAATATTGAAATTAATACAGAGAACGATATAGCTAGAGATGATTATGAAATAATAACTATAGATGGGAAAGAATATGGGACTGTTTTTTATAATCCTGAACATCCTAAAGCCTCTCTTCTACATCGTTTATTATCAGATAAAGCGTCTCATTATTCAATTGTTCATGTAGATGAAACATTAAAAAATCTTCAAAGAGAATTTAGTTTTAATGGAACTTCTATTGTTGATGCTTTAAATCAAACTATTGCTCCAGAAATTGGATGTTTATTTATATTTGGAGAATCTGATAATAATACAGATGATAATATATTTCATAGAACAATTTCTGCTTATGATTTAATGGATTATTGTGAAGATTGCGGAAAGCGTGGTAATTATACTCATGGAGTATGTACCAATTGTGGAAGTACCAATATTCAAAATGGTTATGGAGAAGATACTGGTATTTTTATTAATGCTGAAAATCTAACTGATTCTATATCTTTTACATCTAATACAGACCAAGTTAAAAACTTTTTTAAAATGGGTGCTGGTGATGAATATATGGAAGCAGCTATTCGAAATTGTAATCCAAATGGTTCAAATTATCTTTTTTATTTTTCAGATGAAATGAAAGAAGATATGTCGGATGAATTGGTAACTAAATTAAATCAATATGAAACTATATATGATGGTTATTTAAAAGATTATAGTATATATCTTCCTGATGAAAATATAAATAAATATAATATATTAGTTAATAAATATCAAAACTATATTAAAGAAGATATTCCTGTTATGAATAATCCAATTCAGGGATATGCTGAATTAACTAATTATGATTATAATGCAGTTAATTTTAAAGATTGTTTGCAAACAACTATGATGCCATCGTCTCCAGATGTGGCTGAAACCACAGCTGATGAACAAATAGCCAAACTTACACTTGAGCATATGTCACCAATTGGGACTGAAGACTCTTCTGCTATGTCTTTAACAGCTGCCAATACTGCTGTAGAATCTTATGCTAAAGTATATGTTGATACTTCAAGATATAAAATTGAAATTACTGATTCAACTTATGAAAATAATATTTGGACAGGAACTATTACAGTAACTTCTTTAACTGATAATGAAGATACTGCAAATACAACTTTGACTATTATTTTTAATAATGATGGTGCTCAGTTTTTAAAACAAAAAATCCAAAAAATGATGGAAGAACATAAAGTTGAAGATATTGGAGATGTATCTTTTCTTCAAGAAGATTATACTGATGAAGAACTTGAAACGGTTTTTAAACCTAAATTACAAAAGTATTCTTTAGATGCATTAAGCTTACTTGATGATTTATGTTCTGCTACTATGGATATTTTAGCAGATGCTAATCAAGGCACTGTAGATAGTCCATATTATGAACAGTTTTATCATCCATATTGGAAAAAAAGAAAATTAATTATGGAAGAAGAAACGGTTCGAGAAGAAGAAATAAAAACTGTTGAACAAGTTATTGAAGATATAGATGTTGTTAGACAGGATATAATTAATACTCTTGATATGCATAACTTTTTTGGAGAAGAATTATATTCTGAATTAATGTTATATAGAAGAGAAACGGAATATTCTAATTCAAATTTTATATCAGATGGATTGGCAGATAGCGAGGTTATTAGTAGAGCACAAGATTATTTTAAAAAAGCACAAGAAGAAATTATAAAAGCCTCTACTATTCAACATTCTATTAGTTGTTCTTTATATAATTTATTCTTGCTACCAGAATTTAGAAAAATACTTGTTAGTGATGATAGTTCTCAAATTCAATATATTGGTGAAGGTTTATATATTGATAGTAATGGAGAAGTTCATAATGTTGGAGATGGAGTTCATTTTGTTGATTCGACTCTTAAAAGATTTATTAGTTTGTTTGATGGCGGTAATTGGTTAAGAGTAAGAGTTGATGATAAGGTTTATAAATTAAGATTAACTAATTGGGAAATAGATTATACAAAACCAGAAGAATTAGAAGTTGAATTTTCTGATGTTATTTATTCTGGAGATACAATGTCTGATATCGCTAGTCTTCTATCTCAAGCACGTACTATGGCAACTAGTTATAATACAGTAATGAGACAAGCTGAAAAGGGCGTTGTAGCAAATAAAACAATTGAACAACAGAAAAAACAAGGACTTATATTAAATCAAAATAAAATTATAAATGATGTTAATACACAAAATTTTGTATTAAATTCTCAGGGTGCATTAATGAGAGCTAAAAATGATTTTGATGATGAATATAGTCCTGAACAAATTAAATTATTAAATAAAGGTATATATTATACAAATGATGATTGGGAAACAGTAAAAGCTGGTCTTGGTCATTTTATGTATTATGACCCTGAAACTAAAACAACCAAAGAAGATTATGGTATTATTGCATCTACTATTGTCGGTCAATTATTATTGGGTGAAAATCTTAAAATATTTTCTGAATCTGGAAAATTTGAAATGGGTGATGACGGTTTAAAGGTTACTGCCATTGACGGTGAAGATAATACAGATTTATTTGTTGTACAAAAGCAAAAAGTAGATGACCAAGGTAGACCATATGTAGAAAAATATATCTATGTGGATTCTGATGGCGATGTAAAAATAGCAGGAAATTCAATTACATTAGGTGGTAAACCACTTATTGAATATATAAATGAAGCAATTGAAGATGTTGAAATATCTTTACCAATTACTATACAAATAGATTCAAGTGCTGGAAATATATTTAAAAATAAAAATATATCAACAATTCTTACGGCTACTGTATATAGAGGTGGTGAAGATATTACTTCAGAAATAACTAGATTTAAATGGACTAAAAAGGATAAAAATGGAAATTTAGACCCCTCTTGGTCAAGATACACAACTTCAAATATAATTACAATAAATTCAGATGATGTTACTAGTAAAGCGGTATTTGGTTGTGAGGTAACAATAGAACAATAAATATAGAATAAAAGGATAAGGATTGATTTTTCAATCTTTTTTTATGGAGGAAAATATATGGCAACAACAACTGTATCTTATGGCAGTATTTCAATAGTGGATGTTACAGATGTCGGGGAACTTTCGATATATCCAAAATCAAATCTGCCACAAAGTATAATATATAGTCCAGACCAAAATTCATTTACACCAAACTGGGGGTCAAATAATCTTATACTCTCTCCATCTATTTGGTATGGTGGTGAACAATTGTCTACAAGCGATAATAATGTAACTGTAACTTGGTCTAGGCGAGAAGGAATTGGAGCTGTAACTGCTCTTACAACAGGTGAGACTATTAGTGATGGCACTATGGAAGTCGGTGGTGAAACCATACCTAAAGGAACACTCGTTGTAAATCAAAATAAATTTACTGAAAATAGTACAATGATTACATATATTGTAGCTGTGTCTTATCAAGAGCCGACTCTTAGTCAGGCTTTAACTGCACAAGGTGAAATTACATTCACAATGACAAAACAGGCTTCTAGTGTTAAATCTGCTACTATTACTGGAGAAAGTGTTTTTAAATATAATGGTGATGGAACAATTAAAGGTACATCAACAATAACTTTAAATGGTAGAGTAACTGGTTCTGGTGTAAATATTAGCGCATGGCAATATCAACAATCTAATGGTTCTTGGGCTACTTATCCAAATAGTGGAACTAGTCCAACATTAACTGTTAATGAAAGTCATTCTGTTTTTACAAATGATAAATGTGTAATTAAACTTGTTACAACTAATAATGATATATATGATTATCATACAATTACAAAACTTAGAGATGGTGCGGCTGGCACAGATACTATTTCTGCTGTTTTAACAAATGAAGACCAAATGATACCAGTTAATTCTTCTGGAGTTGCTGATTATTCTGACGCAGTTTCTAGAATTATTATTTATGAAAGTGGGGAAGATATTACTAGTCAATGGAGTATTAATGTATCTTATGATACTAATAATCTTACTGTTAATACTTCTACTACAACTGTTGCGAATGATACTGTGGCAATTACAAATATGGTTGGTTCAACTGGCACTATAAATTTTACAGCCACAAAGAATGGGCATGACCCAATCTTAAAACAATTTTCAGTAATTAAAATTGAAAGTGGTGCTGACGGTCAATCTCCCATTGTTTATAGTCTTGAGCCAAGCACATTGGCTTTAAATAAAACTATTGGAAATACGCCGACTTTTACACCTGCTTCTGTCAGGTTTTATTCGTATCAAACACAAAATCAGACAAAGAGTATTTATAAAGGCAGATTTAAAATATATGAAAATATTTTAGCAAAAGATATAACTCCATCTACTGAAGCAAAATATACATCAAGTTCTGACGAAAATGATGGATATCGTGATTATACTCCTGTAACAGGTAAAAATTGTACATCTATTGTATGTGTTTTATTTGAATCTGGCGGCACATCAAAACAACTTGATATACAAACTGTTGCAGTAACAACAGATGGTCAGACTGGTGGTAAAGGTGATAAAGGTGATGATGGAACTGATGCATTAAATATTATTGTAGGAAATTCTTATGATGGTATTCCTGTAGATGGTGATGGAAAAGTAACATCGACTTATACAATTCTTATACCATTTGCTGGATATCAAGGAACAACTAAAGTGGCAACAACAGTGGTTAATCCACCAAGTCTTTTTGGAATTACACCAACCGTTACAAATGCTACAACAAGTGCTGATGGTTCTATTCAATATGTTATTACAGCTGGAACAGCTATTTCAAATGATAATGGTGTTATTACGTTTACATTTAGATTTACAGAAGCAAATAAAACAGTTACATATGATTATAGCTGGGGTAAAGCAAGACAAGGTAAAGATGGTACGAATGGAATTAATGCAGTTATTCTTCAACTCGGTACGCCTAATGGAGGAAATATAATTGAAAATGGTACTGGTACTGTAACAATTGAAGCTGCATTAATTGATGGTGCAACTGATGTAACTAATTCAGCCACATATATATGGAAAAAGTTTGAAAATGGTTCTTATTCGACAATTAGTGGGCAAACAGCAAAAACATTAACTGTTACAAACTCTATGGTAGATGGTTACGCATCTTTTCAATGTATAGCACATTATAACGATGAAGATTATATACAGTATATGTCTGTATTAGATAAACAAGACCCAATTCAAGTTACACTTCTTTCATCTGTTGGTGACAAGCTTGTTAATGGAAATGGTGTTGGTGCTATTTATGCAATGGTATATAGAAATGGTAAAGAGCTTGACCCTATTAAATCAGAAAGATTTGTAGATACATTGCCCACATCTGGTAATAAAAATGGTGATTACTGTTATTTACTTGATTCAACGGCAAAGACTGTAACACTTTATAAATATACAACAAAATGGAATGTTGCAACTGATACATATACAGGGACATATAATTGGTATTACCGTGATAAAGACGGAAACCCAACAACTACTGGGACTCCTTCTGCTGGTGGTAAAGGAGCAAAAGTAATTTATATTGATGGTGATTTAGTTGACAAAAAACTTACCATTGATGTAAAGGTAACAATTTAAAGGATAAAAGGAGGTGCTTATATGGCAGTCAGCTATGGCACATATACAATAACAGAAGTGCAAGAGGGGTCACAAATTTGGACTACAACTGTAGCGCCAGAATATCCAAGTTATACTTTTACTGTTTCTAATTTAATAGGAGATTCTAATGCATCTGTTAAGGTTGGGGATATTATTATGTACAGTTATTATAGATATACTGTATTATCTGTTTCCGCTGATGGTACGACAGTATTTGCTGGTAATAGGCAAGGGTTTGCTTCTACAGTATATCAATTAATTGTATCTCCTGTTACAGTCGTAAAAGATAAAAATGGGATTTATTCTCCTTATTATGTTACTTTAACGGCAAAATCAAAAACTGGTACAAATACTATGGGTAATTATCATGGTAGATTTAGAATTGAAACAACAACAGATAATGAAAATTGGGAAATTCAATATACATCGACTTTAAATGAACCAACAGTAGAGTTAGATTTTTCAGAACTTGATGATATTGTTGCTCTTCGTTGTTCTTTATACGCATCTGGTGGTACTAATACTCTACTCGACCAACAAGTAATCTCTGTCGTTACTGATGGTGTAGATGGTAATGATGCTTATACTGTCATATTGACAAATGAAAATCATACATTTGCTGGTAATACAACTTCTGCTATTGCAAGTGAAATTGAATGTAATGTTATTGCTTATAAAGGAACAACTCAAATAGCGGCTACAATTGGTACGATTACTGGTCAACCTACAGGAATGACTACATCATTATTAAACAATGGAACGGTTAATGCCGCTTTTAGGGTAAGTGTTACTTCATCTATGGTCGCAAAAAATGGTGTATTAAATGTTCCAATTACAGTTGATAATAAAGTTTTTACTAAAAAATTTACATATGGTCTTGCACTTGACGGAGAAGATGGTAAAGATGGTGGCAGATGGTATTCTGGTACATCTATAACAGGAACGTCTACTACTGCTACTGTTTTTTCTGGAAGTGGAATATCTTCTGCTGTTGAAGGGGATATGTATCTTAATACAAGCACATATAATACTTATCGTTGTACATTAGGTGGAGATGCATCTACTGCAAAATGGATATATGTAAATAATATAAAAGGCGTACATGGAGATACTGGTAAAGGAGTGTCTTCTATTACTAATCAATATTATTTATCCACATCTAACACTACGCAAATTGGCGGTTCGTGGTCTACTACAGTTCCACCTTATGTTGAGGATTGTTATTATTGGACTAAAAGCCATATTGTTTGGACTGATAACACAGAAACTGATACAACTGCTGTTTTAGATAATGGGTTGACAGATGCAAATGCTAATGCAATAGATGCTAGAAAGGTTGCGACAAATTATTTGGCGGTTGATAATACTGGTATTATGGTTGCCGATATGCAAGATGGTGAACAAACACCCAGTACTGCAACTGGTAGAAACGTATTTATTGACAATGACTCTGTTGATATAAGAAATGGTACAACAACTCTTGCCAGTTTTACTGGTGATAATACTAGGTTCTATGACCCTATATATAAAAAAGAATTGGCTACATTTGGCGCAAGTGGTGCAATTATTGGAGCGAATAATGAACAAAGATTTGTAATTGAAAAAGACGGAATAAAATCAATTAATAATAGTGGAGCAACGGTATTTTCTGTTAATTCAACAGAAGGAACTGTTGTTACAGAGGCAGAGGTAGCGCCTTCTGGTGAGACCGATGTGTGGTCTTCAACCTCCATTACGCTCGATACTGTTGGTTCTGGTTTTTCTGTAGATGTGACATTTTATAATAAAAGTATGACCGCTATATTTGCAATTGAATATTGCAAATCAAATTTAACAAATGTAAAAGTTAATTCGGTTAATAGTAGCGCAATTCAAATTTCTGGTTTTGCCTATGGTTTCAACGCAAGTAAATATTCCATTGATTTACCGCCTTTTACTTTTACACATGGAACAGCCCAAACCACTACCTATACAATTACTGCATCTTTTGTAAATATTTTTGGAGATTCGTATGATTTAACCGCTGTTGAAACAGTCACTTATGATGGGGCAATAACAATTACGTTATCATCATTTCATGGTAAATGTGTCAGAACAAGTGGCAACAATGAAAATGAGTCAATGTTTCTGGGTTTGTGGAGCAAAGTTGCTTATGGCGAAATTTATCAAAGTTCTGCTTATACAAAAGCCCCTGCTATGACATTTGGAACAAGAGGCAAAAATGCAATAATGGCTCCGTTTTCAGTAACAATGGGTGAAAGTTTGTATGCTAATAATGATAATCAATTATCTATTGGTAGATATAACTTAAATAATGATGAGTTTTTCCCACTTGCTTTTGCCATTGGTAATGGCGCAAATGATACCGATAGGTCAAATGCATTTAATGTAGATTGGGATGGTAATGTTGAAAATATGGGTGACCTTGAAGTTGGCAAAAGTTTAATTGTAGAAGGTTCTGCTGACAATATTCCAAATATTACAATAAATAAAAAAAGCACAAATGCCACTGATTATTTACTATGTGAAGATGAAAATCGTAATCCAAAATTTAGAGTATTAAATAACGGCAGTGTAATTGTAGGAACTGACCTTGTTGTTAGAGATAGTCAATATGTTGATAAGAATTTAACTGTTACTGGCATCGCATCGGTTGTTGGAAATCTTAGACTAAATGGAAGATTATTAGATGCTTCTTCGACTAATAACCCATTATTTAAAATTGTTACAGTAACTAGAGATAAATTAACCATAAGTTATAATAATGGTATTACACCAACTATAGCGGTTGGTGCTGCTGGATATACTCCGATTGCTTTTAGTTCATATCAGATTATAGATGCAAGTGATTGGACTAGCTCTTATGCTCATTATACATGGGCGCTTATGGGCTATATAAATTTATCTGGAAGTAATATTACTTGTTATATTGGTAACTGGAATACTGGTGGTTCTGCTCTTAGAATTAAATTAACTTTTAAAGTTTTGTGTATTAAATCAAGCGCATTATAAGTAAGAATTCAAAGAACATTATGTTCTTTTTTTATTGTCTAAAAAGGAGGACATATATGATAAAAAGTTGGGTTGCTTGTTTTAAACGACCAAGCAAAGAAACGAGATATGGAGATAGTCAAGTCTTCATCGACACAAAAAACAATATCTGTTTTATTGTTGATGGCGGTGATGGTGAATGTGCATTAAGACTTATCTCCTATTTAAAAGAAAATAATATTAAAAAAGTATATTTATTACTGACACATCCTCATAGTGACCACGGGGATGGTCTTAGAAAAATTATAAAAGATTCTTATTTTACTGTTTTATGTTTTTATTGCTATGACCCTAATTCTTTAAAAAAGGGTCTTAGTAATAATCGAGGCAGTAATTCTGTTAGAGAAGATATTGATTATCTTAATAGGATGATATCTGAAGCAAAGGACAGAGATATTGAAGTAAAATATCTTGTTCATGGTGATAAGGTTGAACTTGGGGATATTAAGTTTAATGTCTATAGAGAACAACCAAGTAAAGTTGAAGATGACGATACTTATGGTTGGTCTTATGTAAATGACGGAAGTTTGTGTTTATACTTCCCCGATTTATATTACTGGACAAGTGGTGATGGTTCAGAAAGAATATGGGATTTTATTAAAAAACTTGGCTTAACGGTCAAGTTTTTTAAAATTCCACATCATGGGAACAATTGTCCTCAATCGCAAGCAAATGGTTTAAAATCTCATGGTGCTAACTTATGTTGGTACAACGATTTAGAGCCTAATGGCGTTGGCACTAATGACTTTACGCTTTATGGTGCAAGGCGTTGTAAGGAGGCTGGGATTACAGTTATTGATTGCATTGGTTCTGATATTAATATGACATTTGCTATGGGTAAGGCAACAATAACAAAAGGCAGTTCTTCTTGGAATTATACTATCCCATATAATGGTGGATATTTAGAAGGATGGGTTATTGATTCTAACGGCTGGCGGTATAGATATAAAGATGGTACATGGGCTGTTGGTTGGGCATTACTTAAATGGAGTAAAGGCGAAAACTGGTTCTACTTTGATGAACATGGATATATGGTTACTGGTTGGCAATATCTTAAGTGGAGTAAAGGTTGGTCTTGGTTCTACTTTGATAAAACTGATGGTTATATGAAGACTAGTTGGGTTTATGATGATAATAACTGGTATTATCTTAATCCTACAAATGGATATATGCAGACTGGTTGGTTAGATTATAATGGCAGAAAATGTTATCTTGAACCAGTTAGTGGAAAAAATCAAGGTCACGCATATCGTAGTGTTACAGTTAAGATTGATGGTGAGACATGGCAGTTCGATGATAATTGCTATGGCACTAAGATAACTAATACAACCGCTTTTACAAAGAGAACAGTTATTGATATATCTCAATTTAATAATGTCACAAACTGGAGTGCTGTTAAAGCTACTGGATATCCTGTAATTATTAGAATTGGTTATAGAGGAAGCAAGACTGGTGCTATTACATATGACCCTAAATATAAAGAATACAGGTCTGCTTGTGAAAAATATGGTATTGAGCATGGATTCTATTTCTTCCCTTGCAGTATTACAGATGCGGAGGCACATGAAGAAGCACTGTTTATTAAAAATGAAGTAATAAAAAGCGGTATTGCAATGCCTGTTTATTTAGATAGTGAAGTTGTTCAACGTGATAAGAGTGGACGTTCTGATAATCTTTCTAAAGAAAAGAGAACAAGAATGCTCAAGATTATTTGTGATGATTTGCTGAAGTGGGATATCCCTGTTGGTATTTATGCGTCACGGTCATGGCTTTACAACAACCTTGATATGAGTCAGTTTGCTACAGATACAAACGAAAATACATGGGTTGCTGAATATGGTGTTGATGCCACTAAATATACTGGCATTTATGTGATGTGGCAGTATACATCTAAGGGTTCTGTAAACGGTATTAGTGGAAACGTTGATATGTCATATCAATATAAGCCTTTTCATCTTGTTAAAACTTCTGTTAATCAAGTGATAGAAACAAGTGCGCCAGTAAAGATTGAAAAATCTGAACTTGAAAAGGTTATTGAAGTTGCGAAGAGCGATCTTGGATATCTTGAAAAAGCCCTTAAATATAAAAATAATAAAGAGATTCTTTATGATAAAACAAAAGGGGCATCAGATGAAAATACTACCAAACATTGGTTTGAGATTAAACCAGAATGGCAAGGTCAGCCGTGGTGCTGTTGTTTTATAACTTGGGTATTTACAAAAGCATTAGGTAAAGAACGAGCAAAAGAACTGCTTAAGCATTATCCATATGTTTACTGTCCTACTCTTGCTGGATTATTTACAAAATATTCAACTCCTCAAGTTGGTGATATTGTAATCTTCTGGAAGAATGGCGCATATGCTCATACAGGATTAGTCATTGCAGTTAGTGGTAATACTTTTACTACAATAGAAGGTAATACAAGTGGTGCATCTTCGGTTGTACCTAATGGTGGTGGTGTTTGTCAGAAGACTTACAACCTTAGAGATGTTAATGCAAAATTCTGTAGACCAGCATACTCTTCTACTGCTATCACATCTGATGCAAATAAAGTTGTTGTGTCTGATGATATGCATAGCGTTAAATGGAAAGGTTATGTTAATATCGGCAGAAATACAAAACTTGCAGTTAGACTTCAGCCTAATATATCTGCAAAAGAATGCTCTTTCAGTGGCTTAAAACAAGGTACTGAAGTTGGTGTATCTCATGAACAAGGTGATTGGTATCTGATTAAATACGATGGCAAATTTGGGTATGTTCAGAAGCAATATATTAGCAAAACCAAAATAAGTGAAGTGTCTAATCCAGACCCAGTAACCGATGATATTCATACGGTTAAATGGACGGGAGTTGTTAATACAAATGGTGGTACATTAAATGTAAGAACTCAGCCTAACTCTTCCGCAAATACTTGTAGTTTTAGTCCTCTTCGAAAAGGAACAGAGGTAGGCGTATGCAGTCAGAGTGGTGACTGGTATTTAATTAAGTACAATGGGAAGTATGGCTATGTCTATTCTTCCTATGTAAAACGTAAATAATATATATTATAAATTATAGGGAGGATATACCGATGGACAGAGATTCAATTATAGCAATTTTTGTGGCTGTTATAGGTTCAAATGCGTTGTGGGGATTTATACAATTCCTGTTGCAACGCAAGGATAATAAAGAAGATAGTTCAAACAAAATAATTGAAATGATTAAAAAACTTGATGAAAAGATTGATAAGCTTGATGGCGAATTAAGTGAGCGCAGTGCAATTTCATGTCGTGTCCGTATTCTTAAATTTATGGATGAAATTCTTGAAGGATGGAAACATAGTCATGATAGCTATGTGCAAGTAATGCAAGATATTACAAATTATTTAAATTATTGTAGGGAGCATCCCGAATTCAAGAATCATCAAACTGAAGCATCAATTAAATACATTAAGAACGATTATCAAGAACGTTTAGAAAAAAATAATTTTAAGGTTAGTAATTAAGGAGGAAATAAATTATGAATATAGCGATTATTATTGCAGTAGCAATTCTGATTGAAGGTCTTGTGGAATATGGTAAAAACATTGCTGAAATGTTTTATGGTGGAGAGAAAAAGACAGCAATTACACAGATAGTGACAATTGTTGTTGGTATTGGTCTTGCATTTGCATTTAATGCAGATATGTTTATTCCTCTTGGACTGACAGTTAATCATTATATTGGAATGGTATTAACTGGTATTGTTATGAGCCGTGGTTCTAACTATGTCAGTGACCTTATTGGAAAAATCGGACAGACTACTGTTGGATAAACTGTAAATAATATAGAGGGGAGTGAGTCAAACCACTCTCCTTTTTTTCAAATTAGAAAATAAATTGTGAAGGAGAAATATAATGGCTTTAAAACAAAATATAATTTACATATATTTTAAAGGCAAACACCAAGTCACCTCTAAATCACAATATCAATATAATCGTGGGCAATATTTATACTTTGCAGATTTAAATTTGCCACAAGCATTTGAAGTGCATTTTTCAAATAAAGATAAAGGTGAATCTAAAACTCAAATTGGTAGTGATAATTTAGTTGAGATTCCCGATGAATATTTTTGGAATGGGGCTTTACAGATTTATGCTTGGATATATCTGCATAGTAAAACAACTGATGGTGAGACTATATATGAAGTTAGAATACCATTAACTAAAAGAGCCAAACCTACGGATGAAGAACCTCTTCCTGTACAGCAATCTACAATAGATAGAGCAATTGCAGAGTTAAATAATGCTGTTGATATAACAACTGAAAATGCAAATAAAACAGATTCTGATAAAATAATTGTTTCTAATATTAAAGAAGATGTTATTACTCTTAAAGAAAATATTGATTCTACTGCTACTACTATTAATCAAAAAGCACAGGAAACAATTGATGCTTCTGGAAGAGCTGAAACATCTGCGCAGAACGCAGCCACATCAGAAAATAAAGCTTTGAATTATTCCCAACAAGCTGAACAATCTGCTCAGAGTGCTCTTGAATCTAAAAACATTGCTCAACAAAAATCTGAAGTTGCTACTAATGCATCCAATGAAGCATTGGGTTATAGAGATGAAGCTTTAGAAGTAAAGAATCAAGCTGTTCAGGCAAAACAATATACTGTTGATTATAGAGATGAAACAAAAGGATATAGGGATAAAACATTAAATTTTAAAAATGATGTTCAAGCTTTAAAAAATCAAATTGATGAAACAGCTGAAGAAATTGAAGATATATCTGATAGTGTTAAAGAAGATACTCAAAGCGCTAGTCAGAGCGCTAGTTCTGCCAGTCAAAGTGCAAATAGTGCAAGTCAATCTGCGAATAGTGCATCTCAGTCTGCAAACGAAGCAGAACAATATAAAAATCAATCTGCTACTAATGTTACTCACTATCCAAAAGTTGTTGATGGTTATTGGTATGCGTGGGACGCAAGTAACGCTGAATACGTAAATACCAATGTTGATGCCCGTGGTATTAGAGGTCCTAAGGGTGACAAAGGCGATAAGGGAGACAAGGGCGATACTGGTGCGACAGGAGCGCAAGGTATTCAAGGCGCAAAGGGTGACACTGGTGCTGACGGCATCTCCCCGACAGTCACCATAACTCCCATCACAGGCGGACACAGAATCACTATCACCGATGCGGACGGAACGGAGACGGCTGATGTGATGGATGGTCACAACGGCATGGTGACGGTCAACGTGACAGGCACGACTCCTACCATTGCCGCACAGGCAGATTACAGATACGTCTGCGGAGAAGTTGCTACACTGGATTTCACTCCTAGTCAGACAGGCATCTGCGATGTGGTGTTTACGAGTGGCTCAACTCCGACAGTAGTAACTCTGCCTAGTACGGTCAAATTTCCCGATGGAGCATTTGTGGCAGAAGCGGATACAACGTATGAGATTAACATCCTTGATGGAATCTACGGGGCGGTGATGTCATGGACATGATTGAAGTAAGAAGGAGAGTGATGCTGAGTATGGCGAGTGGAGTTTGGAAACAAAAACGGGTGACAGTGCAAAATGCCATAGAATGGGCTGCTGGATTTGCTAAGCTTATAGCAAACAACCTCCCCACTGGGGTGACATTTGCACTAATTGTCAAGGACAATTTAGACCCGAATACGTTTATAAATAATCAGTTGGTGCATGGAGCATATGATTTGGCGAATCCGAATAATAACGTATTTTCTAGGTACAGGAACAGCTTATACAGTCATGAATCGGATACATCTAAGGTTTGGTCGTACACGTATGCTTTGACTGCATCAGCAGGGGACACGTACACAATCCTTTATCAGCAGTAGAAAGGAGACACTGCATGAGACAAATCTATATCGTAAACGCCTCTCAGGTAGTAACCTCAGAATCCCATCCCGAAGGGCTTTTCTCAGTCGTTTCGGGATTCCCCAAGACATTCGATTCACGGGCATATCCCTCTGCGGACGGCAATCCGAACGGAGATGAAGAGAAAGCCTTGAGCATGGCAAAATCCGCATATCTTGCACAGTTATCCACCAACTATGCGAATGCCAACCCCACTCGTGTGATGATGGTGGTCACTTTGGAAAGAGCAGACGGACGGCAGATCATGCGTGAGTGCATCGGAGCATTTCCCGACATGACACCTGAACCGATACCCGAACCCGAAGAGGTGAGCGAGGAATGAAAACTAAATAAAGGAGAAAAATTATGAATCAATTTTATATTATTGAAATTCAACAGTATGCAAATGGTGAATTTGGTCATATTGTTCATTTTGCATATGATACAGATTCAACAAAGGCTAGACTTAAAGCAGAATCAAAATATCACGAGGTACTTGCGGCGGCGGCTATTTCTGAACTGCCACAGCATAGTGCAACTCTTCTTACATGTGATGGCAGGGCTATTGCAAACCAGTGTTATAAACATGTGGTTATTACGCCAGAACCCGAAGAAGAAACAGAGCCTACTGGTGAGTAATAAATATTATATTTAATGGGAGGGTCTTGTACTCTCCCTATTTTTTTTTACTTTTTTGGAGGTGATTTTTTGGCTTATACAATTAATAACAGAACAAAGAAAATCGAACTCGTGACCTCCGCACTACCAATGCGACGCACTACCGACTGTGCTATGCCAGCTTATTTGCTGTCTTGGCGACAACAAATGTATAATATCATAGTGGTCTGTTCTTGTCAAACACTAATTATTTTTGATTACTTTTATGATTACCTTTGATTACCTTTAGAAAGGAGAGATTGGATATTGGGTTATTTTATTTTGATGTTCTTTTCAAATCTTTCAATCAAATCATCAGGTATAACATATGTAAGAAAAGTTCTGGAAGCTAACATATCACATTCATGAATCAATATGTCTCTATCGTTTTGTGGTTTTTCCATCTCTCCAGTTGTTACTTCATCGCCAATATCTCCCCAATATCCATAAGAGGCTTGTTTATCCTTCCAAACATTCCATTCTCCAGAATGTCTTTCGCACATTTCACATAATGTTTTAAGCTGGTCTTCCTTTAATGGATGATTGAAATTCTTTTGATTATTAATTTCAATTAATTTTTCTTTAGCCATAAGAGGGTGTTTACTGGTAGTATGAGTTCTACTTCCAACCATTCCATATTTACACATATCATGCAATGCAGGAGTACATCTCATTAAATCCCTTTCAATTGGATTCGAAAATCTATGTTTGTTATATCCCAAATCCAGAAACATATTAAGAATATCAGAAAACATATAAATATGAATTAATTGCCCATATTCACCAATCTGTTGTGAATTATGATATTTTCCAGAACTACTTGCTGGTTTATAAAAGATAGCATCTGGTATTTTAGTTACCACTTCTTTAAAATATTCTAAGATTTCTTCTGTCTCAAAATTCTTGAACATTGGTTCAAATACTTCTTGCTTTTGTTGTGCAGTTATTGTTATACTCATATATTATTCTCTCCTATCCATTTTCTTCAATCAACTCGCCCAATTCATCTATCATATCAACTAAATCAGAATATACTTGCCAATTATTTGGACTAACAAGTGGATGTAAATTGTTATCAAGATATAATCTTATCTCATCAATTTTATCTTCAGCCTTTTGATGTTTTATTTCTTTCATGAATTTTTCAATACTTCTTTTTATATAAATATCTGGGTGGTCTCCAGCGGCACAATATATTTCTTTTAATCTTTTAACGGTTTTATCTTCATCATTGTTATAATATTTTAAAGCTTCATTAATTAACCATATGGGGAAGCCGTATTGATTTCTAATCTTTTTTATTTGTTCTATTGATGTCTTCATTGTGCATTCTTCCAAGTAGATTTACAGTCTGTTCAATATTATATATAAGCCTATTACCGTTATCAGTCGCAATCGTTCTCTCTACGCTTCCACAATGATATTGTGAGACTGTTGGTAAATACATATTATATAATACATTCATAATTGCTAACTGATTTTTGAGGATTTGTTCCACATACTCGTCATTCATTCTTCTCTTCTATGTTCATAACATGAATAAATCTTCGCATAAAAGACCAAAAGTTATAATAGATAATGGAATTCCAGATATAATACTTAAAATATCACCATATTGTATGCCCATAATTATCATTTCAAGACATATATAAAATGTAAAAATACCCAGTATTAATGCTACTATTCCCCAAATTATGGTTATGAATAATTCATTCTTTGTCATCTTTTTCTCTCCTATGTTCACAATACAAAGAACATCCACAACATGTTAATCCTGTTACACTACAAATATAATTATGAAAAGGATAATCGTTCATTACCAGTATAATCTTCATCATATATTTGCGACCCTTTTTGAGATTCCATAAATCTATTATTTAAATCTTTAAAAAACTGTTCACTGGGATTCAGATACATATATGCAAACTTACCATCAAAGAATACTGCATAAATTCTATCTTTTGATTCTGTAAGGTTTAATCCTCTTATATCATCAGTTTTATTTATATAATCCCAACTCATTTCGACAACCGTTGTGTACGCTTCGGTTATCGCCTGTCCACCACATCCACTAAATCCAAGTGCGGTTGAACTCCAAGTCTGAGGAAACACATACATCTTAAATCGATGAGTGTAAGAATTATATAAAGTATCAAAAGTTTCTACAGCAAGATTATCTGTTATATATTCAATCAATTCTAAATTTGGATATTTCATTTATTCTCCTTATACGTATTATTTGATTGTCCGATTTGAATAAAAAATCTTAATAACAGGTTCATTGTATCCACAAACACATTCCCACCCTACGAATGGTCTTCCATTAATGTATTTAATATTAAAACGCATATAGCGACCGCACTTACAACATTGTTTTATTTCATTATCTCCATAATTCGTCATTTGCTTCTCCACTATTCTCTGCCACACATTCGTAATAAGATTCACTATCATCAGTACCGATTATTGCATCGACCTTCTCCCACTCAGATTCATCTTCATAGTTTTTAAGTTTATCATTACAACTTTCAATTTTCTTTTTATCGGAGTGAGAGTAGTTCTTACCAAGTCTGCCAAGAGTGCCTACTCGTGAAACATTGTCTTTACCATTCTTTACTGCAACCTTACCATTTGTTTTTTCAGCATGGTCAATATCATGAATTTTACCCTTGTCATATTTACCAAGAATACCATCAAGGAAGTACATAGCGTCTCCCCAAATCCTCTGACAAAGATTATATTTACTTCTTCTTTTACGCTTATCCATCCAGCGTCTATTGCCTCTATTTTTATGAATCATTTTTTGACTCCTCTCTATAGATAAAACCATTTGGTATACAGATATATTCTTTTTCAATATCACATCCAACACTGCCATCATTCCAGTAAAACAAATGTTTACAACCAGAACAACAGACAGTATTGGTAACCGCTTTTTTATTATTTAAAAATAATGAAATTAGTTTATTTAATATGTTCATTTTTCCACTTTGCTCTAATTTTATTAGCAGTTTCTGAGATATTGTATGTAGTTGTTTTCTCACCGCACTCTTTAGACCAACTTTTAACGGTATAAGAATCAACCATTTTATTGTTTTCTTCTTTGTTATATTCTTCCCAATCTTCAAGGTGGTTTTTAATCCATTTATCAACTTCGTTTGGAAATTCTTTTTTATACCAATCGTTTGGAGTCGTAAAACATTTCTTACAATAAGGGCTAATCCATCCACTGTTTGTTATCGGAACATCTGGTTTGCCACAGATAATACAAATGTTTTCAGATAAAGTCGAATACTTGTCTATAATCTCTTGAACTTTACAACCTATTGGCTCACCATTAGTATATATTCTTAAACCGCCAAATTTTTCTTTCGCTTGTATAATTCTAAATTCATCAAGATAATTACATCTTATAAGTTCCTGTTTAATTTCTTCACACATCATTTCCCCAAATGCAATCTTCCAGCCTATTGGAATATCATCAAGATATGTAGATGTGTAATCGTAATCTTCTATAATTTCCCCACTCCAATCATATCTAGGAATAAGAAAAGGATACTTACCACAAAGAATCCAATTATTTAACTGTTCCTCTGTATAATTACTTCCTAAAACTTCATAAGTCTTTCTGAGTGCCTCAGAATACTCAACAATATTGGGGAGAGGAGAACCACTATCTCTCGCTCTCTCCATAACTTCTACCGCTTGTTTTTCTGTCATTCGTTTAACTTCTCCAATCCAATATAGTGTCCGTATTCATCCCACATGCCAGTTGCGATAAGAGATTGCATCGCCAATTCTTTCGCCGTTAAAGGATCTGTTTTCATAAGAGTTTTAAGTTCTGAGATGTGTCTGTCCATCATCTGTATAATTTCTTCATAGGTTGGGTTATGAATTTCTTTAGCACTCATTAATGTCCCATATTTATCATTTAGTTTATTGATATATTTGAGTAAATCATTTGGACTCCCCTCAAAAAGAACGCTTCCGCCAAATTTGGTCATTCTAATCGTCGTGATTCCATTTGCAACGCATGACAGTTTTGATAAATCCCCATCAATAATTATGTGATAATTAAACTTTGCGTGTTTATAAAACGTCTTATCAAAGGGGATAATATACATTTCGCCAAATCCACTCTTATGACTTTTTATATACTGCGCCACTAGACAACCACATCCATTGGCTACATCAATAGAATCTACATCAAAATTGGCTGTAGTAATTGTTTTATCCGAAAGCCAATCGCACATCTCTTGGGCAAAATCAATTGGACTGCCATTAAATATATAATTGATGTTTACTAATGGTAGTTCTTTGTTGATAACTTTTTCATAAAATGTGACAGTTATATCTGTATACATTAACTCTCCTTAGTATCTTTGTTCTCTGAAAGAATATTTGTAAGTTTACTGCACAATTCAGTCAGTTCGATGTTTCTTATAATAATATCTTCTTGTTTTTCCAGTTCGGAAATCGCAACTTCACACGCCTCTTTAAAATCAGAATTCGTGATAATGCTTCTATAATCATTCAGTATTACTATCGCTTCTCTTCTGCTCATCTTTGGTTTATATGGTATATCTGTATAATCAAATTTCGGCATTATTACTTCTCTCCACTAGATCCGAATCCGCCAACGCCACGTTCCGTCTCATCAAGTTCATCCACTTCTTTAAAATCAATTGTTTGATAAGGAAGAAGAATTAACTGGGCAATACGCTCTCCTGCCTGAACTGTTTTTGTCTCAGTAGTATCATTATGAAGAGCTACAATATATTCATTACGATAATCCAATTATGTTATCCTACTGGCTTTTTATCCTGTAGTTCTTATAGTTTCCTATAAGTTCGGCATATCTTTTCTATACATTATCTTGTATAGTTGCGGTCTCGTGGGTAGATTATATCTTTTCACTACCTATGCTCTGCCCCTGACTATAATAATTATAGCCTTCGGTTCGGATTAGCATATTATCATGTTATTTTATATACATGTTAACTTAGCCTTCCCGCTTAATCCCGCAATTTTCTGACGCCAATTATTCTTTCGCAATGAATTGACCTTTGTCATTTCTTTCTTGTTTTCTAGCAAGATTATGTAATCTCACATGCTCTCCTTTTAGCATTACTTTTAAATTTGAAACATCATTGTTTAATCTATTTTCATCTATATGATGAACATCGTATTCTGGACTAAGATATCTTTTCCCATCTACAATAACTGAATTTTCATCATTTAATAAATATTTTTCCGCAACAAGTCTATGTTCAAAAACACAACCATCTCCATTACAGAAAGGATGCTCTGGTATATATATTAAATAATAGCCATAAGAACTAACTCTTTTACCACCTTTCCATGAGGCGTTTAATTCTTTTCTTAAACCATATTGATGATTATTTTCTCCAGACATTCTTATTCTTTTATATTCAGCATCGCATTCTTTTGAACAAGATATATGTTTATATCTCATTTTTTGTGATGGTTTAACATGAAATTTTTTACCACATATATCACAAACGCAGTTTAAATAATCAGGATTACTTTCTCTAATTTGCTTTTGCAAATTATTCATACATTCTTTTGAACAACAATGATGTTTACTCGTTTTATATCTTTTAGGATAGCAAATAAATTCTTTACCACACCATTCGCATTTTAGTGTTAGTGCCAATCATATCATCTCCTTTAGCGTCACAGACACCAACACAGTTAGCAGGTCTCAATCCTCTTTTTGTTGCAATCCCAGACCTTGCAAAGATTGCTCCAAACCATCCAACAGGAAGCTCCATTGCAAGACCAGTCCCAATCATTACAGTAGCATGTGGAGGAATTTGAATATCTTTGTCAGTAGCGGCATACAAATCATATCCTGCTGAAAATTTACTTCCTCTTGTAGGAATCTTTGCTAAATCATTCAATCTTTTAAATTTTACATCCATATATATTATTTACTCCTTTAACTATAATCACTAATTACTAATATAATTCCAAGAACTATGGCAATAGCCAAACTTGGGATTCCATCTATTAATTCTTTTTGATTCATATAACAAATAAGATGCGCAGTCATTAAAGCAGTTATTACATTTTTCATTTTGTTTTATCCTCAATTTCTTTATCAGTTATTTTTTTAGGAAAAGTCCCATTAATAATTGTTGAAAATACTAAAAACCAAAATGCTCCTATTGTTGCAATTGTTGGAATTAGTAAGATGCACTGCGCTACTATCTTAATTGTTTCGTTCATATATTCTCCTTAATCTTTATATAGTTGATATTTTTTACTAATTTTATTGGCAATCTCATCCTTTAATGGAATAAATCCGACACAAGTTAGTGTTCTTCCAACACCGTTTTCGTCAACTTCTTCAGGCTCAAGTTCTGTATAGCAGTTATCTTTTATAGGAAAATAATCAACGCCCTCTTCAAGCCCTATTTCTTCAGCGATTTTATACACCTTTTCTAATTGATGCTTGTTTTTGGCTTCAAGAATTATTTTTGTGAATGAACCGCAAATCCATTCTTTATAAATATCTTCCGGAATGTAAAGAGAACATTTATAATAATTTATTGGAGAAACATACAAATCTGTCATTGTTCCACAAACACCATGTTTTATCGCATTAGTTAAGAATGCCATACTTGCATGAGCAACTTGAGCAGCCATTTTACCTTTAGACATATTTAAATCTTTACGAACTATGATAATTTGTTTCATAATATTCTCCTATAAACTACATACCACAATTTCAATATCTGTATCTGCAAAAACCTTTTCGATTAATTGTTTAACATCAGACCAGTTTTGTTTGTCTAGCCCACATCCTATGCGTGGCATTGCAAGTTTGGTTATATAATGGTCTTCGCATTGTTCTTTCATCCAGACTAAAGCGTTTTCAATTGCTGTTAATGTCGGTTTATCCCAATAGTTGCGTTTAGTAACAAGATTAAAAAATGTGTAGTCACTAAATAGAATAATCGAACCGCCTCTGAATCTTTCTTGCGTTTTGTCCCATCTTGGTATCCAAGATTCGGGGAACACATTAAAAAGTTTTTGACGTACGTCAAATAATTCATCGAATTTTTTAGCAATTCCAGCACCTAGTTTAAAATCTGCACTGATACAATGTACCAATGCATAATCATCTGAAACTGTAAATAGGTCTTTTTTAACTTCTTTTATTATCATTTTAATGCCTCATTCACCAATAAAATCAGAACATCAGAACAGCCATGCTCAAGATAATAAAGGAATTCATCTTTAGGAATTACAATTACTTCCTCGCCTTCAATTACAGAAGTAATAACCAAAACATCGAAAAAATGTCCTGTAGTATCATTAGATAATAAATGTTTTGCTGTTATTGCGTTACAAACTGCCAATACTTCTGTACCATCTTTAATCAATCATTTTACTCCTTTCTAAATTAAAGTCCTCTAAAGAACTCTTCACGAGCTTTCATCATTTCAGAATAACTAGTATCTCTTTCAACTACTGAATTAAAAGCAGTTATAATTTTATTTTTGATATTAATATCAGAATCAGTTTTAAGAATTGTTACCTGCTTGGTCTTAGAAGGATTGTCTACATTAGAAAAAGTTATAATATTAATTACTTCTCCAACTAGTGGTCTATATGAGCCATCCATTACTTTGATATTTACATTTACTTTCTTTTCATTTGCAAATTTTAAAAGTTCAAACATATATTTTATATACTCCTTATCGATTCTTTCGTCTTTCCATCTGAAATATAAATTTTACCATTAAATAAATTACAGATTTTTATGTTTTCTAGTTCAATTTGTTTTTCATTCCAATGAGTCAACATTAAAGAACATTTATAATTATTTTTACTAAGGAAATAATGAGGTGGACTAATATTATTTACCCAATCTTCATACAATCTATTTATTAATTGTTCATCATTAAAACAAGAAAATCTTAAACTGCCCTGACATGCATTGGGAATATTAGTATAGTCAATAATTGATTTATTAATATCTTCTACTCCACACTCATTAATCAGTTCTCCATCACCATGTCTAGTTAAATAAGTTCTTGATACATAACACACTTCTACATTTGCATTAATTATATTATTTTCAATTATATTATATGCATATTTCATTCCTGTATTAGACGGTGTACAAAAATCCCAATCAACTCTTGAACTTTGTCTTCCAATTAATAATCCTTGGCCATTTTCAAAAATGATATTTGAATATATTTTTAAAATTTCATCTCCAATTATGAAAGAATGGTCTAATACAAATTGTAGGTCATTTATAAAATGTGCTTTAATACCATTAAAATTTAAATCAATATTTTTTAATTTGTATTTATAATACTCTTCTATATTATTTAAATATTCCATCCAAAACTCATTCTTTTTATAAAAGAATGATATTCTACCTATTCCATAACCTTCATTATATCTTTCAAGTGTTTTCCAAAAACCATTACCACATGTATTATGAAGACCAGATTGTTCTCTTTCAGTTAAATTAGCTAAAATATCAAAAGGGGTAATAATTTTACAGTCTGGATGAATATATACGTTTGGTGTAATATCAAATTTATTTTGTAGAGTGAGATATTCATTGACGAAAGTAATTGGATTAATCGCAAAGTGCTCACTGATATAAGTATCTGCACCTTGGAAAGTACCAGAACTAAAATGAGAAAACACATGATGTTTACCATCAACTGTATCAACAGTATGTGCTCTTTGAGATGTGCCATTTGTTAATACACCAAGCCATTTCTCAGAAGGATTACAAAAATAATCTGTAGTTAATCCTTTGCCCTCATCACCGTAATTTGAACCTACAATAATTTTAATATTTTTTGTAGGCATTTCATCACCCCTTTCTTTTTTTATCTTTAATATTTTATTAAGCGGGGTGTTATACCAACACCCCTTATATATTTTACTTACCAACTAATTAAATTGGAATTATTATTTGTAGTCTCAACAGAATTTTCTGTAGAATAACCATTAACAGAATTTTCAATACACTTTACGATAGTACTTGGAAGTTCATCAAGAGTAGAAATTTTATAATTTTCTTTAAGTACATCTTTAAAAGTCTTATCTACTCTTGATTTATAAATCTGATAGCAGTCATCAAAATCATCAATTGCAATATGATAAATATCAAACTTTTCTTTTGTAAGTTCATACAAATCTCTTGTTTCTACATCAGCTTCCAGATTATCGCCTGTTATTTTCTCAAGAGGATATTTAGGAAGGTAGGGATTAAGAGGTTCGTCACCCATTGTAATAATAATACCCTTTTTACCACGCTTCCAACAATCAAGTTTAGTATGGTGTAGTCCAAAATACCAAGCAGCAGTATAAGATTCAAAACCATTACCACCACCACCATGTTCCATATAAACCTTATCAAGATGTTCTGCAATTCTCACATCAGATTCAAACTGAGAAGCCTGAATAGGAGCGCTGTCGTAAGCCAAATCACCAATACCCATAATCATAAATTCAATATCATTAAATTTATCATAAAGAGATGTAATAATAGTATTAAGACTCTGAGCTGTTTTAACACAAGCTCTTCCCATTGAACCAGTTACATCAAGACCAATAATTACTGGAATTGTGTTAGGGTGCTCTTCAGAATCACAACATTCACGAACTACTTTATAAGGTTTTAAATCTTTATGAATTTTTGTTTGTGTATAAAAATCCTGCAAACTATCAGATGTTACCATGCCTTTAGCATCAACAGTTCTTCCTCTGCTTGTTGAATACGCCGTAAAACTAGTTGTTGTAAAACTTCCACTACCCATTATTTATTCTCCTCTTTACTCTCTTCTGTTTCACCCAAAGAAAACATATTATCAAAATTAAACATGTTATCAAGTCCACCATTGTTCATCATAGATAACATCATCATGTTGCCCATCATATTATTCTGATTATTACCAGAACCATTTCCCATCATCTCAGACATCATCTTGAACTTAAGAATATTTTCAAATCCACCATTCTTTTTATCTTTGTTAAAATTAAACAAAGAGACAATCTTACCATAGAAATAAGTAGAACCCATAAATACATGACGCTCAGGAAGAATATTCTCAACTACAGAATCTTCATAATTAATAACTGTAATATAAGTATCGTTCACTTCAATTACACATTTTGGTACTCTCTTACCATTCTTACCAGTAGCAAGAATAATATCATTAACTTCAACTTTATTTGTAGGAATTACAAAAAAGAATTCCTCTCCAATGTCAAATACAAAACTATCACAGTTAATCAACCTCTTAGACTTAGTAGAATAAGATTTATAACCATTTGTAGTCCTAACAGCTACATTGCCATGCACATCCAACCTTACCAGACCTGCTTCAATCTTACCAAACATTCCATTAAAAATATTTGCTCCGTTCATTAATCCTTTTTCTCCTTTTGTTTTTTATTTACATGTTTCATTTTCTTTTTAAATCCCATTGTTCGTATTCTTCTATGAACAATAGAATCTATTTTTTTAATAAAGTCTTCAGCATTTCCAAATTTATTATTATAATATAACGCCAAAGGGTCTTTATTTGGTTTGATTATATCATAACTTAATCTATTGTCAAGTATATTATATATAAGTTTGCAAAATAAAGTTGGTCTTCCTTTATATTTCAATATTGGAAATATCATGATATAATTTTCTGCATCAATTGAATAATGAAATCCTAAATGACGAATATAATATATAGTTGGATTTGGTAAATAATATTTATTATTCATATTTTCATTCTTCTGTTTTAATATATAATCCACAATGACATTCACCTGTAGATTGTTCGAGGAACTCTTTACACATACAATAATTCTCTGGAGCGTCTACAAATTTACAGGGGCAAAGATTATTACGCTCCTTTAGCTTTGCCCTAATTTGATTAGCAAGTTCTTTATCTTCTGTTACTTTAATTTTCATATTATCATAACCTTTCTGCATATTGATTATCAGATGCAAGATTCACACCCAACACTTCATCATAATGTGGTTTTTGGTCTGGAATATAACGACCGTATTTAATGATTATATTTTTATATTGTTTTAATTTATCTAAATATGAAATATTATCTTTATAAATTTTGTTTTGTAATTCTTCTTTTGTATAGCCAGTATATATTACAACATCTGTTTGAAAAACAGCAAAAGCTGGAAGATGAAGTATAGCCAATAATTTAAGTACATCTTTAAAACTATCAAGAGGTTCTAGTCCAGCGCATACAATTGCTTCAGAAATATCATTTTCAAAGAATCTATTTATTATTTTATTATGCTCAATCTCAATATTAGACTCATTAGCAAGAGGACTGTTTTGACAAACAGCCCTCCCACATTCTTTATCGCATTTAAACGAACAATAAGGAAATGCAATTAACATAGAAGGTTTTTTATAATTTACAAAATCTTCATCTATAATTCCTTTAATTATCATAAATTATATCTCCGTTTTCATTTGAGCATATTCATACCATTTTCTGGTATCAAACTCTTTTTTTCTATCTTTTGAATATGACCTACGAGGCTCAAGGAAACCTACAATTCTTTGATAAGTGTCATATACAGGTTCTCCACATACTGGACAAATATCTGTACCAACAAATCCATGATGATTTTTACACTCATTTAAACGGGTATTAAATGCAAAATAGAACACGTTTTGTTTTGCAATATAATTTAACATATCCCATGCTACATCTTTATTGGGGAAATTTTGTCCCAAATTTATATGCGCTATCGCTCCGCCCGAACATTTAGCATCAAGAATTGAACTTAACCTAAGTTTTTCTTGAATCGTGCATTTTTCAGAAAGTGGAATCCATTGATTAGAATAAATAAATTTCTCATTCTTTTCATAAAGTAAATTATCTTTTTGACACAAAATTACCGCAGCTCGTTCTGCTGGAACTGATTCAATGTTAAAAGAATATTCATTTGTAAAACTATCTTTCACATCATTTAAAACTTTAAATATCTTATCAGCAAATTCAATCCCTTCCTCAGTATATGACACATTGCCAAATTCATCTTTTACCGTATAACCAAATCCTTCGATTACTTCAAATAAGCCCAAAATACCTAAAGTACAATATTGTTTGGAAATTTCAATACCACCATCGCAATAATTAGGGAGTAATCCTTTTTCAATATTTCTTTCTATAATATGTCTTATTACATCTAATGTTTTACAACAAAGAAGACTTCTTTTTTTCAAAATATTTAAATATTTTTTTTCATTAAATTCTGATTCATATGCGATTCGCATAAGATTAATTGTGTTTACTTTAATAGAACCTATAGACAGTGCAGTGCCGCCTATTGAGTTTATAAAAGCATCAAGTTTTGTAGTATCAGACAAAAGGCGGCAGCAATTACTCAATGTGCCAACATTATCACTCTGAAAGAAATTACTATCATTCCAAGTTGTATTATGGTCTGAGCACCATCTTGCGAAATCTTCATCTACAAACTTACCATCTTTAAATAACAAACTATATGTTAACACAGGGAAAGTAAAAAGATTATCTGTCCTAATATCGGACACAACCTCCATAAAAATCTTTTGATGGTTAATAAATTCTTCTTCATAATCAATCGCATATGTACCATCGGGAAATTCTACACCACCAAACAGTGCTTCATAATAATTTCTATCAAAGATTGAAACGTTAACAAATGCACTCTGGTCTACTCTTAAGAATGGCTGATTAATTCTATAAATAAATTTTTGGAAACATTGACGAATATAATAATCTGGGTCTTTTAAATAATATCCTTGTTCAATATCCTTTTTCCAAAAATACATTGTCCATAAAAGAACATTTGGAATACCACATGCTCCTGAACTTCTATTACTAAAGAAAGAAATAAATTCAATTACATCATCCAAAAAAGTAGTAAGATGTTTAGGCGGTTGATTATTATATCCATTTAAAAAGAACAATCCTTCAGTAGCTAATCTTGTCAAATCATATGCATAACAATACGGTTTAAAAGTGCTTGAAGGAGCATCATGTAAATAAAATCCACCAGAATATTCTGTTTCAAGCCATTCTTTTGCAGTTCTTAATCCATATTTTTTCTTTAATTCAAAAAAAATTTTATTGAATGCGAAAAGTTTATCTTCTGATTTTCCTCTTTCTCCTAATAAACTGCAAATATCTTTATGATGAGCATTAGCATTACCATCAATAGTAACATCTGCAACATTCTTATCAATAAAACCATCAATAAAATCAGAAAAATTTAATTGAGATTCATGAAATCCATTAAGTATTTCAAAATCTTCTCCATATTTAGCCTTATTCATTTCTAAAGCTTTTTCAAAGTCTTTATTTACTTTAATATCAATTTTCATCTTGTTTCCCCCTATTTTTTAACCAATCAATAGCATCTTTAAATTCAAGAAACTTGTCATCAACTTTAAGAATAGGAGCAGACATAAATCCTTTTTCAATTAAAGTATCAATATCATCAGAAATATTAAACTCAATCCCATCATTATGTAATTTTTTCTCAAGCACCTGACATTTGGAACACCCAGTACTATACAATGTTATCATTTAATCATATCCTCCTAATAAATTATAATATTTTATAATCCTTTTAATCCTTATAATATTTACAAGCTTTGAATGTATTCGTCAATAATATCAACAACATCTCTTAATTCTGTACCGCTATTATTAAAAACACATTTATCAGCGTAATATTCAAATGCCACAAAATCATTTTCATCTGTTTCAATTCGTCTCTCTACTTCTTTAGGATTGTCTCCTCTACGTTTGAGACGTTTGCTTATTGTACCCGAATTTGCTCGTAAGTATATAATTTTCGCATTAATTTTTTTACTTCGAGACTCTTTGGTAAAATCCTCTATGCCCGAAGGTGTCAAAATAATTAGTCGATTTTCGCTATTGTTTTTAGAACTGAGCAATTCATTTTTAGGTGAACCATAATACCATATACCTTTTACAGTATCATATTCTTTTGTTTCAAGGAAAAACCCCTGAGATTCTTTTTCTTTAAACTCTTTTTCAGAAATAAAATAATATGGATTCCCCTGTGATTCATGTTGTCTCATAGGACGAGTTGTGTATGTTTTAATTCTTTTATAACCTCGTCTGCAAAGTTCATTAACAACCGCATCTTTACCCGAACCGCTTTTTCCCGCAATTATAATTAGTGCCATATTTTATTCCTCACATTTACAAACTTGGTCACATTCGCAGATTAGTGTTGCCTTATTTAATTCATTTAAAAAATCAATAATACCGCACATTCTCATAACAGATTCTGCTTTGTCTTTATCACTTGTTCCATATAATACATCTGTTTCATCTTTTAAAAGAGATAATCCAATCTCAACTATTTCATCATAATCAATCTTTTTTCTGTTCTTCATTTACAGTCTCCTGTTCTTTGTTTTTAATATTATTATCTTCTTCTTTTTCCATGAAAAGATGATAATCATTTTCTTCAGTACACATATATTTAAATAATGTCCAACTAGTTCCTTCGTTGGCATTTAAATATCTTCTACATTCTTCTTTTTTAGGACAATTATTTTCTTCTTGTGCGCAACAAATATAAAATAACATATCAAATCTCTTCCTCATATGCTTTCTGAGCTTTTTCATATGTATCAAATAGATACTTATTTGCTTCTTCTAATGTAATAAAAGGATAATTATAAAAACATACCACAGGAGAAAGTTCATTATTAATATCTCGCACTATTTGTAATTGCATAACTAATAATCGAACAACCCCATATGAAGTTACTAAATAAACTGTGTCATTTGGGCTACAAGGGAATTCAAATTTACATGATGTCATTTTATTTTCCTCCACTAGTTAATAAAAACCATTTCATCCAAAATGGAAGGTCTGATGTAAGGATTTTAAAAGCTCCTATTATACTAAAAATTATTATCAACACTGCTAATATTACAAAAGCAATATACATAAAAATCACAATATCATTCTGGTATGGTTTTCTTATTTTCATTTTTCAATACCCATAATTTCTTTTACATAAGGAAGATTCTTAAGAATCTCTACAAATTCATTCCACTCATCAAGTCTATGTCCTGTACGTTCCTTGATGATTTTAAATACAACCTCATAAGACATACAAATAGTGCGTCTTTGGTTGTAAGACGAAGGGAGAAGTTGAATTAACTGCCACCAATCTTCTTTATCTTTTGTCTCTAAATAAATATCTCTTAATTGATTTAGATGTTCGACAGTTAAACGTGCAACATCATACGGAGATAAATCAATCTGAATATATGTATTTCCATTTACAATATTATAAATAACAGAATCTGAACAACCATATCTTTCAGCTATTTCCCTTTTAGTACACCCATCTTCAAATAATATCTTTATATCTTCCACATCTTTTGCTGAAAACTTATGAGCAGTCTGTGCTACCTTATATCGTGTATACCCATCAATCGTCCTTAAACCATTTTCAAATGCGTGTAAAGCGTTTTCGCTCTTTGTAACCCACTCTAAATTTTCAACATAATTATTCCACTTATTTCCGTCCTTATGGTTCACTTCTGGTAAATTATTCGGATTCGGAATAAATGCTTCTGCTACTAAACGGTGTGCATATACATTTTTACCTGATAATACATATTTTTTATAATTGGATGAATTAACACAGGGCTTTAATTGTTTCTTGCGCCTTATACTCCAAACATTTCCTAAATTACTCACCATATAATTTGGATATTGTTCTATGGTTTTCCACACCTCTTCAACATCATCAATAACAGGGTCAAAATATTCACGTTCATCTTTCCCAATTAAATGTTCAAAACTAAAGTCTGAAACATCGAACGGTTTTTCTGTTAGGCGATGCATAGTACTACATGATACTTGAGACTTACCAACTGTATATCTGTCCATTTCTTTCCACCAGTACAGAGGTGCCATAATATCCATCCATACATAAATCATTCTTGCATATGTTCTATGCTCAGTACCAGCTTTGTACAAACGTTGCATAAGGTCTAAATCATTTTTACCAATAACATAATCTCCTCCATCAGCAATTGGATTATTACAAATATTAGGATATTCGGCATATTGACATCCGTCACAATCTTTGATATCTCCGCAATAATCGCTATCACTTTTATTCCAACTGTTCATGGGATTTCTTGCTGCTTTTGTAGCGTGTTGGAAACCATATACATCCGTATTTTCTACTTTAATCATATTAATTTACTCCTTATCTATATCTTTCTACATTTTATTATATTATATACTTGTTAAAAAATCAACTTAGGATGTGCTACTTCATATAAACAATCCTGAAGGTGGGTTTGTTTTGTAGAAACACCTTGTTGTGCAGTTGCATATCTTAGTGCCCCTGTTTGACAAATTAGATAACATTTTTTCTGTGCTCTGGTAATTCCAGTATAAACAAGCTCTCTAGTGAGAAGAGCATATGACGAAAAATCCAAACCAAAAATCACATATTTACTCTGACTGCCTTGGTATTTATGAACTGTAATAGCATATCCCAGTTCAATCCCATTCCATGCATCTTCGGGAACATCGACATTCCCAATTCCTATAAAATCAATTGTAATAATTCTTGAATCTAATTCTTCATTATAACTGATTGATTTAATTGTCCCAATATTACCATTATAGATTGGGGTTTGTAGTCTATAATTATTAACTGTGTTAATTACCTTATCTCCTTCTCTAAGAATAAAAGGATTATTATTTGATAACCTTGTTATTTCTTTTTTATTCTTTGAAGCAGGATTATATAATTCTTGAATTGTATTATTTATTTTATAAGTACAAGCGTCCCCTCTGGTTTTAATTGGAACAATAATTTGGCAATCCATAATATTAAAATCTTTTTGAGCCATCAGTTTAGAAAAAATTTCCATTACTTCATAAAATGTATTACTACTATCAGAATAACAGTGAAGTTCTAGGTCTTGAAGTTCTCCTCTTGTCTCAGTGCCAACCCAATCTTTGGGTACTATTTGTTTACTATTTCTAACAGCGACACTCTGTGTAATAATAGCTGATTTAGCGGCTTGTCTATGGATTTTGGTTAATTCAATTGTAGGAATTTCAGCAGAATGAATCATATCATAAGCTACATTACCACATCCGATACTTTCCAATTGTCCCGAATCTCCAAGACAAATTAATTTAGCACCATCTGGAATTGCTCTTAATAAATAATAAAAGATTTTAGCATCGACCATTGAAATTTCATCAAGAATATATAGATTATAAGGTAATTTATTATCTTGATTAAATTCAAATCCTTGATATTCATTTGCCCCTTTAGGATAACCAAGAAGTCTATGAATTGTATATCCTGTTTTATCAGTAATCTCACTCATTCTTGAAGCGGCTCTTCCAGACAATGCACACATTACACTTGAATAATTATTAAGAGCCTCAAGAACGCCTGAAACTACAGAAGTTTTTCCAGTTCCTGCCAGACCATGGATAACAGTAACATTATTATTTAAAACAGCTTCAATACCATTCATCTGTTCTTCAGTAAAATCCCATCCTTGTACTCTTTCAAGATGCTCAATACGCATTCTCCAATCATTACAATAAATATTGGATTCAGCATTTCTGATTCTAATCAACTCTTCAGCAACTCTATATTCAATCTTATAATATTTAGATAAGCCAATCTTATCTTTATCCTCATTCCACCATAATTTATTACCAAGGTCTCTAATAGCCATAGTAATATTTTCATCGGGGATTTCTTCCCCAAGATTATCAAGAATAGCTCCCAATAATTCATCTGGAGTAATCCACGAATTACCATTTTCACCACATAAATTAAGATAATAAACTATATAAGCACCAATTCTCATAGGACTATCAGGTTTGATATTACCAGCAAGTGCAATTTCATCTGCTCTTTTCCAACCAATGCCATCTACTTCATTAACAAGAACATATGAATTTGTTTTAACTTTTTCTATAATTAAATCTGGTGAATTATATCTGTCCATCAAACGCTTAATCATATTATTAGTTAAACCATAATCTTCAAGCTCAACAAAAATTCTTGCAATATTAATATTCTTTTTAAATTTACGAATCCACAAATCTGCTGTTTTAATACCACAGCCTTTAATTTGCACAAGCTTTTCTACATCTTCTGCATCTAATACAGAAAATGGGTCATCATATACATCATACATAGCTTGTACTTGACTAGGAGTAAAAAGATTGAGCAAAAATTTTTGTCTACCGCTTTTATCATTTTTATCAAATGACACATCACTATAAATTGATTTAATATTATATTGTCTACCCCATTTAGGGTCTTCTACATAATCAGCAATGATTATATAAGTCGCACCCAATACTGGTTCAGGCATAGTGCCTTTAAAAATCATTCCATTTTTATCACCGATAAAATCACCTTTTAATACTTTATCAATGGAGCATACAATGATGCCCCATTGGTCTCTATAAAATCTAATTCCTTCTATTTCAGCTTTAACTTTTACACTCATTTTATACCTTTGCTCTTTCAGCTTTTAATTCTAATGTTCCGTCTTCGTTTATTTTTTCAATCAAATTAATTCGATGCTTATAAATTGTGTCATTGTATATCCAAGGAATAAATTGTTCTCCTCTTCTATAACCACTTACTAATAATTTATTTCCACGTTTTAACCAACTACCTTCAATTGTCTTCTTTTTACCATCTTCACCAATTTCTGAAATTGTTTTATTATAAAAAGCATAATGACCTTTACTAAATTTAATATTTACAAGTCCATGTGTAGTTAATAATGCAACAGAATGATGATTATTATCAGCTTGAACAACCGTTCCTGCAATACGAAAAATAGTATATTTAGGTACTGCTTTTGGTTTACCATCCACATATCTTGTATAAAATTCATATGCAATCGGTTCTTCTGGAAGTTCAAAGAAATTAACAATACCATATATTTCTTCAGGAGTATTTTTTAATTCATGGTCTTTATCATAGTATGTTAAAGATTCCATAGACCAAGCATCAGTTGTACCATTTGCATGTTTATTCCACGCCTCGTCAAATAAAGCTTGATTATATTTATTAATAGCATCATCTGAATTAAACCATTCTTTTAACGGTTCTATCTTCTTATCAATTTCTTTAATGAATTTCTTTTCAGATAACACATAAAATCCACCAACTACATCTACAATACTATCTTCAGTAAAATGTTCTTTAAAAAATTCTTGAGAAGGTTCATCTAAAATATAATGTCCATCATGATAACCTTTTTTTGGAATTTTAGGTTTAGTCGGGTCAATCCATTTTTCGTATAATCCTTCATCATCGAGAACATATTTTTTAAAATTAACCATTTTAACTGCAAGATTTAACTCTTCTGGTATCAGGTTATGCTCTACAATTTTATTAAATTGAGATAGCGTCAAACTAGCAACAGGATTAATGCAATACTTAGACAAATACCACTTCATGGTTTCTGTTTTATCTTCAGAATCAATCTCAGTAAAGCAACCACCTTTTATCAGCTTAACCATTTGTGAGTTTTTAATAATCTTTGTATCAATCATTCTTGTAGCAAAATCTTCCATAGATTTAAAAGGACGATTTTGAATAATTGATTGAGCGATGTCATCTCCAATACCATTCATAGCTTTTAATGCAAAGATAATACGATTATTTTTTTCATCTGGAGTAAATCCAAACTTAGCTTCATTAATTAAAGGAGGGGTTACATTAATACCAGATTGGATCATATTATTAATTGCAATACCTACTTTACCGTAATTCGTGCTGCCATCAAGCTCTTCGTCAGACATACTATCAACAATAAGATTGGCACAATTCCAATAAATAATAGGATATTTATATGCCATATTCATTTCTTGAACAGCAATTGTTGAATATCCAAGGATATGAGGGAGAGAAAATGAATATTGCAACTGAGGTTTAACACACTCTTTCCATACATAATCCAACATATTTTGAGATGTTCCATTTTCTAAACCCTTTTTATAAAAGTTTTCTTCTGCCTGTTTATGAAGAGCAACTTTCTTTTTTGCAATTAGTTTTCTAAGAACATTCGCTTCTTTCATCGAATAGTTAGAAATATTTTTATCCATTGAAAGATTCATAACATCTTCTTGCATAGTAGACATACCAGAAGCATGTTCAAGATATTTTTTTATTATATCTTTTTCTTCTGAGGTCAGATGGTATTTATCCATTACATCATACCATTCTTGAATATTATTTTTATATTTAACATATATATCAAGAGGCTGTTCCCCACCAGATTCTCCGCTCATAAGACGCATAACTGCATTAGCAACACCAAGTTCTGTAAGTGAACGTGGTTTGATTTTTTTTACAGCTTGAGCACCAACGTCAGTCATAAATTGGAAAAGATTTACTATCTCATGATTTTCAGCCATTTTCCACATTTTTTCAGAAGAATAATCTAATACATCTGGATGAAAATATTTATTATAAGTTTTTAATAATGAACCTTGCCAATCAATATAACCATATTCAACTAACAAATTCATACATTGGTGCATAGCATCAAGATTATTTATTGTTAAATAATCATATTTTAATCCACCAGCATATGTTGAATCATCCATGTCCCATTGGGTTGTTGGCTGTCCGTTAGTGGCTTTCATCATACAATTTAATTCATAATAGGGATTTTCAAAAATGATAACTCCCGATGCATGAATTGTTCTTCCACAAACCATTCCTTCAATACTTAATGCCGTTTCAATCAATCTATTATATTTCTTACATTCATTAATAAATTCTATATTTGGTTTATTATCTTCATCTCCATATACCATTACAGAAAGCGGTGTTAATTTTCCACGTACAGAAGGAATTAAACTAGCAATATATTGGGCTTCATCATTACTAACTCCCAATCCTCTAGCGCTAGTTAAAATAGCTGATTTTGCTCCCTCTGTTCTAAATGCACAAATATTTAGAACCTTGTCCTCACCAAAATTCTTTCTTGTTGCTTCAATGATAGCTTGTCTTTTAGATTTTTCTGAATCAATATCAACATCCTGTCACACCCCCAATTTCTTGGTACTTTAACGCTGATTTAACAGCGGGTCTAGACTATCTCTCCTAGCACTAATGGTGCTAGTGGTGACACTTCCAATCAGTGCCTATCTCTGATTGTACTTCCTTACGGAATAGTCGTTACACGTTTCCTTATCTGCTCCAATAATATCCTTTATATAATTCTTTATTTTTAATTGCTTTTATTATTCCTGAATGACCTTTTAATCCTAAATACTCTAAAGCAAGCTCCATAGTATTAAATCTATGAATTAATTTGGTCATATCAGAATCTTCATATTGATAAACAGGTTTTCCATTTTTTGCTTTTTCTCCTGTATTACCATAATTACCATTCTTTTCTCCACAAGTAAGACCTTTACGATTTTCAGACATTTTCTTTTTTGATTCTTCAGAATGCTTTTTACCATACATTGGATTGTTTTCACCTTTAGAATACACACTTTGTCGTTGTTTAAAAAGTTCTGTCTGATATTTATAATTATTATTACGCCTCCATTGTTTATAATTTTCTTTATTTATTTTATCAATATATAATTGATAATCTTCAATTTCAGATTGTGATTCTGGAATATTGTAATATTCAGGATTATATATAACTCTATTATCACTTCTATACTGATTATAATATTGATAACATTCTTCTTTAGTACCAGATATCAATACTTCTTCTGATACATTTTCTGGAAGGGCAATAGTAATTAATCTTTTTAGTATTTCATCTTTAAAATATTCATCTTTAAGGTCTGATTGTGTAATTAAAATATATTTTTTATTATTGATATTATTAGTTAATTCAATTACTCTATAATCTCCATTCATATAATTTCCTCCTTTTTAGAAATTATAGAGCAGATAATTATTTCGCACGGTATTACCTGCTATCTTACGAAAGACCGTAGGCTCTCTTAGTCAGCGTATTCATCTTTGCTTATTTAACTGATACCGTTAGCACAATTTAAAACTGTACACCCGTTGGCACGGTTCATCACCAAAGCCCAATGTTACTTAGGCATTTCTGGTCTACTTTCATGTCGCTTATACTTTATATTTCTATAAAGGCTAGACTATATCTCACTCCTTATATAAGGAGAACTGGCGCTTCGAATGGTATCTATCTCCACCCTACATAATAGTCGTTTGACCTTCTTGTTATAAAACAAGCTTGGCACAGGATTATCGTATTTTTTCAAACTTAGACTTCCCCTGTTAGCATATTCATTCAATACCATTTCCTGTATTTACTGATTGCGTTGAATATACACCTTTTAGATAAAAGTTCACCAGTTACGCAATACTTTGTTACCAAAGCACAGCCCTTAATAATATTTCCTTATTTACTTACCACTTCTATTTTTACAATCTATATATTTAATATATTTTCGGTTTAAATAAATAGATGCATCATCATAAAGCTGATTTAAATATTTTGCAACCAAATTATTCCCACTATAATCCATTCTATATACAGGTACATCTTTTTTATTTGCTAGTCTGATTGTATTATGACTCCATCCCATTTTATCTCTGAAATGTTCTAATACTTGTTTTGTAGATACTATATTCATTTTATAATTGTTAACAGATTTATCAAACCATATACTCCCATTGCCATCAAAAAATCCTCTTACTAAATGATGGTATAAATTATCAGGAATTAGATAATCTGGAGGAGGATTTAATGTTAAAGATTTTTTTTCTGTAACATTTAATTTATATAAATCTACAATTACCTGTTCGCTTTGTATCGCAAAACTATAATATATTTTATCTTCAATAATATTTTTTCTCAATGGATTATTACTATGCATCGCATTTAAGAAAAATTGCACTATATATTTATCAGACTCTTGTAATGTTATTTCTAATCTTTTATCATATATACACCCATCAGCCATTATAAAACCTAATATATAAGCTTTAGCTTCAGAATCAATATTATGAAAGAACAAATCGTCAACTGTCCAAATTCTTTTATCAATCTTTTGTTCAGTTTGATTACGTACATCACAAATGACAGAACTTTTACTTCGTCCAAACATTTGCGCAATTTCTGCACTACTAAACCCAAGTTCCTTCATGGTAATCATTTTCAAATCTATTTCATTCAACATACTCACCTCATTCTATAAGGCAAGTAAACTTAGGAAATATTATTATTTAAGGTGTCTCCAATATGGAATGTTTTGTTTGTAAGAATTTATCTGCTGAAGACCTATCAAATAAGCTGTATAAAAGGATGCAATTGAACCTCTAGATACACCTACCAAAGATTCTGCATCTTCCCACATTATTTTTTGTTCAATAAATAATGCGGTAATATAATAATTTGAAATTTTATCATGTATATTTTCACTAGATAACCATACAGCTTTTAATTCTACATCAATACGATGCAGCATTTTGTTTATTTCTTCTTTAGATAAATCTTCGTTATACTCTTTTTCCAACCATCCTTTTTCAATTAAATATAAAAAATACCTATCATGAATATCATCTGAATAAGCAAATTTTTTTATATACTCGCATTCATCATAAACTTCTGAAAAAAAATGTTTCATTTCAAATTCGGGAATAGGCACTTTAGGCACAATTTGAGTATGATTCAAATCAAAAAATTCAATCTTATCAGCAATCTTACAAGTATTATCTAAAGCGATATCAACTTTATCTGCACCAATTTGTTTATCCATCCATTGATGAATTTCTTCTGCATCCATAAGATAACATGTTCTATAGAATTCTCCAGTCTCACGACTATCTTCTTCTCTACTATTTAAATAAGCAGTATGAACATCTCTTTGGTCAGCAGACAAATAATGAGCATCAGTTGTTATAATGTAAGGAATATCTAATTGTTCACTTATTTTAATTATTACCTGATTTACTCTAACCTGTTCATCACAATCGTTAGGTTGCATTTCTAAATAAAAATTTTCAGGCAAAAAGATATCCTGACACCAATCAATAAATTCTAAACACTTAATAGGATTATCCTGAAGTATCCAATGTGCTAACTCTGATCCGATACATGCACTCTGTGCGATTATATGTCCTTTTTCATCTCCAATAATGCTTTCTAATTGATGTTTCGCAATAGGAGTTCTACACATTTTTCCAGTATAAAAGCTATTTTCCCATGCTTTAGAACTAATTTGACGAATCTGTTTACCACCAATTTCGTCTTTGGCAATTAAAATAAAATGATAAAATTTTGTTTGTCTAGGAATATAGTTGTCTCTTACATCTTCAATTGAATCAACTAAATAAATTTCATCTCCAAGAAATATTCGAAAATCAGAACCTTGTTCTTTAAGTTTCTTCTGAATTTGAATTGCTTTAATCCATCCACAAAGAGCTTCGTGGTCTGATACAGCCACTCCTTTCATTTTGAGAGAAATGGCTGTGTCAATTAAATCTTTTAGTTTATTTGTGCTGTCGAGAAAACGGATGTTTGAGTATTCCGTATGACAATGCAGACTATAATAACTCATGTATCATTACCTTCTTTATTTTTTATTTCTTCAACTCTTTCAATTATTTTTTTAAAATATCTATAATAATAGCACCCTTCATCTGGTGGACTAACTCGACACGCCGCTGTTTTACAATTGCAAATCTTTAACAGTTCACACTCTTCTCCTAAAATTTCCAACATCTATTACCTCACTTTTAAAAAATCAACTTTCTCTGTTTCTTATCATTACTATAATTACTATCTTCTATTTTATTTACATCTTTGTTATTTGTCAAGTCAAGTACATTGAAACGCTTATTAATGTCCCACCTTTTCTCATGGGGACTCCACAAGCTATAATATTCACATTCATTTTTAAAATCTTTGTTTTTAGGATTATTTTTATTATATGGGCAGTACCAACAAAGAGGCGTAGGACTAGGTATATAAACTCCACTCTCACCATTCTTATCAATATTATCTAATACCATATTTAATTTCTTGACAATCCTCTTACCAAACCCAGAAGTCAGTGCATTCTGTTCTTGGTTTAACAAAATAAATTTATAATCACATTGAACAGGTAATTTACCAAAATTATTTAACATACCCATACAATAAATACTAAACTGTTGACTAGTTGGAATCTTATTACTCGGGAAGATTTTTTTGGATGTTTTAAAATCAACTGTCTTCATATCACCTTCAGTATTAATTAAAATAGCATCAATGAACCCATGAATAATAGCTCTATTATTAAAAACAAATTCAAAATCATATTCTTCTTTAAAAGGAATCCATTCATTATAATTAAAACTATTTATATATCCATGCAACCCTTTGTCAAATTGTCCCATTTTCCAACCATATGTATGTCCTTCTGAATCTGGTTCATACCATTCTTCAAAATATTTTTTACTTAAATCTTTAATACCAGAGATTTTTTTATCAGTATCACCATACTCAAGTAAAAATTTTAAATCTTCATAATTAACTATTCCTTCTTTCCACATTTGACTGGCGTTTTCGTACACCTTATGTGCTAGAGTGCCAAGCTCTAAAGCCAATGTAGTCTCATTTGATCTCTTGCCCTGTTCATATTGTAATGAATATCTGTACGGACAATTCTCATACACCTCTAATTTTGAATGTGAATAAGTCGGTAATTTGTTTCTATCCTCTTCAGTTACAGAACGGACATAATCTTTTAAATATTCTGCTTCTATTATATTGTTATACATATTTAATCATAATCCCTCCATTTTTTAATACTATCCATAATAATTGGATATTCATGTCCTTGACGATAAGAAGCATTATAACTAATAAAATCAGCGGCTTCTTCTTCTGTCATATTATCTTCTTTCATTAATGATTTAATCATTAAATCATAATCATATACTGCTTGGTTGTCCCAAGTAACTCCAATTAATGCTCCTTCATATGATGGATTATCAAATATAATCACATCATCATATCCTAAATCTAATAATAAATCTCTATTTGTAATATCGCTTATGTCTTACCTAAAGCCTCATTTACATCTTTCATAGTTATTAATATTTTTTCTTTCATTAGTTCTATTAAAGTATCTTTCCCCTTATCTGTAGGAGAATCCTTATATCCAAGTCTATCTTTTTTATCTAATACAAGATAAACCCTACAGTAAGGTACTAAAGGAGCTACTTTTTTAATTATCTTTTGATAATATGCTGTAGCTTCAAATGAATCTGCTTCTTCATAATCTCTGTCAAATCCAACTATTACTTCTTCCACTTTTAATTCTTTAAGTATAATCTTAATTTGAGTAAAAGTGATATTAAATCCACATAATCCAACTACAAAGCTATCATCTCTAAAATAAGAATAAGCTTGTAACACAGATTTTTCTGCTTCTACGAGCATAATCTTTTTACATTGTTTTATTTTATCTTTAACTACATGCAAACCATATAGATTACTTCCTAATTGATGACTTAAAAATTCTCCATTTATATATAAAGGAACATATTTGCCAAAAACTTGCGCATCATAATCGCTTAAATATCTTCCTCTGATTCCAATTAATCTTCCATTCATATCTCTATGAGGAATGGTAATCTGATTTGTTAATCCATAGTAACCAATCTCAAATCTTGATAAAGCTTCCCGACTTATATGTTCATCCAACCATCCCTGATAAGGGACATACCAAAATATCTCTAATATATTCTCATTAATCTCTGTCAGATTAGGAACATTTTTAGTATTCTTTTTAATTGAATTTAATCTATTAATCCATTCAAAATCTGTAATAGTTTTTGTAGGTTCTTCTGGAGTTCCTTCATATGATTTACCAGTTATCTGCGCTATCTTAGCAAGTGCCTTAAACCATGTAAGATTATGACCTTTCAATCTTGATGCTCGAATAACCAATTCAATTATTCCATAACTATCTGAACAGGTGTAGCAATGGAACAGGTGAGAATTAGTATAATAGATTAGTTTATGAGGACTATCACCACCATGACAAATTGCTGTCGAAAAAAGTAAATTCCCCTGAGAATCCTCTTTATACTCAGGACTTCCCATCTCAGTACAAATTTTAATTATATCTTCTTTAGTAAGTGAATTGAGAATTGCATCCTTATCTAAATATGGCATTCTTTAACCCCCTTACCAATCAAATGTTGCTTTTGTTTGTACTGGTTCATCATCATCCTCTTCAACTGGTGCATCTTCTACTCTGCTTGCTAATACAGAATGTTCTTGAATTTTTGCTTCTACCTGTTCAATCTGAGTGAAATCAATATCAATAAGATTAAAATCAAAATCAGTTACAAATAATGCTTCTTCATCCATTGTGCCAAGATTAGTCTTACTCCAAATAATAATATGTGTTAATCTTCCTCTTCTTACCTTATATACCCAATGCCCAATATCTGGCATAGGAATATTAAACTTTCTTTGAAGAATACTTTCAAGTTTATCCTGTTCTGACCTGCTAGGTCTCATAGAAATAATGCCCACATCCAATTTATTGGCGAGAGCTTTACTTCCAGCAAGAAGATTTTGGTCTTTATATGTAGCCATTTGTGCTTCACCATTAAGCTGAGAAGCAGTGAAAATAAATACATCAAGTTGCTGTGCAATTGTTTTAAGTTCTGTAGCAAACACAAGTAACAACTGATGTTCTTTTAGTCCCATTCTTGATTTACCATTAATCTCAGACATAAGTCTCAATGAAGTGCTGATATAATCAAAGAAAAAATACTCTACACCAAATTCTCTATTATATTTTTTAATTATATTTTTAATATCTTCAATAGAAAAATCTGGTATATGAACAATATATAAAGGACTTGATTCAATATATTCAATAGCCTGTTTTACTCTTTCAAGTTCACCTTTTTCGTATGTTCCATAAAGGATATGTTCCTCATTTACTTTACTGATTGCTGCATAAAGAATAGTTTGAATCTCATCAACTGGCATCTCAGTCGTAATATAAAGAGTAGGCTCAGATAATCCTGTATAAACATATTTTTTCTTTTTAATATCATAAATATAAGGTACTGCCATCTTACAGGCATCTCCAGCAGCTAACCTCGACTTCCCCTGTCCCTGAAGGAGAGACCTCATATATAAACAACCTTTTCTCGCACCTCTTGCAACTGTATTTAATCCATTATTATTTAATGGTAATCCCACATCTGGAATTTTCATTAAATCTTCAATCAATTCAATACCACCATCAGCTGCTTGAACTTCAGTGGTAAGAGTATTTGTACAATACTTCATCGTAGGATTGATAACTAAACTGGATTCAACCATTGATACAATATCTTGTTCAGTATAATTATCAAATTTCTGCTGTTCTTCATTAGCATGAAATTCATCTACTGAAGTATCATAAATAAATTTAGTATCTAATCCTTGCTTTTCATAATATCTAAGCAATGAATATTTTCTAAGCCTGTGATAATAATAATCATAATTCTCAAGACTACTTAATTCTTTGATATTATTTAAATATTCAAGCCCTCTATTCTCTTGAAATATTCTATATTGGTCTTTAAAACCGCTAAGATATGAATCAATAGCAAATTCATCAATTGTTTTACAACCTTGCATACTAAGATTATAAATAGCCACAAATAATAAATCATAGAAAGTTTCTGTATTAAAATCTTCTCTATCAAGTGGTCTATCTATATCTTCTACAAGGGTAGGGTCTTTCATTAAACACCCCAATGTATTAGCATATGCTCTTTTATCTGTTAATGCTTCGTACATTTATTCCTCTTCTCCAATTGATGTTATATCAATTTGTTTTCGTTTCTTATGTTTTGGGTCTATATAAATTATTTTATTTTTATACATCCCATTAATATCTTTATTTTTATTATTTTCTTCAACTTGTTTCACTGCATGATAATGTTTTTCTGCTTTATCATAATAATAAGGAATCAGACCTACTATATCATCAGTAAATTCTTTTTCAAGAATATTATGCATGTAAGTTAATGTTTGATACATTTTCTGATATGTGAAATCATATTGTTGAATATATTTTTCAGTAACTGCATACACTTTAGCAGGAAGTTTATCGCCAATAAATTTTCTTAAATAATCATAATATAATTTTTTTTGAATGTACTGTTCTTCAGTAATAGAATCTTTTAATTCTGCTTTTGGCTTAGGAGGTCTCCCCTTTTTCTTTTTTGCTTTTTGTTCTGCTTTTTCTTCGAGCTTTTCAGTTTTATCCACATGAACCGCTTTAACAGCTACTCTAAAACAAGCGCTATGAGCATATCGTCCTTTATAAGGGACTGAATCATTATTATCTTCTATTGGTTTACCACATAGAAGACAAACTCTTTTTCTACCTCTAGGCATTACCAATCAACTCCTGCGAATTCTTTAAAATATTCAAGCATCTTATCTTCTTCTGGGAAGAAAGGGTCTATTTTCTTTTCGGAAAATACCCATCCTAAAAAATTAGACATAAGTTGACCGAATCTCCAATCTGGAAATTGGGTTTTGTGAATTTCTCTTAATTGAAAATAAAAACTATCAAGTCTATTTGGGTCTCTCATTTAATTCTCCTTTAAATGTTTTCAAATTCTTTTTGTATTTCTTGTATTTTTGTTTCATTTTTAAATCTTTGCTGAACTAAAAAATTAACTAAATCACCATAATCAACAGTTCCTATAGGAGTCGCAACCCAAGCATCGTTTAATCGAAATTGAATGTCTTGCATTTGTGTGCCTTTTAAACGGTCAATTACTCTTTCAAATGCGTTATTTTTATCTTTCAAATGTTTTATTTTATTTTGTAGTTCATTGGCTCTATCGAATTGTTCTTGCGTCATAGTGCTCCTTTCAATATTTTAATTGCAGATTGAACATTTTCATCTGTTAATCCAACTTTGTAATCTGTTAATATTAAATGTTCCTCTATTTCTTTAATGATAAAATCATCAAAAAAAGTATCATCTAAAATCACATAATTATCTATATCTGGATGTGCTTTAAGATATGAAAGAATTTCTTCACCCCTACTCCATCCTTTGTTTATATCGGGCGTTTTATCTTTAATAATAAGCTTTCCTTTTTTGTAAAGGTGATTATCAAGATATTTAACATGAGACGGTTTTCGACCAGTATAATATTTATTCCATCCAATTTTCCAATCTGATGATAGAATAATTTGTGCTCCAGTTGCATTAACAATTTCTGCAAGTCTTTTTACTTTATCAGAATCAATACCAACAATTATTCCACATACATCATCATGGCAATATGATTTAGATGTATCACAATTTAACACGCCATCAATATCTAAAAATATTACTTTCATGTTTTTATTCCTTAATTATGTTTACTATTATGAACAAAAAGCGGTATTATGCTTTTATTTATATACATTAATACCGCTTTTTGTGTTTGTCAAGTTCGTTGTGACTGTGTGTTTTATTTACTTGTTAGAACTTCCCATTCTCTCTTGGAACTGGCAATTGAACATGCTCATTATAAAATTTATTTTTATCTTTTATTTCTGGATGATTAGTAAAATAATCATCTAAATATTGCCATTGAAGCTTTTCTCCTGTTAATGGATGATTTCCTGCATGTCCCCTAACACCTTTACAATTATCAAAAACTTTCTTAGTTCCACACCATCGAGAAGCCCATATCATTCTATCAAATATATATAAATTATTTAAACAAATTACTGCTTTAATATTATTATATTTTCTTTCTTCTGGAGATTTATTAACTAATCTTCTTGCATCTTCTGGATTATAATCACATTCTCCAAGTTCTGCATATCTTTTTAAAGTATTTCTAACAGCTGTAATACCAAGATTTAATTTATTACTAATGTCTACGGTGCTCTTCATACCGCTATTCCATAAATCAAGGCAACGAGTTTCTACAGGTTTGATTGTATCTAATTTAACTAAATCCCAATTTAAACTATCAATAGGAATAATATTATTTAGATTATCTTTTATTCTTTGAATAATTAAATTATAATCACTTTCTTTAGCATCTATGTGAATATATCTTTCAATACCGTTTTTTAATGCAAGCTGTTCTTTATAATTATCAATTTGTTGAATTTCTTCTATTGATTTTGCACATTCTCCATTAACAACAAATGGTTTTATTGAATGTTGCATACCATCAATTTCAATAATTGTTTTGTATTCAGAAAGAATAAAATCATATCTTCTTCCTTCTGAATAATCAGTAGAAGAATCATGTAAAAATTCAATGTTGGCTCTTTTTAGCACTGCCCGCATTATTTTTTCACCCAATGATAATATTTTATCTTTACATAAAGGACATAAAATTATCCCTCTTTGTATTGTTGAAACATGTTTTTGTGGAATTTTACTACCACAATTTTCACATTTAAAATCAACTTTTTTATCGCTGAAAATAGCACATTTTTTAGCGTCTTCTGGATTATAAAAAATATGAACATATTCTGGATGAGTGGTTGCTATATCATTATATCCAGCAACCACTCTGCTACCACCACAAATTTTACAACCACTACCTTTTAATAACACACTTTCAAGTTTGGAATCTATAAATCCACATTTATTACATTTGAATTTAATTATTTTATTTGACCAACGCTGATTAGGTTTTAAAAAACCTCTAGATAATTTTAAAACAGTAACCTCTCCAGAATTTGTTTTAATAATATCTCCAACTTTAAATTTAAAAGGCTTTGTATTAATTCCAGCTTTACTCATCTAACAGATCTTTCAAATTACTAAGCACAACTTCTACGGCTTCTTGCTGCTTGGGAGTTGCGTTAGAAACAAGAGCACCTTTACCAAGAACAGACTCAACCACTTCAGTAAGCTTTTCTTTACTTCCATATTTTTCAACAACTTTCTGACCAACTTCTTGAAGTTCATCCATCACCTCATTAAAAGGTCTCTTCTTTGTTTCAAACATAGAATCACGTTCTTCTCTTGTAATAGCTTTAACTCCTTCGGCTTTTTCCTGCCTATCAATCGCAGTATAATATGCTTTAATAAGATTATCTGCTGTAAAATCTTCAATCATAGGGTCAAAATATTCATTTCTAGTTCTAGCAAACCACTCTGGTGTATCAGCAAGCATTAAAGAAGAATGGATAGGTTTTCCTGTATCAGGGTCAACACCGTTACCCTTTACATAACCAATTACTTCACTATGATTAATAAGAATAGGAAGCATTCTCTTTGCATCTCCAACAGGATAATTCTTACCAGTATCATCCTGCGCAGTATGAAGGATAAACACAACGCAGAAACCAGAACCAATTACTTTGAGAAGTTCGGTTTCCCACTCGGTCTTTAAATCACCCCACAAACCATAACCACCGTTACCTTCTTTAATCTTATTTACTCCTTCAGTATTTGCGACATACTTCTCACAATAGGAATATAAAATTTCCATCTCATCAAGAACCAGCGTTTCAAAATTCTGATGAATCTGTTCAAAATTCTTAGGGTCGCAAAATACTTTAACAAACTTTTTAAATTCTGCCCAAGATTTAATAGACTGAAAAGGCACATTATTCAAACCAGAAAGACCGCTTTTACCAAATGCAAGATAATAAGGTTTAGGCATCTTAGTTGCCACAGGGGTCTTTCCAAGACCACCTCTACCGTATACACTGATAATAAAACCATCAACACTTTTTTGAACTCTAGAAACTGGAGGGTTAAGAATTGCATCTAACGAAAAATTATCCATTTAAATATCTCCTTATATATTATTTACTAAATTATATTTATTATTTTATTAAAATGTGCCGTTATAGTATATATAACAGCACATTAACCACATTACAATCACATCTCAGGTTCAGCACCAATTTCAATATATTCAATACAATCCAGATTATAAAAACCAATCCATCTTTTATCTTTAATTACAATAAAATATTTCCTGTCATATCTATAATCTGTATATTCATTTGGTTTATAATGACAAATATCACCATTCTGAAAAACGATTGTTATATATTCATTATCCATATATTATATCCTTTTTAATTACCAACCAAGCTGTCTTCCTCTACTAGCGCCAGAAGGTTTTGTATTATTAGCAGTATTTGTTTTAGGCTTGTTCTGCTCTTCTTTAATTCGCCTGTCTCTTTCCTCAATAGCTGCCTGAATAGTGTCTGGATTATAAGGAATCTGATTTCCACCCTTTACAATTTCTTCCTCAGTCTCTGCATTATAAGCAGGAGAACCACCAGTTACGACAAGTTCATTGATAAAGTTTGCTTTTGTTTCTTTTTTAACACCAAAAGCCATAGGTCTTTCAATTGTTTCATAAGTAACATTCTGAACAATTTCACCGTAAAATCTAGCAGTCTGTTTAGGCTCATAGGTATTAGATACAACATCAGCAAGTTCTTCAGGAACAAAAAGTTCAAGAGGTTCAATTCCATTGAAAGTAGGAATCCATCCTACAATCTTATATCTTCCAGTCTCTTCTCCATCCTTATTTATCTCTGGAACAAGAGTTTTAATATACATTTCTACTTCGAACTCAGCCTTGGGTTCATAGTCTTGATTAGGCTTAATTCTATTAAAGAAATTACTTGTATAACTTACAATCTCATTGCCATTATTATTATTTCTAAAAAGATTAATCTGACCAGATGTTCTTACTCTATCAGCCTCATCAGCACCATTATCTGCAATAGACTTATATTCATTCATAACAGTCATTACACCTGTAAAAGTCTTATTCTCAGTACCATCTTTCTTTTTGTCAGCGCATCTTACTCTCATCTGGACAAAATTAGTGTCAGAGGTCTTAATTGTAATAGTTCCTTCAATAGTTCTTACACCATTTTCCGTCTTCATTTCAAGTTTCTTGTCAGAAACAATACCAGCTACTGTAACTTTCGCATCTGCCTGTCTAAGATTTGTCTGTCTTACATTATTTTCTTTTACATTACTATCCATTACTAATTCTCCTTAATATTATATTTACTTATTTAATAGTTATTTATTTTGAATCTGCGTTAGCTCTTTTAATTGCTTCTGCAAGAATCTCAATCTCACGTTCTTTCTTTTTAGCCGCTCTCTTCTCTCTACGCTTCTGCTCTTTAATCTTTTTATTCTTTTCAATAGCTTCTTTTTCAGTATAGTATTTCTTAGCCGCTTCTTTGAATTTACAATGATTCTTATAAGCTTTCATTCCTTGTCTAATAACTTTGTTATAAACATTTGTTTCACCAGAAATACCATACAATCTTTTCATAAGTTCTCTAGTAACGCAAATTGAAATACCCACTTCAAGATTGAACTCATCACCTTCATCACAATAAGCAGTCTGCACACTACCATTTTCAAAATATACAATAGTAGCTACAGGAACTTCTTTTTTGATTACTGAATAATTACCATTTTCATCTCGTTTTGTCTCATCTACAAATACTTTCTTTTCATACTTAACATCAACATCTGTAATTTTAATCATTTTTTCTTCCTCTCTTTTATTTAATTTGTCTATAGCTTTAATATAACTTCCATAATCATAATAATCAAATGTCACAAAAGGTACACTATTGATTAATGTATTAATTGTATTAATTGTATTATTTGTTGTACCAGTAGTTAATGTACCAGTAGTTGTCGTACATGCTTCTGGTTTAAAAGAAGTCATCAATTCTCCTGTTACAGAATTAAATTTAAATAAATTTGCACTATCAATTTTAGTTGTTATAGAATCTAGACAATCTTCATACATATTGTTCTTTCCTTTCTTATTATATATTATTTACATGTTATATTTATAATATCTTATATCATTGTTAATGTCAAGGTCTATTTCGTTATCATATTTAATAATGGCAATTACACTTTTACAATGTGGGCATCGCAATAATTTAGTACTATAAAATGATGCCGATTCATCCCACTCTTCAATTGCTTTGTGGGGGTTTATTTTCTTGCCACAGTTTTTGCATTCCATATGTCATTTTAATTCTCCTTTCTATATTTTTATTTAATAAAGGATTAGTGTTTTCATATAGCAATAAAGGTAGGAATCGAACCTACTCCAAGCTGAAGCTTATGCGCCTAATTACACCACTTTATTGTCTGAAAGGAACTTTATTATGAAAAAACACAATATAATGACTGTTAGCAGTACAGCCATTAACAGAAGTGGAAAGGATTGAACTTACATCTATGATTTTAAAACCATTGTTCTATCATTAAACTACACCTCTATTATATAACAATAAAATTATTTTATTTATTTTTTAAGCGCCATTCTTTTAAATCTTTTCTTCTAAATGGGAGTCCCATTATTTTACATCTTTTTCGTACGCCAGCTTCAGTGATATTATATATTACTCCAATTTCATCATAAGATTTTGTTAATAATAATTCTTTCATTTCTTCAATTTTTGATTCATTTATAAACGACGATTTCTTTTTTTCATTAAAACATTTTCTGCATAAATTCGATTGACTATGTGAATCGCAATATCCTCCGCATCTTTCACATATTTTATAATATCCATTTTTACCTTGTATTTTTTGATATTCTGATTTATGAGATTCTCTTATAGGATATTTGATATTATGATACCAAGCTCTTCCAGTATTAATTGCGGTCAATGTTTGCATTGAGATATTGTATTTATTAGCAATTTCTTTATAAGTTAACAAATTATCTTTTAAATCATCTACAATTTTAAAATAATTTTTATATAATTTGTTTGTTCCTCCTGCTCCAAACGAATTGTTATAGCCAAACTCAAATGCTTTATAATACTCGATCCAATATTTCTCTCTTTCGTGTAAAATTTTTATATCATTTTCACAGTATTCAATTATTTCAAAATTAAATGAATTAATACTATATTTTCTAAAATCTATATATAATTCACTGTTATAATATTTATTATTTTCGTTTTTACTTGAAGAAATATGTCTCTTCCATCTTCTTTCAATATTAATTGATTGTCCTATATACACTTTACTGCTTATTTTATTTTCTATTTTATATATACCACAACTCAATTTGCAACACCAACTTTCTATTATATAATTCACATACCACTCATAAAGGCACACAAACAATCTCCAAGCTGGATTAAGTGTTATGTGAAAATAGTCTACTTAACTAGTATTTCAACTACCGTTTTTTATGATTGTTATATTTTAAGGACGTATCCTTTGCTTTACTATCTTTTGAGTCCGAAGACCAGATAGACCGATTTTTTAGTTGGGGATGTGAGAGTCGAACTCACCGCAACTGCTTTATAAGAACAGCCCCATAACCGCTTGGGTAATCCCCAATAACACCCTTGTGCAGATTCGAACTACTCCATCCCACACCACATGGGTTATGCTATAAAATGGTGGTTAACTCCATCCTGTGTTCCTATGGAATTTAATAAGAACTCCTAGGCATTCTTAGAAATTCGCCCAACACATACACCAACAAGGGGAACGGAAGATGTTGGACTTGCACCAACACGAACATTTGCGCTAATGTTCCAAGGAGCGACCTCTGCGTCTACTAGTTTCGCCAATCTTCCATAAGAAAGATTACGGAATTGAACCGTCTACTCACCAAGAGTTTTTTGGAATCGAACCATTTACAGCCCATTTACTGAATCTTTCATTTAATCTCCGCAGAGAGATTCGAACTCTCGACATCTTGATTAAAAGTCAAGTGCTCTAAAACCAACTGAGCTATGCGAAGTAATTTAATTGAAGAGACAGGATACTCTGCACCTACATCAAGTGCTAATTTAGATTTGGCGATGTAAAATAATTGCTGTCAGTATCCCTAACTACTTAAAAATTAAATAGAGATGTCGGGGAACTGCCCCAATCGGAGTGACACGATTTGAACGTGCAATCCCTTCGACCCAAACGAAGTGCCTTACCATTAGGCTACACCCCGAAAAACTATTTTAATTCACCATGATGAAGAGCAGAATGGCAGTTCTTACATAAAAGAACACAGTCTTTTATCTCTTCTATAATTCTCTCATAAGACCAATGTCGCATATTGGCGAAGCCCTTATCTTTTATATTTGGATTTTTATGGTGTATATCCAATGCACATCTGTATTTATCATAGCCACAATATGAACATTTTCCTCCTAAATAATCAATAGCATAATTTCTTTTCTCTCTAGATAAATCGTATGTTTCTTTATTCTTGCATTTTTTACATATAGTATTTCGTCCTTTATAAAAATTTTGTTCATTGGTATCACCACATTTTATACATTTATATATGTAACTTTTAGGAACTAACTTCTTAGTATTATGCATTCCAAAAGGCGAACACTTAGTACAATATTTTCTTTTGCTAAGATTATGCATTGTACCATCTACTTTAATCCAATTTGGAAATTCTTCATTGCATTTTTCACATATTGGCATTCAATCTCCTTTATATAATTCAATTTAAAATGAAACATCTCTAGTTAATTAGGTAACTTTAGGCAATAAGTTTTTCAAAAAGAAGATTTTACAAATAAGGTTGAACTATGATGCTACCCATTATCATAATTTTTTTAAAAAACTCTTATTTACTTTCTTCCATTTAATGGGCAGGGAAGGACTCGAACCTTCGATGTTTCTGATGTAACGGATTTACAGTCCGCCGCCCTCGCCTCTAGGCATACCTACCCATATACAGGACACAAAGTATACATTTTCAAAGAATGTGCTTGTAAAAATTTGCTATGTGTGTCTCTTTATTTATTTCAGGATACTAACCTCTTGGTAAAAGATTTGCAGTCTTTTTTTTATATATTTGCTGTTCGTATCCCATGCGGTTTACTACATCATGTCAGTACCACGGACAGTAGAAGATTCGAACTTCTCCACCGCAAGTCTCCATAACACCGCCCAATGGTATACGGCATGATGTAGTATATTTTATTTTAAATACAGCTTCCTAACTCATGAACAGGAACTAAATCAAATGTTCTCTATCCTTTACAACCTTCACTGCAAGGTTCAATTTCTAATTATTTATTATCTACAAATTCCCATTTATACCCATAAGCTGTTTTATTATATCCATGAACAGCATTAGAAATATTATTTGTCATTTTTCCTTTAATAAATAATTGAGCTTCTTTAATACTATTAAAAATAGCTATTTCTTCTCCTGTATCTATATCAATTTGTTTAATCATTCTTTCACCGTGACCTTTAGCTAAACCTGTCGCATATGCATGATGAGTATTATCTTTATAAGTAATCCATTCTAAATTATTACTATTATTATTTAATTTATTTCCATCTATATGATTAACTTCTAAATCTTTTTTATATCCTCCGCAAAACATACATGCTACAGCTATATGAATTCTAATTACTTTCTTTTTATCTCTTCCACCAAGAGAAACACATATTGCTTCATAACCAGTTTTTTGTATGCATGTCTTTAAAACTTTATTGCTTATTTTACTATATAATTTACCAGTATTAGAAATTAAAAATCTATCTGATAAATCTAAATCTTTATAAATTAAAGGTCTCCACTCTTCATTTATTCCAATTTAATCACTCCCCTATAATTAATAATTATTTCAGGACATCTTTTTCGCTTGTTTTACCCCTGATAAAATGCTTGTAACTATTGCTGCTAATGTCCCTTGAGCAACGGTGGGGGGAGTTGAACCCCCAAGCCTTATGGCAACAGAGTCAAAGTCTGTCATGTCTATCCATTTCCATCACACCGCTATATTAATTCCGTTGTTTGACCCTTTCGGGAGGTACAACGGCAGACCTTGCAAAGTTTTAAAAAAATATGGAAGGTAACTGTTAAGCTTTCGCTTAACATGTACATAATATATCACACATTATATTATTTGTCAACACCCATTCTCAAATATTTTTTATTCATGTTTTTTCCCTACCATCAAATTACTTCGTTGGAATATTATAAGAAGTCTGCATTTGTTGAAGAATACTATTTGATTTTTTTTATCAAATAATACTTTTTCACATAATGGTTTTATTTTATTTGCTAATTCTTCTTTTGATTTAATCATAATATAATCCTCCTTAAAGCAAGGATAACATATGAGTCAAATTTTGTCTAGTTTTTTCTTATAATATTTACTTATTTATAATTTTATTTATTTCATTTAGATTCTCTTCCCTATAAGCATCAATATCTTTTTGTAGACATTCAATAAGTTCCTTTTCATTTTTCAATTGTTTTTCATAATCATGGTCTTTCTCTATTTTCTTTTTAAATCTACAATATAACAGATAATCATGAAAGTATTTAAAATCAATAGATATATAATTACAATCTTTTTTTGGATAGTAATCAACATAAGTATCCCTTAACCTCCACTTAGAAGGATATAAACAATAGACTTTTTTAAAAGCTTTAAATGTTATTTTTGGAGTCGTTTTGTCCAAATATAATACCCAAGTTATAAATTTATCTAAATAATAAAACAATAAAATACACATTATTATTAAAAGTAATATTATACTTCCACTCATAATTTATTTCTTCATTTCCTCTCAATCATCTCCATATCATCTGCAACTCGCTTTGAGTAAAACCAACTCGTCCAAGGATTGTAAGCCCAATGCTTCTGATTGTAGACTTTCTTGTTCCATTCAGCGATGTCCTTGATTACGTCAGACTTGGACACATCCTCATATTCTGAGTTAATAATTTCCTGACGTTCGCAAAGCGATTCGTATTCGATTCTGTTCTCCTCGATTTGGGCATCCACTCCTACGTGAGCGCAAATAATGCCAATTGCCATGGTGAACGCTATAAGCCCACCGCCGACAGTAAACAAAAGACCTAATCCAAAAAGGACTCTTTCTTCGTATTCGTCCTTGCGGAGTAAAGTCACCCCCACGGCTACCACTATCATTGTAATAATTGTTAAAAACATTCTGTCTCTCCTTCCCTCAACTCAAACTCGCTCCAATATCCGATGACAACAAGCAAGTCCAAAAGCATTTTTCTCTTATCGTCCTCGTACATCCAAGAACATAACTCTTCAAGCCTGTAATTTAACTCATTTTGTACTTCGTTCATATCTCTCCCTTCCTCAATAACTGTCTCTCACTCTGTATTTCCAATCAACAATTCTTCGGAATCCCCATTCATCCGTTACGACTTCCATTGATACGGTACGCCACGAAACACCGTGTTGAGATTCGTCATGGTCAAAAATCATCTGTTCTGCGATTGCTTTTACAATCTCTAGTGCCGTTTCGTCTGAATTGACATAAACATAAAATCGAAAACCACCTTTAATCCGCTCATAGTAGACATCAACGCCATCCACCTTGAGTCTCAGGTCTGTTGGTATCTTTTCGTCTTTTGGAATATAAAATTCAATTTTCATTCATATCACTCCCTTCGATTATTTCAATTTCCACCAAATTTTCACCAATATAGCGACATTTGCCACTACACAAATGGCGGTTATAAATATATTGATTTCTGTTGTGTTCATATACTTTCCCCTTCCGCTTCGATTACTGTCTCTGCATCAATTTCTAACTCGCACAACTGCTCGCCGTTGACTATATGATACCCATCAGCATCGTGGTATCTAATTTCCGTGATTGTTTTTTCGGCTATCAGCCGTCCGTGCGGTGGCAGTTCGATTAGTGAGCACCAATCAGGGCGAAAGCCAAAAGGCTTGCCCCCACTCTCGACTAACACAGATACATTCTCGTAACTCTGCACCGCACATTCGTACATCGGCGCATCGTCAGTAAATCCGTTCACGCAAAATCGGCATTTGTCACAACTTGTAGGCATCTCCATGCCTTTGATAAGTATGCTCATTCCGTCACCTCACTCCCAGTAATAAATTTACTATGCCAAGAGATGCCATTCCTGTAGCCGTGCACATATTCCCATGCTGGAAGTGCAACACTGCAACTATCATGCACGCCACGAACATAAGCAGATTTAATAGTTTAAGCATTATTCCGTCACCTCATCATCCTCTGAATCTCTCTCCACGCTCTCAACTTCAAACTCAGACTCTCCGTCTTCATCTTCAACAATCTCTAAATCAACCACACCATCAAGATACTGAATATCCCAAACACTCATGAGCCTTTGTGTGTAGCTTTCAATTCCGTCACAAATATCATCGATAGGTCTGTCTGTATCAATAGTCACCCTATGCGACTTTGTGACTGTTTCGCAAATGTCTAATACATATTTCATTCCGTCACCTTACCCTTTCCACCTTTTCAATCCTTGCGAGAACTTAACCTCGTCACCGTCAAGTTTTGCCATCCGCTCTACTGCTTTTTCAAAATTCCGCATGACCCATTCCAACTCATTACACAAGGTCGGGCAGTACCAGTCGTTAGATGTGCAACTTTGACAAAGAGTTTTGCAAAACTGTTCGGGCGTGTCCCCGTAGTATTCTTTGACTTCTTGTGCGGTCATTCCGTCACCCCCTTGTAAGGTTCGGGCAGTGGCATCTTATAATCCCATTCACCATATTGGTTTTTTACCCTTTCAGGTCTACGTCTATTGTTTGCCTGTTGTACCATTGTTGCCCATCTGCAATTTGACGGCTCATAGTTGCCGTTATTGTTTACTCTATCAATGGTCAAATTATCTGCGTATCCGTTGTTTAATGCCCATGCGAGAAAATTGAAAAAGCCTTGTGTTCCGTGCCATTCATCACACACTGCGATTCCACGACCGCCGTAATCCGAAAACGATTCGTTATTTGGATTATCACACCTTGCAATCATCCCCTTCCAAATTCTGTATGGTCTTGTCTCTGCCAAACCTTTAAATTTACTATTTTCTCTTCTGTTTTCATTCAGAATACATCCGCATGATTTACAGTGACCGTTTACCAAATCTCTGCCATGCGTGATAGTTTCATTTCCACAATCGCAGACGCATCTCCAAAGAATCTTTTTATACTTGTCTTTTCCTGCCTGTTCAATGACTGTCAATTTGTGGAATTTCATTCCAGTAAGGTCTTTGTATTTACCCATGTTGCTATCCTCTTATTGTGCCAATTCCCTTATGGCAAATAATCTGCCGTCAACTCGGAACCTGATTTCTCTGCCCTCATATCCTGCTTTGAACATTTCTTCTTTCGTCACTGGTATCCAGTGCGGTTCGGGCTGAATTGTGGGCATTGCATCAATATCCTCTTTTCGCACCGCAATAATGCCAGTGCCGTAATAATGCTCATGTCTTCCAGTGTCGCACGAATCTATACTTTCGTATGAAATTGCATCCGCATCAATTGCTCTCATGTTGTCACCTCTCTCACTTCAAACTTCCACTTTTTCGCATCTTCTCCGATTTTCTGAAAAAGCCTAGCCTCTGCAAGCATCGGAGTATCTTCGCAGATTCCGAACTGGAACTCCTTTTTCTGTTTGTTGTAGATTCCGTACTTGCTATGTCCGTTGCCCATGTAATACGTTGATGACTTCATTCCGTCACCTCTCTCTCAAAAAACGGGCAGTTGTATCTTACTTGCTCCCCCCATTTGGGAACATACTCGCAAGTCCTCTTTTTCTTGCAGATGTTGCAATTTCCGCTTTCTTGTATGGCTTTAAGTAATTTTAGGCAACTGCGGACATAAGTTATATCCGCTATTACTTGGTCAAGTCTGTTCATTCCGTCACCTCCATCTTCGCTCCGCAGTTAGGGCAAAAGTGCATTTTTTCGCTACCTTGATTAAGGACAAATGTTGTTCCACATTGGTTGCAATTAAACGTATCCATATCAAGTCTGTTCCACTTTCCTCTCTTCGGCTCTGCGGGCGGCAACTGGTTCAATGCGTCCACAATTCCGTCTATACCTACTCCGTTTACTGCGCAATCTTTAAATGTTTCTATCGCCTGTTGTCTGCTTATTGCATCATTCACATCATTCATATTATTACCTCATCTTGGAATATCTGTTTCTCTTTCAACTTCCCACAATACAAAAGCTCTTTCTACGTATATTTTTCCCAATCGTTCAAGAGCAAAAGCGTACATTTTTAACAATTCATCTTTATCATCGGTAACCATCATCCGATTGATATTACCTTGAAGCATATCAGCTTCATTCATCAATTCTTTGTGTGTCATTTTGTTACCTCGTATAACTATTTCCATGGTGTGCTACCTTATCAAATTTAGGTACGGTTTCTTTTAATATTTTATACATTTTTCTGGAAACATATAATTTATTATCTATAAATATTGCTGCTTGACTTTTAGGGCAAGCTCCTTCCCACTCTTCCCAGACCCCATATCTTTTTAACCATTTTTTATTAATTCGTTTCTTTTTATGTTTCCGTTTTTGGTCACCGACTTCATGTTCCCATTGAATAATAATATCTATTCCAAATAGATAATTTACAAACGATTTATTCATAAATGTTTACCAATTATAATTATTTACCTTAATTACATCATATCCACAAAGACTTGTCACACCAGTATATGGATTATAAACAGGAATATAGCGATAACTAGAAGCATTATTATTTAAAATTTTATTATTTTTTTCTTTTTTAAATTTATTATTTTCTTCTTTCAGTTTTTTATTCTCTTCTTTTAACTTATTATTTTCATCAATCAACTGGCTTATTCTTTTACTCTTTTTCCCAGTTGTGATTTTATCTTTTATTTCTTTTATATCATTATTATTCTTAGTAGCTAAACAAGCTATTTCTGTTAAAAGTGTTTTTTCAATTTCGTCCATTCTGAGCTTATTTGATTCATAATAATCATTTATATATGTCATTGATAAATCATTTGTCCGTCTAATAATACGTTCTGTTTCTTCTAATATACTTTGATTTTGTGTTTTAAAATAACAACCTCCAAATCCAATAATAAAACAAATTGTAAATGTAATAAGTAGAGCAAACATTAAACCATCCATATATATTCCTTTCTATATTATATACATATTAATATTATTGTCAATAATCTATTCCAATTAATTATCATTAAAAATTATCAAATGTAATTCTTTCTGGGTAATCATTTGGATTATAATTTTGCATCCAATCAACCAAAATCTTTGTAGCTTCACTTTCATCAAGCCAAAACTCTTCCATTAAATAAGGGACAGCACCATACATATTAGTCTGCCCACTTCTTCTCAGCCATTCAAGATACAGCCATGTTTTTTTAGTAGTCATAATCATTTCCTTTCAGTTGGTTTATTAAGTATATCATTTATTTCAACATACTATCAACTACTGTATTAACATCTTTACCATCAGCCTGTCCTTTAACTTTAGGCATAAGATTTTTCATAATCTTACCTTTATCTTTTTTGGTCGGATTATCAATACCCAACTCTTTAATAATTCCATTAACAATTCCTTGAATCGCATCTTTACTCATTTGCTTTGGAGCAAACTGTTCATAAAGATTTTTTCTAGTCAGCATAAATCCCATAATATCTGTTCTTTCAATAGGACAAGATTCAATTGTTTCTTGCACTTGTTTAATTTCTTTAAGAATAACTGAATTCTCTTCTGCTTCGGTCAGTTCTTTTCTTTTGTCTTTTGCTGTTTTCTGCAATGCCTGAAGCAACATAGAAAGAGATTCTTTTGTCTCTTTATCATGTGCTTTAAGTGCTTCAATCATTTTTGTTTTAATTAATTCTGTTTTTGTCATTTGTTTTATCTCCTTTTTATTGTTAAATTATTTGTTCAAGAGCATCTATAGCCTGATTAATATAATCATTAATTTCATCTATTTTTGATTCTTTTTCGTTATCTTCATCATCTTCATCATTAATATCATTAATATCATTAATAATATCAATTGCTTCTTCCAACAAATCAACAGCTTCTTGCAAATTATCAATCGCTTCACTTGACTCTTCTCCTCTTATAGAATATTGAAGATTTTCAGGCATGTTGTCATAAGCATCTTCCTCTTCCCAAAGAATATCTTCAATTTCACTTTTTATTGATTCAATTGAATCATAGTTTGTAATTCTTTCCAGATTATCAATAGCAACTGCAATTCTTTTCCTTCTTGATTTGTTCATTTTTTTGTTCCTTTCCTTTTAAATAAAATAATTTATATTAATCTTCTAAAAACTTTGCCATAATATCAGATGCTTTTTGTCTATCTGAATCTTGATTACCTCGAATATATATTTCAGTGATTTTAGGATTAGTATGTCCCATTTGGTCTTGTACGAATTTGATATCTCTTGTTTCGTTATAAAGATGTGTACCAAAAGTCGCTCTAAGTTTGTGAGGAGTAATATGCTTTCCTTCAATATCTGCTGTATATTTTTTTACAATATCTGAAATAGCACATTGAGAAATTCTTATTCTATATTTTGAAATAAATAAAGCTTCTTCTTCTTTACCATTTAATAATTCTTGTCTTTTTGTTTTCCAATCTTGTAATGCTTTCATGGTTTTAGAAGGAAGAATGTACTTATGAATTTTACTTCCTTTATCCATAACAATTAATGTAGAGTTATCCCAATTGACACTATTCATGTCTAATTTAAATAATGCAGAACATCTAATACCTGTCGATAGAAACAAAAGAATAATCGCATTATCTCTTTCTTTCCATCTTTCTTGAATTAATTTTGCTTGATGAGACCCTATCCCATATTCAATATTAGAAAGTGTACATTCAACTTCTTCTTTTGTTAAAAAAGCATTTTCTCTTTTTTCTTTAGTAGTAATTGATTCAATATTTTTAGGAGCAGTTATTTTATCCATTGGATTATTAATTGTTTTACCACTATACAAAAGATATTCAGAATATCTTTTTAAAGCAAAAAAAGCACAACGTTGATATCCTGAAGTTTTTCCTCGTAAAGAAGCAAGAAACCCAGTATAATCATCCATGGTTATATTTGAATTATCTTTATCTATCTTATTTAAAAATCTAATTACCTGATTAATATAATTATAATTTGTGGTTAATGACCCTTTACTAGATAAATAATTAGCGAATCCTGTTAATTCAGGATATTTTTCAAGTTTATTATTAATCATTCTTTCTATATTATTTTCATAATTTTGAATTCCATTCATAATAATCTCCCTTTAATTGTAATTAATAATATCTTCAACAAAATTTCCTTCATCATCAAATGCTTTTATAATTCCACAATTTTTCAATCTCCATTTAGGCTCTTTAACTCCTTTAATAAAAGCAATATCTTCTATATTAATTGGTTTTAAAAAATTTTTTAATGAAAGTATTGTATTTAACTCTATTTTAGAATAACAAATTCCAGTCCCTTCATCTGTTAAAGTTAAATTTAAGTATTCTTTTTCTGTTAAAGCATACCATTTACTCCAATAATTAGATATCTGTTTATCAGAAATACAATGTTGTGTTTTAAAATCAAAATACTCTTTTTTCCCAAACCTAATTAAGTATTGTTTAGTTTTAATTGGACTATCATATTTTTCAGTTTTAGGTTCTACAATTAAATGCAATTGATATGGTCTCATATTTTTAAGATACACTTTTTGATTAAGAGGATTATTATTATAAAAATATTCTTTAGCTTTTTCTTTCTGTTCTGGGGTTGAATTAGAATAACAAAATAAACTAGTATTATTTTTAATAAGCCTTTTAGAAATTTTATCTAAATTAACTTTATTCCATTCACGAACATAATTATTCCATTTTAATATTTCAAAGGGATTATCTCTGTTAGTAAAATCGTCTAAATAAGTATTTGTTAGTAATATATCATTTTCTAATCTGATAATACTATCGTCCCAAAAATTTTCAACAATACACCATTTTTTATTATTATTTAATGCAATATTTTTATTATGAATTAAATTTTGTAAAATTCTTTTATCTTCTGTATATTGCATTGGTTGTTCACTTTTTTCATAATACCACCTTTTTAATCCATATTTATCAACTCCTTTATATACTTTTCTATTGTTATCTGTTTTAAGATATATCCTTTCATCTCCATTCATTCGTTCAAACCATACAGATTTATTATTATTAATTGCGTACTTTTTTCTTTCATCTCTATAAAATTGATTACGAACACCAAATTTATTTACCTTATAATAACTAATTATTAAAAATACAAAATATCCAATTAACAATGAAAAGAACCCAGCCATAATATTTCCTCCGCAATTCTAAATATATTATTTACCTCCTATATTATACTATTTATTTCTATTAAATACAATCCTTATTCAATTTCCAACTCCAAATCATAATCACAATCTTCTAAATCAGTATATACCCAACCATTATATTTGCACCACCTTCTGCATTCATCATAATTTCCTTTAAATACAATTTGTTTATTTCCTTCATTATCTTCATAGAATACTTTATCTTCTATTTCTTCATCTGGATTCAAAATATTCGGCACAAATCCTTTAATAATACAAAAGTCATAAAATCCAATCAATTCGTCATAGATATAATTATTATACCAATCTTCAAAAGTATCTTCTTCATCAAATCCAACTGCTTTACCAAATTTAAACCAGTCTTCAAGTATCCATCGAGGTACATCAAATCCAACTGTATTATCTTTATTACATTCTGCTTCACTAAATAATCCAGTATCATCGGCATACATGGTAATATACATCATTTCATTTCTATTGTTTTCCATTTTATTTCCCTCCATTAATCAATAATATTCATAATATTTAAAATCTTCTGTTCTCCATTTATCAAATGACAAGTTTAGACCAAGTTCTTTACATACATCCTGTAAAAATTTTTTATCTGTATAATTTAATTCCATTATTTCAACACCGCATCCTGTTTCATCCCAATATTTTTTGTTACTCCATAATTCAGAATCAAGCTTGCTAAAATTATCTACACCAATATCATAACCAAACAATGTATTAAGATGAGCCATTCTATCAATATCACAAACATCCCATCCTTCTATGAGATGTTTAATATAAAATTCACTTGCCTTATTATGTTCATTAATTGCTTTTTCATTAAAGATTCCATTGCTAATCAGAATATCAATTGCTTCTTCTCTTTCTTCTCTTTCTTCTCTTGTAAGTGTATTCATATTATGTTCTCCTTTTATCTTCAGTCTCTAAAAATCATTACATTGGGTGTATTTCCTAACCAATCTTCTCTTTTAATAATTTCACAAAGTAATTCAAAATCATCAATAAATTCAATTGTATAGTTTATAATCTTCTTCATTTCAATTGCATCTGATTCATCATCATAACTGTCCAAAAATTTCTCTGAAAGATTCTGTTTTATAGCCAATTCAATAGCTTCTCTTCCATTATCTGCATTAACCAAGAATTGTGTATTATCCAAATCATAAGTAATTAAATATAAAGTCATTCTTCATCCTCCTCATGTTTCTGCATTTTTTCAGAAAGCATTTCCATTACAGCCCATAACCATTCTACATTTACATTATCAGGTTCATATGTTCTTTTACTAATTGCTTCCATTAAAATCTGTCCAAGTGTAACACCTTCTGCCTTAGTGAATTTCAAATTAATAATATCATTGTATTTATCCATTTCTTTCCTCCTTTACCAAATATCATCTCTTACCCAAATTACGCCCATATGTCTGCCACTTACAATATCTTTAGGCATCGCATAACCATCTTCACGATTAGAAAACCAAATTGCTCTGGTTATTTTATTCTTTTTAATTTCTTTCTTAAGCTGTTCCCAATTAATATTTTCAGCAAAAACAAAATCAGCATTCAACCCTTTTCCGTTAGGGTCGCCATCAACAGAATGTGTAAAGACTAAATCAAATTTACTTTTATCGTTATAAATATAAAGCAATCTGTAAACACCTTTACAATAATCTCTTTTTGCTTTTCTTGCCATTGTTTATTTACCTCTTTTAATTAATCAAATTTATATTGCAAATAATTATTTATTTTTTCTTGAACAATATTAGATTCTGGACTAATACCACATACAGTCAACCAACTTTCTGCCATTTCAGTTCTGCCATAATAATACTGATAATTAGGATTATTATCTAAATCATCAAATTCTTCATCTGTTTCGCATTCTGTTTCTCTATCTAAACAGAAAGCTTTTGAACTAGCATACATATCAATCATATTCATCATTGCATTATATGAAAATTTAAATTCTAATCCTTTATTAAACATATTATTCTCCTTTTTAATTTTTTAAATTCCACCAGTATTCAGATAATACATAATCATTTTCATTGTCTACTGTTCTAACCATAATAGCGTCATAAGGAATATCAATAAAATAATCTACATCAATATTGTCTACATATTTTTTTGCATCAATAAAAATACTTGAATAATCAATTGTTTTAATATGGCTGAAACCAGACCCACAATTCCAATAATAAAAATCTACTCTGTATTTATAATCCATTTCCTTATTCCTCCTTTTTAATCCTTCAAAGGATTTTCTTCATATTCAATATCCCACCAATAATCATGTCCTTTTATCCAATCTTCATCTGAGATATCATATGCTTCAGCTAATTCAACATCATCGGCAATCAGATAATCCTGCCACAAATCATGAATATGAGCAGCGATTGTATATTCTGGAACACCTTCTTCTCTTAACTTGTTTACCTTATCTTTGTAATAATTAATTTCCGTTTTAATGCAAAAAGCAAGTTCTTCTTCAGTCATTTCATCATAAGTTTTACTATTAATAAGTGTTTTGTATTCCATTTTTTTATTCTCCTTTTTATTTTACATCTTCTATAGGACACCAATTCTGTATATGTTTTTCTGCCCAATCAAAATCATGCCATCCATCTTCTTCATAATCTGGAATTAATTTACAATTAACTACTCGTTTATATAATGTTCTATCTTCAAAATCAGCAAGAACCAGTTCACTTGTATGAAAAATACAATCATTGCAACATTTAGGTTTTTCTAAACCTTTAATGAAAATTCCTTTTTTACTCATGGTTATTCTCCTTAATTGTTTTTATTTTTGTATCAATAACTCCTGCATAATATCCAATGAAAAAGGCTATAATTAAAAGTATTACTAATGCAATAAATGAAATTGTTTGCTCATTTATATTCACATCTCCCATTCATATTTTCTTTATTCGTCTTAGTAATGCTACTCTATAAGGTTCAAATTCTTTTGCTTCATTAAAACCATTGGCTTTAAGAATCTGTTTCCTTTCATTTTCAGTCAATATTTTATTTACTTTTATATCAGATGTAATAACCCATACTCTATCTCCAACTTCTCTAAATAGGTAATATCCATTTTTTGGACAATGTTCAAAGCATTTCTTTTTCTGTTTTAAAGCATCATCTGTATAATCATGGTTTGTATTATATTCAACTTCACACCATACTCTTTTCCAGTATTTAGAGCGCTGAGATTTGTAAGTTCCATCAGCAGACATTAACCAAGGTGCAGAAGGAATAGTTCCAATATGCCATCCTGAACGAACACTAAATCCTTTACACGGAATATATTCTGCATGTAACCATTTGTTCATTTCGGTTTCTTTTGTTTTGCCAATAAACAAAGGGAATAACTTTCCTTCTTGATTCATCTCGAATAATTTATAACCAATTCCTGTTTTCATTATAGATTCTTCCTTTTTATTTGTCTATAATATTTACATATTTTATTTTCTGGTTTATAATGGAATTAATTTTTGGGAATTAATTCCATTGTTTTATGAATAAATACGCAAATATTATATTTGCGAATATTTATAGGTTGACAAATTTTATTTTTTTATGTATAATGTACGGGTGGTGGGCTGGGAATAGATATATATAATATATATTAATATATACTTATATATTATTTATTTATATATACTTATATATTATTTATTTATATATATTATATATATTTATATATCTATATAATTAATTAATAACAGTTTTAAAGTACCTTTTTATTTACCTTAATATTTAAGTTTATCAATTATAAAATTATACATCGCTTTTTCTAAATCTTTTTTCCAGTTAAAATCATTAAAATTAATTTCATAATGTTCAAAACAATTATAGTCTGTATCCCAATAACCAGTTTTTTCATTATATTCCATATAATAAATAGCTGAATAATTATCTCCCTCTTCTATACAAAAATTATATTCAGCTCCATATGTTCCAAAATCAATAACAGCCATTCCCCATTCATCAATATCAGTGTACTGTTTATAACTATCATCCATGTTTAATTCAAATTTATAATTCATATTCAATCTCCTTATATATTATTAAAAGTCAATTCCCTTTTTACAGGGAATTGACCATTGCATAAGCATTATCAAGAAGTTCATTACCACTCATATTGTTAGCAAATCGTTTCTCTTTCCATGTAGAGGTTCTTCTAAGAGGTTCTGTATGGTCAACATAATCAGATACTGCATTGATAAATCTGAATGCACTCTGTTCCATATCAATGATATCAGGTGCGTATTCATAACGATACATCAATTCAGCCCTCTTGTTCTGTGCCATTGTAACTGCTCTGGGCTGCATATCTTCTGTAACAGGAAAGAGCATATCAATGAATGATTTTACTCTATTTTTATCACAAGTAAGAAGTTTCATTCTATCTACTTCTCTTTCGAATGCTCCAATGTAGTTACCAAGAAGAGCAAGACCATTTTCCACTTCCTCAAGACGAAGATGTGCATTTGTTGTGTGACGAAGTTTCCAGAATCTAACTGCCTTTTTAATAGCGAGATTGAGAGTATTCTTGCACCATACTCTAATAGGCGTAATATATACTCCAAATGGTTTACTACCATCAAAAGAATTAACAATAACTACATAGTAGTCAATCACTTCTCCTGCTACAGTGTCCTGTCTCCATTTCATAGAAACATAAGTTACTTTGCCACCATCAAAGCAACCAGCATTTTCATAAGAAAATCCCATTCCATGGAGAATATCACAAAGTTCTTTTGTACGTTCATTGCCGATGGGAACAAATCTTTTTGTTCCACTACCAAGGAAGAGATGATTATCGTCTCTAAACACTCCAAAGATTGGAGTTGTAAGGAATTCTGTAGTAGAACCAGTTTCTTTTCCACCAAACAGAGGAATAACTTCAAATCCATAATTCAAACCAGACAAATCCCAAACTTGGTCTGTATTAAGGATGTGGGATAAATCTCTTCCACTTTCAATTCCTTCCCAAGGAAGAGTTCTTTCATCCCAATTATTTGCTTCCCAACTGGAAGTAGGAAGAATAGAATTAACCTGTGTAACAGTTTCTGAAATAACAGGATTAATTCTGTTATCGGGAACAAGAGGTCTTACAACTGCATCTTCAATAACAATGTCATTTGTAGGGAAAGTAATAATGTTGTTTGTCATGTCTTATCTCCTTTTCTTTCATAAAATTTATATGGATTTTTAATTACTTTTTGAATTAATAAAGAGGACTAGAATAAGTATCCAGCCCTCGAAATAACTTTTCTTATTTATGCGTTTTTTATTTATAATTACATTCTTCTATTTCTTTAATAGTTCCTGTACATACGATATCATCTGCAATTCCAAATCTTATTGTACAATTTCCATTTTCACAATATTCGCAAAGACATTTATTTTTCATATATTCTTTTGCCTTATTCCCAACATCAATGCCGTGTTCTTCACAATAAAGAAACATTTTATTTCCTTGTTCTTTATTATAGTATTCAGCTACTACATCTGGCGTATAACCCATATCACACATTAATTGATATGCATCTGTTTCGTCATAATCCTCTTTATAGAAATACTCAAGCATTTCTTTAATTTCTTCATATACATCGAATTGCGTTAAATTCTGAAGAATAATATCTCCGCTACGGCTATAACGATAACAGCAAAGAATTTCATCTTTACCTTCTCCCATCCAACAATCGCTATATACTCTTGCTTCAGGGTCATACTGTTCCAACTGTTTAATAAGTTCTTTTACTTTCATTTATTTTGTTCTCCTTTTTTATTTATACCACCAGTGCATGGATGATACAATTTTACCTGTTGCAATTTCAACTATATCGACTTTAATTGCATCGCAACCTTTAAAAAGTTTAGTAATTTCTTCTTCACTTGTGGGGAAACAAGGATTATAATATACATTTAATATAAGTTCTTTTGCATCATATTTATTATCGAGTAAATCAACTGTTTCTCTCCATACAAAACGGTTTTCTTTTCTATAAGTAAAATCAACTCTATATTTACTTTCTTTGAACAAATCCCATAAATGTTTTCTCATCAATTCATCTCCTTTGATTTTTCTTTTTTATCTATCCATTCTTTAACTTCTTCAATTGTTTTAAAATACATTTTTAACTCATTATTCTTACGTCTTTGTTCTACATATCCACTTGTAATCCAATCACCGTAATCATAATAGAATCTATCTACAAAATAAAAACCATTTTTATCTTCCCACCATACATAATCATAATAATTATCCATCTTAGAAATAACTTCTTCTTTTAAATCAGACCAATTATCTAATGATTCAATCTGACCATCTTTTAACATTGCTTTTCCATATTCCCAGTTCATTTAACTTGCCCTCCTACATGTGGCTAAAATTCTTGTCACTTCTGTGACCGTCTTTGCTTCATTGATTTCTTCTCTAATTCCTTTAAATATATCCATATATCCAAGTTCAAATGCGGCTTTAATGGCATCTCGTTTAGCCTTTCTTAACTCCATCTCTTTCTCTTTCATTGTCTGTGTTCCTGTTCTGCCTGTTCTTACTTTTTTCATTTGATATTCCTTTCTTCTTTAATTTTATTTACATCTTCCATAAGGTTTTTAGGGATATTAATTACGGTAATCAATACATCTTCTTTGAAGACATATACTGCATTACCATAAATTCTCATATTAGTTCCTTTCTTTTGTGAGAGATAAAGTGTGTCAAGGAATCGGTGAAGATTTCCATGTGTTTCGGCATGGGTGATTCCTCTTTTAAATGCTCGTTTCGCTACTGTTGGAGCATTCTTTTTGCTTACTCCGCATCTCTGTTCAAGACGAGATATGGAATGTTTTGTTAGTATCGGCATATATTATTTACTCCTTTCATTATGTTTTTTCTTCAACGCTTTAAGTGACTTAAAAAAATGAATTGCAAGACGAAAAATAGTCTAAATGTAACATTAATTAATCCAACTAACCCTTCAATAATGTCCGTCATCATATCACCTTCGCTTTCCTTTGCTATTCCTATGGTCTGGAACGAAATATTCTCGACCAGTAACAAGATACTGCCCGCTTCTCTTTGATTGCTCTTTTTCTATTGGTGTCCAATCTTCCATAGCATCACCTCTTTAATTCTAATATTTTTATATTTTACTTCTTATGCCCATGATAAATATTTAAAAAGTCCATCTTCGGTAATTTTGTAACCTTTATCAATTAATTCTTTTTTCAAATTTTTCTTTGGCTAATTGTTTTTTATAATATCCTACTCCATTAGAGCTTACTAATATACAAGATGTTTTACCAACATCAATTGCCCTAAGAATTTCACAAAATTGATTTTCAACTAGCCATGTATAATCTCTATTAATAATCATTTCTTTTGCTTCTTTAGCGGTCGGTAATGTAGTATGAAAAATTTTTAGTTCTTTATTATACATTGTTATTTATCCTTTCTTATAAATATAGGGATAGTTAATCAAACTATCCCTATATTATTTACCTATTAAGCGGCGTTCTGAGAATTTCTTCTTGCTTCTCTTGCCGCTCTTCTTTCTGCTCTCTGCTCAAGCATTTCATTATGCTGTCTTACTTCATCGGCAATTCCATTCCAGCAAGCAAGTTCATAATTCCATTCATTCTGAGGAATATATGCCTTAACTCCTGTATGGCGGTCGTAAAGCAATTCATCCTTATGATACCATTTTCCGTTATAAGCTTCTTTGTAACCTAAATGTTCTGCATATTCCTTACTTGCGTAGTAATAAGTTCTTTCTGAATTATCATTATAGAAACAATGTACTACAATTCCACCAGTCCAAGATTCTGTATCAAAGAAACAATTAGTGGCTGAATCTTGTCTATATCTATTAGGATTTTCATTAACTGCATCCATACAAATATAATTATCTGTAGCAGAATAACCTGTATACACATTTCTTCTATTAATTTTTACCATATGGGCATCTGTACACAGACGTACCATTCTTGTGTCGATTTCAAATCTCTGATGATGCACACAATATCTAGCACAGTTAGAGCAATAAACCTGACCATCAATTTCAATATGGTCATTTTCTCTTACTCTACGTCCACAATGATGGCATCTTTTTATTTCGTTGAAGCAATCATTACAGATAATACTATCACAATTACTATGCTCTTCTCCGCATTTAGGACAAATTCCGCTATGTCCTATAGTAATTCTATTAGTGTTCTTCAATTTACCTTCTGAAGGTTTGAGCCAAGATACATTACAATTACTAAAGTTGGTATAATCTCTGTAATGTGCTCCACGAGATTCAGTCATCTCAGCACATGCAGATGTTCCCTGTTTAATAATCCAGAAATTATTTACATTAAATATTTCAGACATAGTTTTCTGCATAATAGCTCTGATTTCATTATAGATTGTCTGGTCTCCATCATTGTTCTGAGGATAAACTCTGCCCTGAATTATTTTATCTTCTCCAATGTGGAACATACATCTGTTTGCTTTAGGTTCAAATTCAAAATCTGCTCCATTATATTTCCTATCTACTGTATAAAATACAATAGATGCCCCATCGAGCATGTAAGAAAGAGTCCCACCCGAATACATACCCCTATAATTATTAGGACAATTTCTATCATTTAACTTATCAATAGTGTGACAAGAACTCCAAGAATTACCAAAGGACATAGTAAGATAATCAATAGGATTAATTGAAATTATTGTATGTCTTTTAATTGCAAGTTCGTTAATATCATCTCCGAATTTAGCAAATTTCTGTTGATAATCTTCAACTTTGTCTACACCAAGTTTTCTGCAAAGTTTACCAATAATTCTGGAGAATTTCTGTCCTGCTACAATTCGCAAATCAAGGAAGTCTGTCAATTCATTAAGTTCATCTACTTCTGTTGCTGTTGTTAACATGTGAGGGTTACTGTAGATTAAATTAATAAACAAATTAAGTTTAGTTAATTCATTATTTTTCTTTTCAGAAATATAATGATTATTGCCTATATAAACATTATGATTGTCTATATAATTTGTAATATAATACATTCTATTATATTCTTTTTTAATTTCTGATAAAGGTAAACCATTTACTTTAACAGAAGCCATTCCATTACCTAGTTTGGTACTCTCAATCTCTCTCATATGAGTAAAAATATAATCAAGTCTTTGACGAGCATTGTAAGCCTCTCTATAAGTCATTCCACAACATTTTGCTTCATATTTATTATTGTAAATATCCTGAATGGTGTCACGTACCCAATCTAAAAAATCACGGCATCCTTCTACGTTTACCTTACGGTGATAATCAGAAGAGAAAGCAATTTTGCCATTTCCAATATAATTGGGATGGTTCATGAAATAAGGATACATCCATCCTTTTTCTTTATTATACGTATCAAGAAGTGCATCTAATCCTTTATCTGTAGGATTATAATGTTTGTCTGCCTTATAACGATAATTAGGAAGCAAATTTTTGATTTCGCTTTTATAATATTCCAACTGTTCTGTGGGAATATTATATTCGTTTTTAACCATTCTTAATTCGTTCATCTCATTCATGTTTATGTCTCCTTTCTTTTACATTATGCTGTGAAATAATAATCAAGTACATTTTGATAAGGGATATTAAAGTAAGTGAAGAAGAAATTTTTCCAGCATTCTGCTTCTGTTTTACCTGTCATGTAAGCTGTTTCTTCTTCTCCATCTTCATTTAAAAACAGAATTTCAAGATTGCATTCTATTTCTGTATCTTTTTCCTGTGCCTTGTAATAATCATAATCATAAGTAGGAGTACTACTTTTATAATTACTATAATTGCTATTTCCGTTACATCTGCGATAATAATAATAATCTAAGTCATCATAATCATCATCATAATCTTCTCCACCAAATGTATTGTACATACCATAATATCTGGTGTTGTATGTTTTCTCTATATATTCAAAAGTTTCTACCTTTTCAGATGCCTTAAGAAGATGCTTAGTCATTTCAATTGTTTCAAGCAGTTCTTCCATAATTACATATTCATAAACAGTATGTGCTTTATAATATCCACAACTTAAATTAACTGAACTAACTTCACAAGCGGGAGAGAGATGAGATATATCAGAGAATGTTCCCCATGATTTAATCCAATTTGTTTCATCTTCTACCCAATCAATCCAATCTTGATTTGCGTTACTATAAAATACCAAGTCATTTGAGTTGGCTCTATCCAATTCAATCAAGAACTTCATATTACTAAGTTCAGTAATATATTTTGTCTTACAGAATTTTCCTGAGCCTATACCACCAACCTCTTCTTCTTCACAGAAAAGAACATAAGGTAAATAACCAGATTCAATTACCTTGAGGATGGCGTAGATTCCACATCTATCATCACCACCAATTCCCTGTGGCGAACTAATAGTATGAGTTACCTTTCCTTTCTTATCGGTCTGAATATCTTCATAAAAATCTGTTACTAATTTTTTATGAACAGTATCCATATGAGCAGTAAGAAGTACAGGAATATCTCCTCTACAATAAATATATCCATCTCCAATTACTGTGTTGTCTTTTCCGTAAATCTTTTTCATTTCTCCACAAAGATACTGCTTTAATTTCTTTGCGGATAATTTACAAATCTGAATAAATTCGGGGAAGTCGGTTTCATTTTTTCTTCCCTTATAAGGATATTCGTATGTTTTGGCTTTAGACTTAACTGTATAACTATTTGTTATCGGGTCATATTCGTATAAGTCAGAAAATTTGTCTTTTCTCTCGTAGTAAGTATTTGTCATTGCTTCTATAGCCTTTGCTGCTTCATAGAAATTCGTTCCTTTTGCTTCATTAACAAGTGCCTTTGTTGATACAGATGTGTTTGCCATAATATTGTTCTCCTTTCTTATTTTATTTACTTATTAGGCAGTTTCATCAATTTCGTCTTCGTCTTCATTGATAAGTACTCCACATTCGAGACATTCATCTCTGTCTGCGAGAGTCCAACCACCACAATGAGGGCATTCAATTACATTAGTATCGCTTGTCATATACCAATCACCATCAAGTTCTACCCAATCATTGTAATATGCGTAATCGACATTAAGGAAATGATGGTCATTTCCCCATCTGTCTGTAAAATGTACGCAAGTTCCCCAGTAATCATAGAAATACTCTTCTGTATATTCATCTTCGTAGACATTTTCACTATGCCATTCTCCTACATTGTCACAATAGTAACAATCATCTTCGTTGGCACATTCTGCGTCACAATAATATCTCTCTGTATCTTCGTCATAGATGTAATCTCCATCATTAAGGTTAATGAGACTACCACAATTTGCACATTCTACACAATCATCATCATTTATTTTGCTTGCACAGTCATAGCAAGCCAAATAATCGTCTCTGCTATGCTGTTCTCCACAGTAAGTGCATATGGGAGTATGACCAATAATAACAGGTTCTCTATTATCTTGATATCCTTCTCTTTTAAGAAGAGAAACTGTGCAGTCTCTATAGTGCATCCAATCTTTATAATTAGTTGCTCCATCAGCAGATATAGCATATCTCTCACAGTTGTCAGTTCCCTTAAACAACTTCCACAGATTATTTTCATTTACACATTCTGCAAGAACTTTCTGCATAATTGTTCTAAGCTGGCTTGCTATTGAAGTTTCTCCATCTGAATCTCTTCCATCAGGATAAACTCTACCCTGAATAAATTTATCTTCTCCAATATGGAAATTACATCTATTCATTTTATCTTCAAGACAGAATTCTTTTCCTTTGTACTTTTCATCTACTGTATACATAATAACAGTAGCACCATCAAGCATATAAGAAAGAGTTCCAGAACAATACATACCAGAATAGTTATGTTCACTATCTGTATTTCTTTCATTTAACTTATCAATGGTCTGACAAGATGCCCAAGAATTACCAAAGGACATTGTGAGATAATCAATAGGATTTACAGAGATAATCGTCCATCTTTTAATATCAAGAGGATTAATAGCATCTCCAAGTTCTGCAATTTTACCATTCCAACCATAATCTTTTATACGAGTATGACGCTCTCCATTTTCACTTGTCCAAGTTTCTGTGCGCTTATCAACAATTTTATCAAGTTCATAATACTTCATAAATTTACCGACAATACGAGAAATCTTCTGTCCTTTGACAGCTTTCAGACCGATAATTTTTCCGTTTTTCTCGTAGTTAAAAGGCTTTGCATATTCATTTGCCTTTTCAGCAAATTCTTCATCTGCAATATAACCTTCATAATTAGCCACCATATCAACGAATCCAATTCCTGATATATACTTTAAATACATATCATCATTAATAAAGAAGTCCTTGCGATTAAGACTTCCAATATAATGAGCGTGTACACCTGCCAAATTATAAAGTTCACAAATTCTTTCATATTCTTTTACGACCTCTTCATAGGTCATTCCATCAAAAGTTACATGATGAAAATGCCCTCCATAATTTATATTAAGTTCTCTTAAACTCCTCATATAATCTACGATTCTCGACAGTCTCTTTTTAGCCTCGTAGATTTCATCATATGTACAACAATTTATTTTATATTCATATTCAGGTTTCATTGCCCATTTTTTAATCTCTGTTTTGAACCACTGACAAACATTTTTTACAGTCTGAGAATCTTTTGCACGAGAATAAGAACTTTCAAGTACAATGCCCATTACCTTTTCATCCCAATTAGGATGATTAGACAGAATAGATGCAATAGGAGCTTTGTTTTTCTTGTATGTCTCCCAAATTACCTTAAGACCTCTTTCGCTATTGGCATGATGATACTTTGTCAGTAATTCGCCCATAGTAGAAAGAACATACTCTTCCTGTTCTTTTGTAAAATTATAAGTTCCCTTAAGATTAATTGCGGGTTCAATTGCAGGCTTCGTAAGCACAGTTGCTCCACTTCCAACTTTGAAGTAGTCTAATAATACATCATAATTTATGTTTTTTGTGTAACATACTCCTTCTTCTTCTTCTCTCTTTTCTTTAAAACTATTCCATTCTTCAATTGTAATAGGACGAAAATACTGTGCTTGTACAGCAAAATATCCCTTCTCAATATCAGAACAAGAAAAGTTAAAACTCTCTATATTTGAAATTTCTCTTGAGCGCATACCACTGCTTTCTTCAAGAACAAAGACATTGATATCATAGATACCATTGCGGTTAAATTCATTTACGTATCCTACGATGCACAGATTACGGCTATTGGTAATGCCATAACTATTTCTCTCATTTCCGATTACAAGGTCTCCTACGTTAAACATAAGCATAAGTTAATTCCTTTCTCCCCGTTATGCTGTTAGGTCAGCATTTATTATATTTATTAATTTATTTATATTATATATATATTATTATCTATTGCAATAGTCTTTCATCCCAAATTTTATTTGCTTCAGGCGTACCACACAGATACAACGTTACATGTTTACCTTCCATGAAACATTTGGGACATAAACATCCATGATATTTCATTGGGTCTTTATCAATATAGAACATTCTATTACCACAGTCGGTATAATAAAATGTGCTTTTACCATCCGTGGATTCAACATATTGATAAGTTTCTGCCCTGTTCATTTGCTTTTGCTTCTTTCTTAAATGGAATAATTAATATTTATTCCATTACTATCTAAATCCCACGTTTCAAAAGTTGCATCCATGATTTCTTCATAATCTTCATTGTCCATGTCGGAGATGTTAATTGTAATGGTATCACCTGTATCTGTGTTGTACAGGTTTACATCAATCCAATCCTGATTACAAGATTCAAGAAAATCTCTTACTGTTTCCAATTTTAATTCTCCTTTCCTTTGTCAAAAACAGAATTCATATATATATCTTTCATCCTTTGCAGGACTTGTAGATATAATCTTATAAGGAATATATCCCATAGTGGTATAGGCTTTATATACCGTTTCGCTTCCCATGTTGCGGAAGAATGGGATAGCTTCCAGTGTGTTCATATAGAACTGGGTTGTAATGGATTTTGTTTTTTCTTCTGTATCAATCCATTTACTTCCTTTCTTGACCTGTTTTGTTTTGGTCATCGACCCGATGAACTTGTCACTGTTAAAAGGCAGTGAAGTTGTGTCGGGATAATTTTTAGTTGCAAATGGATATTTTCTTTTAAAATCTGCGTAGCTCATGTACATTTTACCTTTCAAGTACATATGTTCTCCTTTCTAATTCCGTTGTGGTTTGTTCCTTTTTCAAATCTTACACCAAAATTGATGTAAGTATTTTTCTTACTTACTTCAACTTCTTCAAAACAATCGTTTCCAAGATAGCGGAATTTTGTATTCCTTTCTCTTGGTGTGAGAAGTTCGTTCATGACTGTCGTGTTTTTATTGAGGTAATCATACTTCTCTTTGATAACCCTATAGTATTTCATTTGTTACTCCTTTCTTCTTAGAGGGTGGCTAATCTTTCCATACCTTCGTTTATTGTAATCAGTCCTCTTTCCATGTTCTTGATGATATTGTCAATATCCATCAAAAACATAGGTCTATACACATTGCGAGAATCCATTTCTCTTATCTGCGCTCTTTTGTAATTTGCATATTCATGTACGAATCTAGGAAGTTTAATCATAATAATCTTCTCCTCTCTCTAACCATAAAGGGAAATCATTGTCGTAATTATCGGTGACTCCCCAATTGTTTAAATATTCTTCATTTTCTTCAAATGCTTCAATATCTGCAATAATATCTTCAATTGTGGGAAGTTTTGTTTCATCAGCTGTATCTTTGCCAGCATCAAGAATCTCTTTTCTTTTTAATTCAAGAGTCTTGATATAGAATTTTACTTTGCGTTCTCCTGTTTGTGTAAGTTTCATTTGCTTTACTCCTTTCTTTTATGCAAGTTTGAAGGTTGCATGTGCAACTTCATCTCCCTCTCTCAAGCAGTTTGCGAATTTCTCCGCAAAGTCATTAGTAAAGGGAATCTTTACCAGTTTCTCTACAAGGTTGTCCAGTTCATACTGATTTTTTGTCTTAACAGTTTTATTAATATCCCTTTGAGACGCAAGGTTATTTTCCTTGATGTAGCGGAGAAGTTCATAGAGAACATCATTTTTAAGTCCTCTACCCTCTTCTTTATATCCCGCTTCATCAAGAGCTTCAAACAAGAACTTAATTCTCTTGTAAGAGATTTCTTTAGTCTCCAACATAGAAACCAGATTGTCAAAAGCGGACGCAGAGATATACCCTCTTTTAGCTCCACCCATTCCTGTCTTTACTTTGATATCGTGTTTATTCAGTACTCCTTTAACACGACCTACATAGTACTTGTGCAGGTCAAAAGTGTATCCTTTCTTTACTTCCGTTGCCGTGGAATCAATCACATTGGTCATCTCGATGGGAGTTCCATTATTGATAATAACAATGGTTGCCTTAGTGTCTTTGAGCAATTCAGCAAGTGCGGTCATGTTGAAGTCAGCGGATACGGAAATAGCGTTTGTGTTATTGGTCATAATAGAATTCCTCTCTTTCTTTAAATTATTTTTTTTGTTTTTGTTTACGTTGTTGAGTTCTATATTTAGTTACAATATTCAATTACGATATTCAGTTGTATATTATCTCCCTCTTATTCGAGAGTAATAATTTCTTTCAGAGTATCTTTAATCAGAGTGTCATAATACTCTGCGAGGAAATAATCTTCCGCCTTGAGAGCGGCTTTTTTGAGGATTGTGTACTCATGTACAAGGTGCATTGCTTCTTCTTTTACTGACATTATGATTTGCCTTCCTTTCTTTTATTTCTTTATAAAATCAAATATGCAAAAAGACCATTGTATAAAATAAATAATGGTGCATATTGCCCAAAAAGGTAGATTGGAGCATGATACAGTTATGATTGCTACCACGCCAAATATTCATGAAATGTATTTAAACATAATTATTTGCCTCCTCCTTAATTTCTCTATAATCTATGCCTAAAATATCATCGACAGTTACATTAAAAATCTCCGCAAGAATAATTAAATTATCCACGGTAGGTAGATTTCTTCCGTTAATCCATTTATATATTGCTTGCGGAGTTTCAAAGCCAAATATTTTCTGTATATCTTTTACAGAAAGATTTGCCTTTTTGCGGAGCAAATCTATTTTTGCTCCTGTCATGGGTACATCAATGATTGGGATTTTCATAACTACTCCTTTTATAGCATTTTAAAAAATGTAATTATTTATTATATTCTTTGTGTAAGAGCATGATAAGGATTTACCTTTGCCCATGCAAGGATTCTATCTTTATACGAATCCCATCCCGAACTCTTTGTTTCAATGTCGTAGTAAATCATACAAGCTTTATTCCAAAAAGCATCTTCGGGAAAAACATTATCTTTAAGAGTAATGAGATAGTATCCGTTTTCGGGTAATTCAGGTTGTTCTTTTATAGGAATCCAATCAAGTTTTTGATGGTTCGGGTCTGTATAATGTGAAAGCATATTATATAAGAATAATGCTTCCTCATGACTTATTACAGGATTATAGCATTTATAATCTCCTGCTAATCCTGCAATATGTTCTTTTATTTTTTGTTCTGTCATATTATTTACCTTTCCTTTCCTTTTAAAAATGATAAACTGCTTTTCCGCTAATAATTGCATCAAAGGACTTAGCCATTTCTCCATCACAATAGATTTCAAAATGGGTAAGATTATATCCTGCGTCACTTGTTTCATACGGAATATTATGCATATTGCAATATACACGTATTGCTCTGATGGCTTCTGCATCATTTACATTATGCAATTCACAGTTTCTCCATTTTTTCTCCATTTGCTTTGCCCCTTTCTTATTTGCTGATGTATGAAATAATGGCATGACCACCTTCATACTGTTTTCTGTAACTGTTTTCCATTTCCATGCAAGTTTCGTATTCATGGAAATAGGATTGACAAACTTTTTTGTTTGCCTTATTAAGATAAATAAACTTATACATAGTTCTCTCCTTTCTTTATTTACCTTATTAATGCCTACAATTGATATGCATAGATATATTATTTGCCTTTACCTATACATATTACCACACGAAGCACAAGAAACTGTGCTTACCGTAATTAATCAGACCATCATCGGAGCGGTCAGATTCAGTTCCTTTGTGGTCGAATTTTAAAACAAACTTCTCTCCCTTGTGGACGTTGGGAGAATCCTCTGTATAACAAGAAAAGAGATTACCTGTTGTATCTTCAAAGGTAATCTCATTTTCGTTGACGGAATACACAGTTCCTTTTATTGTATATGTGGCTTCCATATGGAAACCAATGAGAAGGATGAAGAGGATGATAACGTCTATAAGAAATTTCTTTTTCATTTTTACTTACCTGCCTTTCTGAGTTTTTTTTCTCTTCTTGCTTTACGAACCTTGAGTCCTCTGCGGATAGTTGTTTCTGCAATATCAGCTGCAACTTCTTCTAAAGCCACACAATAAATGAAATCTTCTAAATATCCTTTACGAAGAAGTTTGTGAAATGCTGTGTAGATTTCTTTTACTTGTGCATTAACTGTGTGTCCTTCGGGCAGAGGTTCGTGCATAATAGCTTTTCTGATAATATAATAAATATCAGTAATGCCTTGCACTTGAGAACAGTGTCCTGTTTCAATGTTATCAAATTCCCAATTAACAAGATTCATAATTGGGGTCTGAATTATATCCATTACTTCCTTTGTTTCGGAAGTATATGAATAATCTTCGGTGTACAGGTTCATTTTTTATTTACCTCTCTTTCTTGAATATAATTATTTGCCTTATTAAGTAAAGAATTAATCCTCACAATCGGGACGTATAGAATTACCGCATATTTTATTTGCGTTCTATCCGTCCCTATCTGGGGATTAATTAAGCAATGACCTCATATTCCGCAAGTGAATCATATACTTCGGGAAGGTCTGCTTTGATAATATACGTCTGGTCAGGACGTACTCTGTTATAAGAGTACGCTGTACCAATGAGATGAAGACGGTCAACACAGTGACCTTGGGTTTTTTCGTTTCCGTTTTCATCATAAACGGTCAAAATCCACATAGGAGCGATTGACGGAAATGTTTGTACTTTAATCATAATTATAATTATTCCTTTCCTTTATTGAGGGATTTACTTTTTATTTCCCTCATTGATTGATTTAAATTTACGTTCAAATCGTTTCGGGAATTCAGGTTGTAATCCATATATGGATACAATTTGTTTCCCTTGAACAGATTGTCCGTAAATTTATTCACGAGTTACATACATACACATGGCATGTATTGTGTTCTAATAAACACACTAAAAGGCATGAACATTATGGGGATTAATGCTCATGCCCTCTATGTCTGTACATTAGAATGGTGGTCGTACATGATTTGAGACGAGAAAATGACTACACGAGACAACGGGTTACAAAAGTATAGTTACTTATAGGCTACTCCTTTCTATGTATATATAGTGCATTATTTTATTTCTATTCTTATATATATAGATATATTAATTAAAATACCCAAACTGCGCTTGAGCGTCTGTTTAGATATAATATATTATATCTATATATTATTTCTTGTTCCATGGATAAACATTCTGAAGGTCTTTAAGGGATTTAATAGATTTAAAATTAATCCCATTATATCCCCAGAAATCCAGTTCGTGGAATCGAATACCATTTCTTGAATAGGTGGAAATCCATTCCATGAACAGATTCCATTCAGATGTAGTTTCTTCTCCATCTGTAATAGGGTTAAGGTTAATTTCATATCTATATCCTATATCTTCACCATAAGCATCCATTTCCCAGTATTCACCCACAATTGACGGATGGTACAGATAAGGACTTGCGTCTGCGGGAATTTCTGCAATTACATCTTTAAGCAGAGAAAAGAAAATTTCTTTATCCTCGTTTTCTGTAACGGCACTAATACTGATTTTATCAAGTTTCATTTTTAGTTCCTTTCTTATATTATTATCAGCATCTCCAGTCATTGGCTTCAAGTTCTGCCCAGACTGCTTCTGCCAGTTTTTTACTTCTTACAGGTATAAGAAGACGGTCATGTTTACGACCGTTCCAATACCTGTCAATAGAATATTTAACCCTACTGTAAGTATAGTGAAGTTCTACCATGTAATAGGTAGTTACCTCACTAACTTTGTGAGTTTTAATATGTTTCCCGATTACCATTTTTACTCCTTTCACATTTCCCAGATATTGTTACCGCAAACCGTATCAAACCAATCCATAGCGATATATCGCCATGACTGGTCAATATCATACTCATGAATAGTGCCGTCAAAAAGAACAGCTAAATCTCCGAGTGGCTGTTCCTCAATGACAATTTTATCACCAAACATGAACAGGGAATAACGGTAATCATCCTGTTCGTGGGAATATTCTTCACGTACATAATGCAGAAATTCTGCAATGTTCGTGAAGTAGTCTGCAAACTCTTCCCGATTATTAATCGGGTAGTCCGTATGCAGTACAGACATATTGTTTACACCTTCTACACTTTTCTCCATAGCATCCCAAAAATCATTCAAATCTTTGGGATTATTGAAATTAATGTTATTAAAATCTTTAGCCATAATTATCTCTCCTGTTCCTCAATCCAATCAAGAATACCGTTGATATTTTCATTACTTGCGGTATCAAGGTCAATTGCAATAACTTCGCCATTAATGTAGATAAGCTCCATAATGTTACACCTCCTGTCTAATTTTAGGCATAAAAAAAGCGTCAACCAATTAAGGCTGACGCTTTTTGTATACCCAAAATTTGGGTATTATTTGTTCCAATCAATATTTCCCGAATGTTTAGGCTTCTGTCCATACTCCCACTGATAAGGACTAGCATAACGTTCATGTGTTACAGTGTCCGTCTTGCACTTGTCCAAATTGGTATGAACAATCGGGATGCGTGGCTTGACGTTCTCGTTAATCATAGCCGTATTTTCGGGACGCATACGGAATACGTTATCAAACTGATTCGCCTGTCTGAATTTAGGCGCAAGTACACGTGTATTCTTAGTTTTCACATGTGCCATTTTAGGCTCTTTCAGTCCGTGTTCCTTAATATATTCACGCACCATTTTTTCAAGTTCCTGCGTTACTGGAGTAGTTCCTAATACAATTTCAGTCCATTTGTTCGCATTGTCAAAAAGAACATAGGCGTATAAATGGCGTGACTTTTCCCCTTTAAAAGAATAATCAATAAACGACTCCACAGAATAAGTTACCGTGTTTTTAGTCGGCACTTCCTTAATAATTGCCCGCATTTTAGGCGTGCCGTTCTTATTAAAGATTTTGCGATTATTTTTGTCATATACATATGTATAGCCAGTTATAACACGCCTGTCATATACGTATGTAAACTTGCCATAGACTGCACCTGTAGGCACGACATGACCAAAAATAATCTGCTGATTTTTACAGACAGATATTTTTTTCATTTTTTAATCACTCCGTTCCTGATTCTAAAATTTTTTATTGCATCAAAAAAAGACTTCCCCTTGCAGGGAAGTCTTTTCAAACTAGTGTCCAGCGACCGCTTAGAACTCTACAACCTTCTTAGTCTTAGTTTCCGCCTCGGAAAACTTAAAGGATTTTTTCAGTGCCATAAGTCCGACCTGCTGAAGGAGGGACGCCTTAGTAATACGTCTGCCATTGATCCCCTTCTTATTCCAGCGGAGCGGCTGGTTAATCCCTTCATACATTGATACAAGTGCCTTCACGTCGTCGTCAGTGAACTTGATCGTTCTATCCTTCAGAAAAGGAATGTCGTTGAAGCCTTCGCCGAAAGCAACCGCCTGCTTCTTCAAGTCTCCGAAGGAAATGCGCTTATCCTTGTAATCTCTGAAGGCGGTTAATAAATCCGTGCCGCCTGCCGGGACTGCTATAACACGCTTACCATTAAGGAAAGTAGAGTGCATTGCAGTGTCGATGCAATAGGCAAGTAATTTAACGCCTCTGTATTCCTCATCAGTGCCTGCGTTCCATGTGGAATAACTATCATCGCAAGCAGTCATTGCCTCCTGTAAGCGGTCAAGTGTATCGCTGTTAGGCTCGTTCTTGCTCGCCTCGTTAGCGGACTGCTGCTCATACAGGAAAGAACGATGTCCGGAAATAACCGCCTGCAAGGCGTTCTGCATTGTGCTAGCGTCAAGTGTGACATTTTCCGGAAACGCAATCTCCTTTTCAGATACTTTAATTGCGCCGTTCTCATCGTACCTATTGCCTACGAATTTGATTGTGATTGTTGTCATTGTTAATCCTACCTTTCTGCACATATGTGCGAACAATGAAAATAGAGTGAATGTATATTGCTAACAAGTCCCTGCTAGCAGCAGTCAACTTGTATTAGCCAATTGGAAGTGTTTAGTATGAAAACAGGGAACGAAAGCACCATATAATGCATATGGCGAGCGGTTAAACTAGTCCTAGACAGTGATACAATGCGCATCAGCTAAAACTCTTTCGATATATCTTATTTTTTCCCTTCTTTTAAATAATGTATGGGTGAATAGTTCGTGCCCTCGACTTCTCGCAGGTGGTCCCCTATTCGTTTTTACAATACTAGTTTATCAAAATACTTATTAAATACAATAGTTTATATTATGTACATATTAGCGGGGTATGTTTAACCTAACAGGCTATTTTAGCCAGTTTTCCAGAAGAGGAGCTAAAACTACACACCCTAAATTTTAAAAAAGTCATTAAGTATTTAATACTTATTTTAATCAAATTCTCATCAAAATTTAAAATTAAATTAATCCTAATTAATCCTAATTAATCCTAAAAAATCAACTTTTCTCAACCCTTCTCTTTATTTACTCTCCCCCTCATTTTCTATCCCAATTCTCCTATCCCCAACTTTCGCCTGTCTTTTCGGCATTTTCTCCAAATCTAAAACTTATTCACATAGTTATCCACATACTTATCCACAAAGTTATCCACATTATCCTCAATTTAATCCACAAATAATTTTATATACTTTTTAAACACAATTTAATTCTACCCCTTGACTTATCCACAATTCCTGTTATACTATACTTAATTATTTTATTTACATACTAACCACATCGCACCACATACCCAAAGGAGGGGGGTATACATGAACCTAAAAATATTTTTTATTATCTTTACATTATCAGTCCTATTTACAGCAGAGATTCTTTCTTATATTAGTTCTCGTCTCTGGGAAATATGTTCCAGTCATTCTCCACTTTCAGAACAATATAATAGGAAGAAACTCAATAATATTTATTTCTTCATAGAAAAAACAAAATCGGTTTTTTATGGTTTCTTCCTTATTTCTGTAGTTATTACTTTTTATATGTTTTTAAAATAATAATCACTAAAGGAGCATAAATGATAGACAATACTACCCTGTCCAAAGCAACTAAAATTAAAATTATTCCAACTCGTATATCTAAAAATAATGTTCGGCATTTTGCGGTTATGTTTCAAAACATTCCTTATATGGATAAAAACCATAGAACATATTATTCGGAAGTAATTTTCCATGATTGTACATTTTCTCATCGTAATGAAGATTTAGCATCTTTTACTTATAAGGAAGTATGTAAATATAATATTGCTATCATAAATAAATCTATAATAATTAATCATGCTCAATCATTTATACATGACAATCAATTCACATTTGAATATCATGAAAAGCCGTCAACAACAAAACTAATTACAATTCAATATCCAAAGGAGGACTAAATGGGATATAAATATGAAGTTGTTTATTGTAATACAGGAGATACTTATGCAAATCATAAAATCTTTAAATATTATATATTTGCACTACTCTATTGCTGGTATTGTAATTTTACATATAATTTTGTAGGAATAAAAAGGAGAACCTAATATGAATGAAGAAATAGTTTATTTTGAATTAAATAACTGGATGCCCGATAAAGATTATCCAAATGCAGAACCATTTAAAACATGGGCAAATTATAAATACTTTAATTTTGATAATGAAGATTGGATTAAAGAAAATAAATTAGTAGTAGTAAGAACAGTTGTAGATATGTCAGCAAATTGGTGTATTACTGCAACTAAAGAATGGGTATTAAAGAATTGTCCTGAACTACTTACTAAATATACAAAATTTCTTAGATGCCCAGATGCAGATGAAGAGTTACCATATGGAAGATTTGGCAGCCCATTTTATGAATATACAGATAAAAACATAGGCTGGCATTTTATAGATGATGAGGATTATTAATATGTCAAATAAATTAAAAATCTTTCTTAGTGGAGGGATGACTGGTTTAACAAAAGAACAAGCTTCTCATTGGAGAACACTTTTTAAAATAGCAGACACTTATCAATGTAATATTTTTATAGACCCAACATATTTATATACGCCATCAAACAATGCAGACCAATTTTACGAAAAAGAAGCTATGGAATATGACCTTTATTGGATTAAACATTCAGACTTTATTGTTGTTAATTTTAATTCATTATCTTCTATTGGTACTGCTCAGGAAATAATGTTGGCATATACATTAAATAAACCAATTATCGGTATGATTGAAGAAGATAAATATGACCAACTTCATCCTTGGTATAAGCAAGAATGCATTAAAATATTCAAGTATAAATCAGATAAATTGGAAGATATCATTAATGAAATAATTGAATATATATGGAGGTTTAAAAATGATTAAGAAGTATAAAAATAATTGGAAAAGAAGTAGCAAGATTAAAAATAGAAAATATAGGGTAAAAAGATAAATGGGTAAAAAGAAAAAAATAAGAAGAAAAATCGCAAAACAAGTTGAAGAAAAAATGGGTTATCTAAATACATGTCTCAATGAAAGAAATATAATTCTAAATATGATTCGTCCTAAAAAAGATAGAATACCATTCTACTCTCATTGTAGAAGAGACTGTCCTTCTACTACATGCGAAAGTAATATTGATGTAGATAATCAACCTATTATTAATAGAATTACTAAATAAGAAAAATTAAATGGAGATTTAAATAATGACACTTGAAGAATTTAAAAAAAGAGAAGAATTTCAAAATACAATTAATTCTTCCGAATATGATTTTCTTAGAGAAAAACCATTAGGTAATAATATAATTCTATTAGGACTTGGTGGCAGTTATGCTTATGGTACGAATAATGAAAATAGTGATTTAGATATTAGAGGAATTGCCACTCATAATTCAGAAGATATTCTTACACGAAAAGGGTTTGAACAAGTAATTAATGAAACTACAGATACAACCATTTATTCATTAGAAAAAATGGTTAATCTTCTTTCAAACTGTAATCCTAATACAATTGAAATATTAGGACTTGAACCTTGGCAATATTTGCATACAACATATATTAGTGAAGAATTATTAAGAAATAAAGATATGTTTTTATCTAAAAGAGCTGCCTATTCATTCGGTGGTTATGCAACAGCGCAGCTTAGAAGACTGTCTAATAAAGCTGTTCGTACAGTAGAACAAGAGCAAAGAGAAAAGCATATTCTAGCAAATATTGAAAATGCAAGATATTCTTATCCAGATAAATACTTTAATTATCCAGAAGATGCAATTAAACTTTATATTGATAAATCAATTCAAGAAGATTATGATACTGAAATCTTTATGGATATTAATTTAAAACATTATCCGCTTAGAGATTATAAATCTATGTGGTCAGAAATGCAGAACATAGTTAAAGATTATTCTAAAATCGGAAAACGTAATTCTCATGCTATTGAACATGATAAACTTGGTAAACATATGATGCATCTTATTAGATTATATCTTATGTGTTTTGATATTCTTGAAGATGGTAAAATTATTACCTATAGAAAGAAAGACCATGATTTTTTAATGGATATTAGAAATGGTAAATATCTTGATGACGATAAACAACCCACGAAAGAATTCTATGAAATTGTTGATGAGATGGAAAATAAATTAGAATATTTAAAAGAGCACTCTCCTCTTCCAGACAATCCAGATTATAAACGTATTAATGAATTTCTTTATAATGCAAACTTGCAAGTATTGATTAAAGAAGGAGTATTTGAATGACAGAAACAAAACCTTTTAAGAAACTTACATACAGACTTGCAGTAAAAGCCAAGTGTTTACAGTGTTGTTGCGGTAGTCCTAAAGAAGTAAAAAATTGTCCTTGTATAGATTGTGCTTTATACCCTTTTAGATTAGGTAAACCACCTAAAAAAGAAGTTAATGCGTTAGAACTTCTTATTTTCCCAGAGGATTCTAAATCAACAATCTTTTCAGTCCGTAAAAAGGACGAAGAAGATGACGAACCTCACATGAGAACAACTGAATATAGCATGTTTATTGAAGATGATGATGAAGATTAAAAAGGAGATATTATAAATGAACGATAGTGTTAAAACTGTTACTATTAAAAAGAATATCCACTGCCCCGCTTCTTATTATTTTTGTTCAGGTTATATTCCTGCATTGGCAGAAGAAATTCTTCAAATTATAAATAACTATGAAAAAAATAGTATTTATATTAAATCAATTGATATGAATGATAATACATATAATTGGTTGTTTAGATTATTTACAAATCCAATTGAAAATCCAATCAATCCATTATCTTCTACTGCTGATAAAATATATATATATGATTATAATATAAAAATCATTTCTAATGGCAAGCTTGATGATGGAATAATTGTATTTAATGTAGGAGAATAAATATGCAATGGTATGAGCCAAAAGAAAAAACAGCAAAAATAGATTGGAGATGTGATACTCCGTATTGGAATTTTAAAATCATTAATTTAGATGATAAGAATCTTGCTTTATATAATACTCAATATAATGATTTAATTAAAACATCTGATAATATAGATGAATTACATTTTTGTGCTTATAGATTACAATTAATGGTTGAAAGAAAAAATGAGTTTAGATAAAGCAATTAAACATCATAAAGAACATAGAAAACCATATTATGGCAACAAAGCAATTGACCCCTCATGCAGATGTCATGGGGGGTGTGATTGGTGCTTGGCAAACAGGTTGTATAAATATAGGAAGAAACAGCTTCAATTAGAGCAAAAAGAATGGGAGTGTTTAAATGGAGAAGAGACAAGTAAAGATACGGATTGATTTAATTGGTACTGCCCCAATGAATAATAGTTTAGTAAATCTTGATAATACAACAATTGATAAGATTCAAACAATAAGGATTTATGATAAAAATAAATCCAAAAAGATTTTAACGTTAAAAGAAACTGATATTAGACAATATCTTAAACTTAGTAAACGGAGGAAAAAGAATGATGACAAATAAAGAATATTTATTTAGTTTAGATGATTATGATTTGGCAGAATATCTTGTTACTTTTGTAAGGCAAGATATAGATGGTAATGATGTATATGCAGACCCGTCAGGGACTGAATGGTTTATATTTGAAGATGCAGTTGAAGCAACCATTGAATGGTTAAATAAAGAGGTAAACGAATGAAAAAATTTAAAAAAGATAAACATACGGTTATTCCAATTCAAGAAACCAATTTTGACATGGTAAGAAATATGAATGATGCAGAGCTTGCATTTTTTATTGTCCATCGTACTGGTTGTGACCTATGTGAAAATTTTGAAAGAATGAAAGACAAGAATTGTACTTTATCGCAATGTTCAGAGTATTGGATGAAATGGGGAAAATCTCCTGCTACTCCAATAGACCTTGACAATCTATAAAAAAGATGCTAACATGTATATAATATATTAAAGGAGTTATTTTTATGAGCCATTATTCAGTTTTAGTATTACATAAAGAAGACCAAGATATTGATACTCTTCTTGCCCCTTATGATGAAAATCTTGAAGTAAAACCTTATCTGAAACTTACTTTCGATGAAACAGTCGTAAAAGCAAAAGAAGAATACGACAATTGTACAGAACAAGAATTGATTAAAAATTATGCGGAAGATTTTGGCTATATTTTATTAAGCGATGGATTATATTCTACATATAACCCTAATTCTAAATGGGATTGGTATCAGATAGGTGGAAGATTTAGTAATAGTTTGCCACTTACTGATGAAGCATTGAAAAAAGAATATGCTGATTATACTAATTATCCATTTACGGATACTGCTCCTATTAATTATGTAAACTGGAAATATAAGCATTTAACAGAAGAAGAAAAGAACAAAATCCGAAGATGGTGGGAAATTAATATTTACGATGCACCTCTCAAAGAAGGCGAAGAAAAAGATAAATATTTATTCTATAACCCAAAGTATTATGAACGCAGGTATAGAGATGCAGAAACCGACATTAAAGTTCAAGAAATTATTAAATTCTTCGCAGTTATAACTCCCGATGGAAAATGGTATGCTCCATCTAATATGGGCTGGTGGGCTTGTACAGATGGAGAACCTGAAGATGAACTTAAATGGGATTTGGAATTTTATGATAGATTTATTAAACCAAATCTTGATAGTAATTTAATTTGTACTGTAGTTGATTGCCATATTTAAACAAGGAGATATTATAAGAAAGTGAGGATGATTATGAGTGTGTGATATAAATAATTCACTTAATAAACGTTGTTTAGATTTAATTGGACAAAGATTTGGAAGACTTGTTGTTTTGGAAAGAGCCGAAGATGAGGTAGATAAAAAGTCTGGTAAGCATAAGACAAGGTGGTTATGTCAATGCGATTGTGGAAATAAGAAAATTGTAAGAGGCGCATCTTTGACTAGTGGGCGAATTAAATCTTGTGGGTGTCTACATAAAGAAACATGTAAGAAACTTGGAGAGTCTAAAAAAGGAATTTGTGTAAAATACAATAAATATGATTTAGAATCTTTTGATTATGGTGTTGGTTATACAAGTAATGGTGATCCGTTTTATTTTGATAAGGAAGATTATGATTTAATAAAAGATACTGATTGGCATTTTGGTGGAAGATTAAAAAATAGGCGTTATTTGCGTGGTTTATATAATGGTAAAGATATTTGTATGCATAGATTAATAATGGGGGTATTGGATAATTCAAACGTAGTCGTAGACCATATCAGGGCTAATTCACAAAATGATAATAGAAAAGAAAATTTAAGAATTACCACACAGGCTAGAAATTGTTGCAATAGAAATATATCTAAAAACAACACAAGTGGATGTACAGGAGTATCTTTTAACAAGCGGAATAATAAATATGCCGCTTATATTAGAGTTAATGGCAAACAAGTGTCTTTAGGTAATTATATAAAATTAGATGATGCAATTAATGCAAGAAAACAAGCGGAAGAAAAATATTATGGAGAATATTCTTTTGGTAATAGTAATAAGGAGATAATAAATAATGAAATATCAAATTAGAAAAGGTTGCTTCGAAACAAACAGCAGTAGTTGCCACTCGCTCATTGTCACAAAGAAAAATTCAAACATCCGAATGACACAGGAAGAAATTCGCCACGAGTTTTATCTTGATGAAGATTGGTATAAAGAGCGTCATAAAAATAATGAAGAAGAAATTGTTAAAATCGACCCTTGGGATAATGATTTTGGTCGCTCTCCTTTCAATGTTCTTGTGACGTTTGAAGATAAGCTTGCTTATGCTATTGCTGAGTATTGTGGAAATAATTACAGTATTAAATCTTATCTTGAAAGCGAAAAGGTATTTGATGAGATGTTTAGACCTTTGCTCATTCGTCTCATTGGATGTGATGATATTGAATGGGACAGATGGGATGATAGACCTTTTGAAATCTATGTAGGTGGTGGAGATAATCTTGATGAAGTCGAGCAAGTACCATACGACAAGCTTATTTATGTAGATAAAGATAAAAGAAAAGATTTATCTGAAGATGATTTGGTTAGAGGCATGTATAAAAATGTAGATATAGATGGCAGACCAATTGAGGAGGCTTGGTTTGATGTGCCTAAGTTTGGGGGAATAGACCATCAATCTGCGGGATTGCTTAAAAGATTTTTAAAAGATAATAATTTATCATTGGAAGATTATCTTATTAGGAAAGATATTGTTGTGGTTATAACGGGGGATGAATTTAGTACCCTTTCTGATATGTTTGAGTGTGGATTAATTAATAAAGATTCTATTGTATTACAATTTCCCAAAGAGGGAAGTTTTGATTCTTATCTTTATGAGGAGAGTGAAAATGAAAAAACAGATTAGGACAAGTGTATGGGAAACTAATTCAAGTTCTGTAAATACTCTTACTATTATGACTAAAAAAGAATATGAAGATTGGAACAGAAAATGGAATGACCCTGATTGGGCATGGGATTGGGTGAATGACACATGGGTTAACACAAATGAGAGTGAAGAATATGGAAAATATCCAGATGATTTTTGGGACAACCCTTGTGGTGATTACTATGAAAAAGAAACTACAGAATATATAACCGAGCATGGTGATGAGATAGTTGCTGTTTCTATTTATGGTTATAACGGATAAGGGGTAATGATGAAAAAAATAGCGACATATAAAAATGGCAATACATGGACAACACTTTATGAAGATGGAACAAAAGAACATTTTACAATAGATGATGATTTCAGATTTAATTTCAGTGAATCATGTGATATTCAAATCTCACAGTGTTGTGATAATGGTTGTGAGTGGTGCTATTATGGCTGCTCTCCCACTGGTAAACATGGTAAATTAACTGGTTGGAAGTTTTTTGAAACTATGCATCCTTATACAGAGATTGCTATTAATCTTCAGTATCCTATTCCAGATGAATTAACAGAATTTCTAAATATAATGAAGAATAAAAATATTATTGTAAATGCAACCATTAATCAAAATCATTTTATGAATCCTTTTATGCAGTCTCTTGTTAAACAGCTTGTTGATACGAATTTAATTAAAGGCATTGGCATTTCATTAACAGACCCGACTCAAAAAGATTTTATCAATATGGTAAAACGATATCCTAACGCTGTTATCCATGTTATCGCTGGGGTCACTTCGCCAGAGGATATTGATTATTTAAAGGGACATGATTTAAAACTTCTTATCCTTGGTTATAAGAAATTGGAGAGAGGTAAAAAATATTATGACCACTCTTCTACTATTGTTGAAGATAATATTAAATGGCTTGAATCTGATTTGGATGGAATTATAAATGGATTCAAAGTTGTGAGTTTTGACAATCTTGCCATCGAACAATTACATCTCAAAGATAAACTTAGCGATAAAGAATGGGAAATGTTTTATGGTGGTGATGATGGTACTGTAACTTTCTTTATTGACCTTGTTAAAGGTGTTTTTGCTAGAAGTAGTTTGTCCCGAATTGTATATACTATTGGGGACAAGACTATTGACGAGATGTTTGAAGTTATTAAGGAAGAAATTAAGAAAGGAAGTGATTAATTTGATTTCTTATTTTGACTGTGCTGCTACTACTAAGCCAACAGAACAAGTTATTAAAGACATAGAAACAGGTATGAGGGATTATTGGTTTAATCCCTCTTCCACTTCTGAAGAATCTAGGAAAGTAAAGCTACAAATTGAACATGCAAGAAAACAGGTCGCTGATTTTATTAATTGTAAACCAGAGGAGATTATTTTTACATCAGGTGCGACTGAAAGTAATAATTTGGCTATTCGAGGCACATATCAACAGGGAGTATTTTGCTCAGAAATAGACCATCCTTCTGTTTATAATACAGTAAAAGACATGTCTTATTTTGACGAGTCTTTTTTATATTGTTTACTTAAAGTCGAAAAAAGTGGACAAATAAATTTAGATTATTTATCTGAACGTCTTTCGAAAAAAAAGGATATATATGAATATGTCCATCCAATTATATGTATTTCATATGTAAATAATGAAATAGGGTCTACAGAAAATATTTATGAGATTTCAAAAATCGTCCATCAGTATAGAGGGTATCTTCTTGTAGATGCTACACAGGCAATTGAATATAGAGATATAGATGTTCAAGGTATGGGTATTGATATGTTATCTGCCAGTTTTCATAAATTTGGTGGTGTTAGAGGTTGTGGATTTTTATATGTAAAGAACGGAATTAAACTACAACCACTGCTTACTGGCGGGCATCAAGAGAATAATTTGAGAGCAGGAACTGAACCTAGTTATTTAATTACTGCTATGGGTAATCGTCTTGAAGAAATGCAGAAGACAAAAGCTCTTAGACTTAAAGTAATTGGTGATATTAGTTGGTCAATTAAAAAGAAACTAGGTCTTATTGATGGTAATAAGATAATTGAGGGGATTAAACAAAACGGTAAATATTGTTCTCCTCATATTATTAGTCTTACTATTCCTAATATTTCTGCTCAAGAATTAATTACTCTTATGGATTTGGATGGAGTTATTGTATCTGCTGGTAGTGCTTGTTCTTCTGGAGAGAATGTTCCTAGTAGAGTATTAAAAGCGATTGGACTTACAGATGATGAAGCTCGTTCTACTATTAGAATAAGTTTTGATGAATATACTACAGAAAAAGATGTTGAAAATTTAATTAATTCATTAACTAAGAATGTTCAAATTTTAAAGGAGCTTCATGTGGATGATGAAAAATAAAGGATGGTGATTTATGTCAGAGTTTGGATTACGCATTAATAATTTTGCAGCTGGGTCAATCATGGAAAAAAATGTAGGAGTGCGTGATAGATATGATATTACAGAAGCTATGTTGATTAATAGTCTTTTTAAAGACTATATGGTATCACATGGTTTAAATGTATATAAAGGAGAATCTACCAGAGATATTATTTGTATTACTTTTAAATATGGTAGTCGTACATATGAAGAAGAAATAGCTCATTTAAATAAAAGAATAAAAACTTACGAAAAAGATACAAAAATATCTGAAGAACAAAAGCAACAAAAGATAGATTTTTTAAATATCTTAAAAGAAAAAGCTACAGAAAATAAAGACAAATACGTTAGGTATACCAAAGACCAGCTTAGAATTCTTTATTATACTCAGGGAGTAGATATTTTTTATAATGTATACGGTAAAAAAGGTAAGATTACAGATACTGAAAAGATACATTATAAAATGCTCTTTAGGAGCACAGGAAAAGCTAAGATTGGAAGTTGTATGTTTATCAGAGAGGAACTTTATGAAGTTGCAAAAAATTATTTATATATGGGAATTCAACTTCCAAAAGAAAATGCCCCTATTGTGGAAATTGGAGCTTACTCTTCACTCGTTGCTTCTTCTATTGTTGGAAAGGTTAAGATTGACCCCAAAGATATATTGATATTAAAAGACGTTGAATCAACTTTTTTGGGAGATGCAATAAGTATTGAATTAGATAATAAAGGGCATTGTCAAGCTGTTAAAAAAGACAATTATAAATTGGGTAATGTTTTATTTGATGGACAAGCATTGATTGACCATAGTTTATTTCCAATATGGGGTAATGGGTATATTCTTTTAAGACAACACATGTTTAAAGCAGCTGCTTTTGATTGTTATCTTCAACAATGGTTTAAAGATTATTATGGAGATAAATATGAAAATGCAGTTATTAAAGATATGTGGGGTAATGAACATAAAGTTACTGATATTAAAATGGTAACTACAGATAATGCTATTAAATGGTGCAAATTTAAAGGAATTACATATGATTATTGGTGTGAACGGGTTAAACAAGATAATGATAATTGGTTTGGAATTGTTAAAACTGCACATCCAAGTAAGTTGGGTGATGTTCAATATCAATCTTATCAAATGGTAAATGCTTTAGATATAAATACAATTGAAGGTGCTGTTCAATGTACTAAGGATTATATTTACCAATTAAAAAATGATATAAATATTTTTTTAGATTATTTAAAAAGAAATTCTAATTTTTCAAATGATTTTGAAGTGTTAATTGCACTAGTAAAACAAGACCCAGAATTTGAACAGTGCTCTTACTTTAAAGACAGGCGAGATAGAATAATTCAAAGTTATATAGCAAATGCAAAAATGGGGAGAATAATAAATAATGGTGATAACCTAACAATTGTTGGTTCTCCTTATGCAATGCTATTATATACAGTTGGTGAAGACCCTGAATCTGACCCAACATTTGAACATGAAAACGGATGTATACAATGTTATACGGAAAGATTTGATGATGGGGAATACTTGGCAGCTTTTAGGAGTCCTTTTAATTCCCGTAATTCGTTGGATTATATGCATAATCATTATGATTGGAGGTTGAATAAATATTTTAATATTGGTAAAAATTGTATAGCTATTAATATGGTTGGAACAGATTTTCAGATGAAAAATAATGGCTTAATAAAATGGGTCGGTTAAGTGGTGACACTTTTCAAAAAACATAGGGTGAAAATTGAAAAAACTAAGTATATATTATATTTTTTATAATAATGAAGGAGATTATTATGAATGACATGGAGGAAATATGGAGACCAGTTATTGGTTACGAAGGATTATATGAAGTAAGTAATTTAGGACGGTTAAGAAGTGTAGAACATTATAGTGCACAAAATCATTTGATACCTTGTAAAATTTTATCTATTAGTCATGGGGCTTGGGGATACACAGATGTGTCTTTATATAAAGATGGAAAAAGGACTCATAAAAAGATGCATAGATTGGTAGCAGAAAGTTTTATTCCTAATCCCAAAAATCTTCCTGAAGTAGATCATATAGATATGGACAAGGATAATAATTGTGTTGATAATCTAAGATGGTGTACACATTCTCAAAACCATAGTTATCCACAATTCGTGGAGTTAAAGAGAAAATTGATGACTGGAAGAAAACTTCCCGAACAACAAAGGCTTAAAATGTGTAAATCAATAAATGTTTTAAAAGATAATGAAATTGTATATACTTTTGAAAGTTATGCAGATTTGGATAAAAATAGCAAACAGGTTATTGGGGAACAGCTTTGGGGAGTTTATGTGAGAAAAGTGATAAATGGTGAAATGGACAATTACCATGGATATACTTTTCAATTAGCATGATATGTATATAATATATATATGTCAATCAATTACCAAGTTTACTGAATTGCGATTAAAGTAGGTAAAAAGGTTTAACGACTAGATGGTGAGAACGCATATCAATAATCCATCCACGAGCGCCCTATATCTTAAAATAAGATAAAGAGATAGTCTAAACTTATAAGAAATTATAAGAATCGCAAAATAAACATTTGTGAGATAATAAAAAGCAGATCAAGATTCTGATTCAATTTATACAACCAACCAAAAGGATATTGTTACTCATGCAAAATATTGTGTTGAAAACTATCCTACTATTGTAAATAATATACCAAAAGAAAAAACTGTTTATACTAATTCATTAGAAGATTTTGCTAAAGTAGACAATAAATTAGCAGCTAGTCAACAGGATATAGGAGGGTCATCTAATTTAGCGCAGTTGGCGTTGTCTTATTCGTATTCTTTTTCTGATAAAAAATATACTGACTACGTGTGTATATTATCAGTATTAGCGCAAGTATGTATAGATAATGCCAAGAGAGTCCATGCAATAAACACTTCCGAAGAAATAGACAGAATTCAACGTGATATGGATATTAATACGAATGGATATCCTATTTTCTGGAAAGCAATTAAAAAGAAAAACGATAAACGTAATGGTGTCAAGTTATCTGAATTAACTGATAAACAGATTGAAAGAAGAAATTCAATGTACAATTCAGAAATAAAATGTCCAATGAATTCTTTATATAATATGAATATTAATCCAAGAATAAGTACTAATTCTTCTATTTATCCAATTGATAAATTTTTAAATATGTATGAATTAGATATTAGTAAAACTAAAAGTAAAAAGGTCGAAGAATTAATAAATAAATATTCTTTAAGAATTTTTAATTATAATAAAGATAATGAAATTGATGATACTGATAATGAAGATGATTATTTATTACTTGATTCTGATTTTGACCAATTAATAAAAGATATTAGAGAAATAGCTTTTACTAAAAAATATTTAGGATTAATGTCTTATTTAATTAATAGAGCTTTTATTCCAGCTTCTGGTTTAAAACATAGTGGTAGACCTATAAAAACCAATTTACATAAAAATAGACCTTTATTATTAAAGACATTATATGAATTAAATTCAAAACAGTTTTTGAAGTGTTTTTCAAAAAATATTGAACCATAATATGTATATAATATTTAATGATTTTAATTATTAATTTTTATTAATATAAAATCCTTATAATATATAGGTTTTTTATAATAAATAATTTTTCTAAGTATTGGAATGGAAATATTATATATAATATATATTATATAATATAAATTACATTAACAATAATTAATTATTTTATATATAAATAAATATATTTAAATAATTAATTATAGGATTAAAAAGATTAAAGGAGAAAAAAGATTATGATTACAAAAAAAGAACTGACAAAAGAAATTGCTAATAGAGCTGGTATTACTCACAAGGAAGCTGTGAGAATTTTTGATATTGTTCAAGAGACTTTTTATGAAGCTCTTGAAACACAGGATGATGTAAAGCTTTTTGATGGTGTTATCTTTTCAGTAAAGGATACTGCTCCAAGAGTTGGTAGAAATCCTATGACTGGAGAAGCTGTTAATATTCCTGCTAAGAAGAAAGCTTCTGTACGTTTTGGTAAGGCAGTTAAAGATATTCTTGCCAATATGAAGTAATATTAAAAATTAAATATAAATAATTAGCAAGTTATCCCTGTCGTGTATAATTACATGATGGGGATTTCTTATATTTATATTTATGCTCTATTTCTTTTATTTTATAAAAAGAATGGAGAATAATATGTATATAGAATATAATTCTAATCCTGAAAATAAATTAGTCGGTGATTGTGTTGTTCGAGCAATATCAAAAGTCACTGACCAAGACTGGGAAAGAACATATATGGAAGTATGTGTTCAAGGTTTTATGATGCATGATATGCCCTCTTCAAACAGTGTTTGGGGAGGTTATTTATTTACAAAAGGTTTTAGAAGATATATTATTCCTGATACTTACCCTAAAAGATATACTGTAAAACAGTTTTGTGTAGATTATCCAAAAGGATTATATTTGTTGGCTACAGACCAACATGTTATTGCGGTTGAAGATGGTAATTATTATGATACGTGGGATTCAGGCAATGATTTCCCACTTTATTATTGGAGAAAGGAAATTAGTAAATAATGGATATGACTTCAAATAATATAAATCAAAATCAAATAAATCAAAATAATTCATATAATAATGTTAATTCTAATTATCAAGGAACTAATATTGATAATAATTATATGAATGGGAATAAAAGTGGAACATCTTATACTGGAGGTATGATTAATCAACCAACTGGAAATGTAGTTCAGCCAAGCCCTCCACAATATATACCGCAAAATAATAATCAATCTTTTTGGAATGGCAATTATAATAAGCCGATGCAGAATATTCAATATACTTCTGTCCAATCAGATATTCAAAATCAAGATGAAAAAGAATTTATTTTATTAGATGGGTCTACCCCCAATAAAAAGAAAAAATATGTATTCGTAGGAGAGATAGATATTACTCAACCTGTCTTTTCTTTAGAAGATATAAGAAAAATAGTTTCAGATGAATTTGATAGACGATTTGGAGAGGAGGAAAAGAATTGATAAATAATCCATTTACAAACATGCAGTATATCATGTCTGAATATAATAAATTCAAGAATGACCCAATGCAGTGGTTGACTTCAAGAAATATCAATAATCCACAAGAGATGCTTCAAAATCCTCAAGCTGGATTTCAAAATATGGTCAACAATGGAGCTATGAATAATCAACAATTAAATCAGATTATATCAATGGCTCAAATGATGCGTGGTTTCTTTAAATAAAAACGGTACTAACACTTTGCAAAGTTTATGTATAGTAACTCGTTGATATTATATTTAGTAAAAAAGGAAGGTAATTAAATATGGGATTAACTGATGGTAACAATGGTGGTCTTACTGCTGCTGATGTTGCAGCGGTAACAGGTAATAACAATGGTTTTGGTGGATGGGGCGATGGCTCTTTCTGGATTATTGTCCTTTTCTTATTTGCTCTGATGGGTAATGGATGGGGTAATGGTTTTGGTAATGGTAATGGCGGCGCTATGCCATATGTTATCAACAACGATGTTCAAAGAGGTTTTGACCAATCCGCTATTATGAATGGTATTACTGGACTTAACGGTACAGTTTCTAATGGTTTTGCAAATGCTGAAATCTCTCGTTGTAATGCTCAGACAAATCTGCTTCAAACAATGGCGAATAATCAAGCGGCTACAATGCAGAGTTTTAATGATGTAGGTATGGCATTCCAGAATTGCTGTTGTGACAACAGACTTGCAGTAGCTGAAACAAAACAACTTATTTCTGCCGAGGCAGCTGCTACTCGTGCTAACACAGATGCAAAAGTGCAGGCTGTTATGGATAAGCTTTGCCAGCTTGAAATGGATGGTATTAAGCAGAACTATGAGAATCGTATTGCTGGTATGCAGAATGAGATTGATGCTCTTCGTTCTACCATCAATACATCTGATAGACTTGCGTCTCAGAATGCACAGACTGCTCAAATTCTTGCGGATAATGCAGCCCAGACAAACACATTAGAACAATACCTCATGCCCACGCCCAGACCCGCATGGATCGTCCAGAATCCTAATTGCTGCCAGCCAAATTATGGTTGCGGCTGTGGATGCAATGCGTAATTGGGGGTGATATCATGGCTGAGTATGTATACAATCCAGTTCAAGAAGTAGAGGCTGGACAAAATGTATTACTTCAAGATTCTATTCCTTGTAATCGAGGCTATGTGATTCATCGGAATGGTTCTGGCATCCTTACTCTTAGAGGTATCGTTAACAACCCTTGTTCCAAATTTGCAAGATATAAAGTTGAATTTAATGGTAATATTGCAATTCCGACTGGTGGTACTGCTGGTGAAATCAGTCTTGCACTTGCCATTGATGGTGAGCCGATTCAAACGAGTCGTGCTCGTGTAACTCCAACAGTCACAAATGCTTATTTTAATGTAACAAGTGTAGCCAATGTTACAGTTCCTGCTGGCTGTTGTCTTACTATCTCTGTTGAAAATACAAGTGGTGTTTCTATAAATGTTCAGAATTCAAATCTGACTGTAGATAGAACTGCTTAAAGAAAGGAGGTAGTAAGTATGAAAGAATTAGAATGTTTAAAAGATATGCTTTGTGATGAAGTAAGAAAAATTAATTCTCAAGGAGAACTTAATCCTACTACTCTTCAAGTTGCAGATACAGTTGTAGATATTATTAAAGATATTATGGAAATAACTGAAAAAGAAGAACAAATGGGTTATAATGATGAAGGGTCTTATAGAAATGGCTATAATAATTCATACAATCATTATAATCGTTATAATAATAATTCTTCTTATAATCGTGGATATGGAAATAGTTATGGTTATGATAATGGTTATAGCAGACATACTGCTACTGACCAAATGATTGACAAACTTGAGATGATGATGCAAGATGCTACTTCGAAAGATAAAGCAACTATTCAGCGTTGTATTGAAGAGCTTAAAAATCAATAAAAATATTTTAAAGGGATAAGTAATAACTTATCCCTTTTTTATTTGGCTCGTTGGATTAGTCTGGTCTAAATCAATGCACTGTCTATGCATAGGTCGTGGGTTCAAATCCCACACGGGTCGCTCTACACCTTCGGGTGTATATAATCCTCACTGGGGATTTACAATGGATTAATTCTGGGGGTAAAAAGAATCAAATCTTTTTACCTCAATAATTTTACAAAAAGGATAAAAAGGAGAAATAAAATATGGATTTGAAATCAATTCTTGATACAACTGGTGATAATACTTTTTTTGATGAAGTAATTCGAGATTATTATAATAATCGAATTTTACTTCTTAATGATGATATTTCAGAAAATTTAATTGAAGATTGTATTATTTATATTATTAAATGGAATCAGGCTGATAAAGGGCTAGCTCGTGAAGATAGAAAGCCGATTACTATTTATATTAATAGTGGTGGTGGAGACAGTATTATTGCCATGCAACTTGTTGATGTAATCAAAGCATCTATGACTCCAATTAAAGTTGTTGGTATGTCTTTAGTTGCAAGTGCCGCTTTTCATATTTTTATTGCGGGTCATGATAGAGTTTGTTTTGATAACACAATTTTCTTAATGCATGATGGAGATGTAACTATTAGTAATAGTACAAGCAAAGCAAAAGACACCATGAAATTTATCGAAGAACTTGATAATCGTTATAAGAATCATGTATTGTCTTCAACAAAGATGACAGAAGATTTTTATGATGATCATTATGATATTGAGTTTTTCTTTTTTGGTAGTAAAGCAAAAGAATATGGTGTCGTAGATAAAATAATCGGTGAAGATTGTACTATGGATTATATATATTAATGGGGAATAAATATGGATTATAAACGACTGGAGAATGAAACAGATAAGGATTTAATTAATCGCATTTGTTCTGAAAAAGATAATATAGGTAGTTGGCAAGATGTGGCAAATATAATTAATAATATACTTGGAACAGCTTTTACTGAATCTAAGTATAGAAAAAATTTTAGGTTATATTCTCAAGGATATCATGATAGTCAAGCAAAACTTGCTGAAGAACATAGTACAGAATTAGAGAATAAATTAAATGAAATAAAAAAAGAGCGTATTAAATTACAGACTCTTAATATAGAAAGAAATAAACTTGATAGGATAGAAGCAAGAAAAGAATTGTACTATGAACAAATTGGTAATATGATTACTGCTCTTCCATCTCCTGTTTTTGATATAGAATATGACTCTGATTTAGCCCAAATATATGAAGATGATAAAGAGCAATATCTTTTAACTATTGCAGATATACATTCTGGTGCTACGTTTAAAACTGAATATAATGAATATTCACCTGATATTATGATTGAAAGATTTGCTGAATTAACTGAAAGAACTATTAATTTTATTAAAAAACACAACTGTAAAGTTCTTTATGTGGCTGGTTTAGGCGATTTTATTCAAGGTTGTATTCATATGAACGATTTAAAAATAAATGATTCAACGGTTGTAAAAGCTACTGTTCAAATAAGTCAAATAATGTCGCAGTTTTTAAATAATGTATCTAAATATGCATATATTAGATATTATCATATTATTTCTTCCAATCATTCTCAAATGAGATATCTTGGCACAAAAGCTAGTGAGCTTATGGGAGAAGATATGGAATATATTATAGGACATTATATTAAAGATAGTCTTATTAATAATAAAAATGTTGATGTATTTGTTGATGAAGAAGCAAGTGATTATAAAGAATTTGAAATTTTAAATTATAAAATAATTGCGATGCACGGTCATCAGGTTAAAGATATTAATACCTTATTAAATAGTATATCTTCCAAAAGAAATGAGATGATTGATTATATTATTTTAGGACATCAACACAATCATAAAATCATTACAGGAAATGATGGATGTACATATGATACAGAAGTATTGGTCAGTCCTTCGTTTGTGGGCAGCGACCCTTTTGCAGATTCTATTATGAAAGGAAGTAAAGCCGCTGTAATGATTTATGGTTTTCATGAATATGAAGGTCATAACGAAACTTATAAGTTTATATTAAATTAAATTCGAGTTGCTTCGAATTAAATCATATGGGATTGAGAAATATAAATGGCGTATCATGCCGTTTATATTTCTCAATGTACATTTGCTCTTATAATTCAATGGTAGAATGATAGATTTGTAATCTATTCATGGCGGTTCAAGTCCGTCTGGGAGCTTTTTAAAAAATGATTAAAAGGAGGAAGTGGATTATATGGCTTTTATGAAGCAAGCAAAGACTGAAGATGAAATAAAGAAAATGACAGTAAAGCAAGTTAAAGAAGCTTATAATACACTTGCTACTGATTATAATCATTTAATTGAATTTGATTATTATTATTGTCATTGTTGTAATACGTTTCAGTCTAAAAGTAATTTTTATAAAAATAAAAATAATGCTAGTGGTTATTTTCATATGTGTAAGAAATGCACTATGAAAGCAGCCACTGATTATAATAAGAAAGATGGTACTTATAAAGATAATCGAGAAAAAACAATTCAAGTATTGAGAATGATGGATTATATGTTCGATGATGCTTTATATACCAGTCTTTTACAAAAAGTAAAAGCAGATGTTGGGGAAAGAACAATAGAAACAGCATGGCAAAAAATGATTGTTGCTTTATCTTCTCTTCCACAATATACAGATAAAACTTTTGCTAATTCTGATTTTGGAACTCATACAGAATCAATGGATGAAGATGATGAAGAAATTAAAGAACTTATAAAGGCTGGTAGAAAGAGATTTGGTAAATATCCATCTGAAGAATTATATTTTCTTGAAAAAGAATATGAAGATTGGGTGACCAGATATCCATGCGATAATAAAGCACAAGAAGAATTATTTAAGCGTGTTTGTTTTAAACAATTGGAAATAGATAGAGCAACTAAAGCCAATCGAGATACAAAAGATTTAGATAAATCTTTGCAAGATTTACTAGGTTCGTTGGGTATTAAGCCTAATCAAAATAGTACTGAAAGTTTAACTAGTCAATTATCATTTGACCAGCTGATTGAAAAATGGGAAGACGAAAAACCCATTCCAGAACCCGAAGGAGAATTTAAAGACATAGACCATATTGGAATGTTGGTTGATGCTTTCTTTAGAGGACATATGGCGAAAATGATGGGAATTAAAAATGCGTTTTCAACTATATATGAAAAGGTAATGTCTAAATATACAGTTACAAAACCTCAATATGATGAAGGAGCTGACAGTGAAACTCTATTTAATAAAATATTTGGAGAAGAAGCTGACCGTGAATTAAATGATAGTTGAAAATAAAAAAAATATAAAAGAACTTGAACGAGAAAAGTCTCAAAAAATTATGGAGACTATTGCTTGGAGAGCTGGTTACTATCGTGCTAATCCTCAAAGGTTTTGTAAAGACATATTAAATATTAATCTTAAATGGTTTCAAGCTATATTGATATGGGCAATGATGCATAATAACTATTTTATGTACCTTGCCGCAAGAGGAGCTGGAAAATCGTGGCTTACAGCGGTCTATTGCTGTTGTCAAGCGATTTTATATCCTAGTAGTAAAATTATAGTTACTGCGTCCGTCTTGAAGCAAGCGAATGAGGTTTTGCTTAAAATACAAGATGAGATATATCCGCACTCTCCTATTCTTCAATCGTGTATAAAAGAAATGAAGATAGGTCAGAATGATGCGTCTATATATTTTAAAGGTGGTTCTTGGATTAAAACTAGAACTAGTACCGAGAATTCTCGTTCTGCAAGAGCAAATATAATTGTTGTTGACGAATTTAGAATGGTAGATAAAAAAATTCTTGATAGTGTTATTAGAGAATTTTTGAAAGCTCCTCGTCATCCTAAATATTTAGATAAACCAGAATACGCTCATATGACAGAACGTAATAAGGAATTATATTTATCATCTGCATATTTTAAAAGTTCTTGGGCTTATACAAAAGCTCAGACTTATACTGCTAATTTCTTCAGTGATAAGCAAAAATACTTTATTTGTGGTCTTCCTTATCAATTATCTATTAGAGAAGGACTTCTTGATAGAGGACAGGTTGAAGACCAAATGTCCGAAGCAGATTTTAATGAAATAGCTTTTTCTATGGAGGATGAATGTTTATGGTATGGAGATACTGAAGGTGGATTATTTAAATTTGATTCATTAAATAAAATAAGAAGAGTTAAACATTGTCTTTATCCTTTAGATTATTATAATGAGAAATTTCCAATACCTAATCCTCCTGCTGGTGGTAAAAGAATTATGTCTGTGGACGTTGCGCTTATGGCGTCAACTAAGAAAAAAAAGAATGATGCTTCATCTATTTATATAAATGATGCTATAAGAACTACCACTACAACTTATCAATCTAATTTTATTTATGGAGAGAACTTTGAAGGATTGACTACTGATGAATTAGGTACAATTATTATGAGATATTTTTATAAATATAAATGTACAGATTTAGTAATTGATACCAATGGAAATGGTTTATCCGTTTTTGATTATATTATAAAAGACCAATATGACCCAGATACTGGAGAAGTATATGGAGCATTAAATTGTTGTAATAATGATGAAATGGCTATTAGATGCAAAGTTCCAAATGCACTAAAAGTAGTATGGTCTGTTAAAGCAACACCTGATTTTAATAACACTATTTGTGTATTATTAAGAAATGCTATTAATAATGGAAAGATTAATTTCTTAATTCCAGAACAAAATGCAGATGAGGTAATTGCTGAAGAGTATAAACCTTATAAAAAAATGACCCCTATGGAACAGGCAAAAATGAAAATGCCATATGCTCAATGTACATTAGGAGTATATGAATTAGTTAAACTTAAATATTATATTAAGAATAATAAAATAACTGTATTTGAACCATCAGGTTGCAGAAAAGATAGATACTCTTCTATCGCTTATAATTACTGGTGTGCTTCACAATTAGAATTACAATTACGTCCCCATAATGAAGATACTCAATCTTTAGTAGAAAGATTAACTATAAAAAAGGGACGTTTTCATAAAAACACATTATAGGAGGTGCGCTTTGGCTCGAAAAAATAAAACCGAATACGATGCTGCGACTAGCGCATCAAATAAACAAATTGATTCTCAAGAATTGAAACAAATGAAAGAACAGTTTTCAGATGAACGAAAATATAATTTCACAACTGCAATTAATTCATTACATCAATTCAGAGAAAAAAGTAAGGATTACAGAAAATCAATTGCAACTTTTGATAAAGAACAATTGATTAGTTATTTAAAGAATATTGGAAGTAATGAAAATAATTTAAGAAATCTTTCTTGGTATATGTTTTATCGTAGTGCAATATATAGACGAATTATTTTATATAATGCTTGTATGTTTGAACTTGACGCAAGAAGTATTATTCCTAAATATTCTTTAATACAGAACAATAACGATAAACAAATACTTAAAAGTTATTATGAAACAGCGGCTATGGTAGATAATATGAGTTTGCGGGCTAATTTTTTAAAAATTTTTATAACTTGTTTTACTCAAGATGTATTTTATGGAGTAGCTTATTATAATGATGATGGATTATATATTATGCCATTACCTCCAGAATATTGTAAATTAGTAGGACAATTTACTAATGGAGATTTTGCTTATGCTTTTAACATGATGTATTTTACAGGAACAAATAGAGATTTATTAGATTATTGGGGTGAACCCTTTACTTCTATGTATAAAGAGTATCTTAAAGATACAACTAATAATCGCTGGATGCTAATGCCTGAAAAATATACTGCTTGTTTTAAGCATAATGTTGAAGATTGGATGGTAATAATTCCACCATTTAGTGGATTGTTGAATGATATTATTGCTTTAGAAGATACTAAAAATGTTCAAGCTATTGCAGATGAACAAGATATTTATAAAATGGTTTATATGACAATGGAAACTCTTGGTAAAACAATTGATGATTGGAAAGTAGACCCAGAGATTCTTATTAAATATTTTGATAGAATGTGCGATGATGCTATTCCTGACTATACTGCTGCTGCTATAGTACCAGCAAAATTAGATACAATTTCATTTGATGATAATAAAAATGCCGACATTAATAAAGTATCAAATGCAACAAAGAATGTATTAAATAATAGTGGTGGTGCTCAATTATTAAATTCTCAAGCTATTCAAGGTACAACTGGTTTATTAGCAGCGATTAAATTAGATACAAAAATGGCAATTTCTTCTCTCCTTCCTCAAGTACAAGGATGGTTAAATAGATTTCTTGGTTATTATATTAATGACCCTTCTAAAGTCAAATTCTTTGAAGTATCTTATTTTACTAAATCAGACTTAAGAAAAGAGTTACTGGAAAATGCTACCTATTCTTTACCAACTAAACTTGCTGCTAATGTTTTGTCTGGTTTTTCTGAATTAGAAACTTTAGCATTAAATCATCTTGAAGAAGATATATTAGGATTGGGCGATATATTAACTTCTCCTCTTCAATCTTCACATACCACAAGTAATGTTGGTGGTGAAGATTTAAAGAAAGATGATTCAGAGTTAACCGAAGATGGAGAAAAATCAAGAATCAAACGAGACCGTTCAAATGGATAAAAAGGAGAATTAAATGAGTAAGAAAAATTTTATTAAAACATCTGATAAAGAAATTTGGTTATTGTTAAAAAAAGAAGGATATACAGAGCTTCCAAAAGAGGGAGATAAATGGGTATTTCTTAATGATAAAGAATTTAAATTTTCTAATCATGACCAGAATAATATGGAATTTACAAATCAGATGTATATTTGATATATAGAAAGGATGCGATATCTTATGCCGAACAAGAAGTTGTTTACATTTGATGATTTATATTCTTTCTTCCTTAAACAAAATAAAAATATTAATTTCAATTCAAAAGAATCTGATACTGAAATTGTTGTTCAAGTATTAGGTTCTTTATCTTTTGAAAATAAAAATGTATATGAGGGATTAGCTCCTGTACATTTGCAAGCATGTCATACTGACCGTAATAGAAATGGTTCTTCTATTTCTGCGAAAGTAATGAAAAAGGCTTTTCCTACTTTTAAGAATAAACCTATTTTAGCTTATATTCATAAAATAGAAAATGAAGATGGTGAAATGGAAGAAGTTTTTGGTTGGCACGCAATGCATGAAGACGAAGACGGAAATACAATATATGATGAACGTATGGTTGGTATTATTCCTGAATCTAGTTCTCCTACTCTTGAATATGATGAAGTTAAACAAAAATATTATGTGAATATTGATGGTTTTATTTATGAAGAATATTCACACGCCAAAGATATTTTAGAGAGGATGGGGGAAGCTTCTGTAAGTATTGAAATTAATGTTACTCAGCTTTCATATGATGCCAAAGAAAAACTTCTTTTAATTGAAGATTTTTATTTAAATGGCGTAACCATTTTAGGTAAAGACCCAAATGGTAATGATGTAGAAGCAGGTATGGAAGGAAGTAATATAAAACTAACAGACTTTAGTAGAGAACATAATAGTATGTTTAGTTTAAATAATGATTTGTTAGATGCAATAAATAAATTAAATAACACACTTGCATCTTTCAATATAGAATCTTTGGAGAAAGGAGGAGAAAGTCAAATGAACAAATTTGAAGAGCTGCTTGCCAAGTATGGTAAAACTGCTGATGACATTGATTTTGATTATGAGTCTATGTCTGACGAAGAATTAGAGACAAAATTTGAAGAGCTGTTTGGAGAATCTAGTGGCGAGGATAATACTCCTTCGACTGAAGATGATTCTGAGAATTTTGAAGATAATCAGGAAAATGAATCTGAAGACAATAATCAAGAAGACGACAATCAAGAAGATGATTCTGATGATAATCAAGAAGAAAATGATAATGAGAATGTAGAAGACACACAAGAATATAGTATTGAATATTCCGTAAATAATATGAATTTTAAAACAAGTCTAAATGATATTCAATATGCATTAACAACTCTTGTTAATGATACATATTCTGAATCTGATGGAACTTATTATTCTTGTATTGTTTATGATGATTGTGTTGTAATGGTTGATTATTGGACTGGTACTGCTTATAGACAAAGTTATAAAGTTCGTAAAGGAGTTTATTCTCTTACAGGGGATAGAGTAGCTGTTAGAGCGGTATATCTTACAGCCGATGAAGAAGCTGAGGTTGATAAAATGAAAACTAATTATTCTTTATATGAAAAAGAATTAAATGAGTATCATAACACCGAAGCTAAAGTTGAAAAACAAACTATTATAACTAAGCCCGAATTTTCTTTATTAGCTGGAAATTCAGAAGACTATGATAATCTTGTAAATGAAATTAATGATGATAAACTCCATCTTAATTATACAATTGAAGATGTTCAAAAGAAATGTGATGAATATCTTCTTGCTTATGTAAAAGCTGGAAATCAAATTAATTTTGAAAAAGATAATACAACAGAAACTACACAAACGCATTTGTTTAGACTTCCTAATCAAAGTACAAAGAAGCCTAAAGGACGTTATGGAAATCTGTTTAATAAAAAGTAAATATTAATTTTATTTGAAAGGAGAAAAAATTATGGCTATTAAATATACCATTACAAAGTATGGTGTATCATTTCCTACCAAAGTGGCTGCCTCTGCTGGCTCTCCTCATATTTATAATATCACTTTGACAAATGATACACCGAATGGAAAAATTGTTGGTCGTGGCGCATGGCAAGAACTTGACCGTTATGCTGAAGCTGCTGCTCCTACATTTGAACTGGAAGTTAAAGGTCAGGCAACTAATGGAAATTGGTATGTAGAAGTAAAGAGTGTTGATGCTAGTGCAGATGTTCTGTACATTCATATGCCAGTTATTATTGCTGAAAATTTCACACGTAAGTTTGCTGATGAGAAGAATTTCTATCTTCCTGCTGGTACAGTAGCGAAAGCTTATACTCTGATTCGTGGCGATATTCTTGAGTATTCTGAGGAATGCTTTAGTGCTACCCCTACAGTAGGTGCTACGATTACTACTTGTAATGCAACAACAGGTAAGTTAACTGTCTAATTTTTAAGGAAAGGAGGAATGTAAGATGGCTATTATGAAATTTAGTACAACTCATTTAAATAACCTCTTTTCTGGTGGAGAGAATGGTTATGAATGGGATTCTGTTAAGAATCTGATGTTTGACCTTAGTGATGGTCTGGACATTTGTGATGAAGAAGGAAATAAAATAAACAAGAAAGAAGCAGAAGCAAAGATGCGCAATATCATCTTCTCTGTTCTTGGTCTTGATGCTTCTAAAAATCCTACAAAGAGAGATATTAAGAGAGCCTTTAATCGTCATGGTGAAGAATTCTTTGAAGTAATTGAAGAGCTGGTTGATATAAAGGTTAATACTGATCTTCAGGCAAATGATTTCTTCAATGATTTCGTTGAATATCGTAATATTGCTCTTGGCGATTCTAATGAGTTTTATACAGAAGATAAAACTATTCTGGCTGTAAGTAAAGTGTCTGGGCATCATCATGACTTTGAGTAAATTAGAGTCCGTACAGTGAAAACTGTATGATAAAAAACGCATTGAATTGCTGGAAATCCGTAAAGCTAATTAAACTACAACGTAAGGATGAAATAAGCCTAAGCGTGAAAGTGGCGAAAGCAGAAAAAATTAATTAGATGATGCATGGTTAAATCCTAAACATTTTTATAATCGGTAATCAGCAACTAAGACCCGAACAGGGTAAAGCTCAACGACTATTCCTTTGGTTGTAGTAATACAACAATAGAAGTACGGCACAAGTGTGTGGGTGAGAATCCCTTAAATGGAAGTGGTGCGCTTGTTGAAAGACAAGAAGATATAGTCTGTTCACAAATGAAAGTTTGTGGAATTATTAATGATTCAACAGGGGGTAACGTCCCTTAAAATTATTCTTCTTATATGTATATATTATATAAAGTGTGGTGATTATTTGTATAAGGATATATTGTGTGGAATATATTGCATTGAAAATAAAACAACTCAAAAGAAGTATATAGGTCAATCTAGAAATATAAATTCTAGATGGTGTCATCATAAAGCAGAATTGAACAATGGTATTCATGATAATGACTATCTTCAAAAAGCATGGAATAAATATGGTGGAGATGATTTTAAATTTTATATACTTGAAGAATGTGATATTTCAATGCTAGATGATAAAGAAAGATATTATATAGAATTGTATGATACTTTAGACCATTCTAAAGGATATAATTTAAAAACTGGTGGGCAAGATACTAACTATAGGTCAAAAGAGACAAATAAGAAATTATCTGAATCTATTAAACAATCTTATAATAATTCTAATTTAAGAGAAAGAAGAAAACAGGATGCGCTTAAACAATGGGCAAATCCTGATATAAAAAAGAAAATAATGGGTTCAAATAATGGAATGTATGGTAAACACCATACTGAAGAAGCAAGAAAAAGTATGAGTGAAAAACATAAAGGTATTGTTCCCAAACATAAAAATTTAACACCTGTGTTATGCGTAGAATTAAATAAAGTATTTGATAATGTAACTGAAGCTGGGAAAGCTTTGGGTTTTAATGGTACTGCTATATTACAGGTATGTTATGGAAATAGAAAAACTACCCATGGTTATCATTGGGAGTTCGTAAAAAAAGAAGAATAATATATGTTAAACAATTAAGTAGTTTACAAAGACTTGGAGCTGGTGAGTCCACAACTATTCCTATGAGCACATATGGTGCAGCTGTAGGTGCAGATATTGCTCGTTATCTTGTAGGTCAGGAAGATTGGGCTAAACTGGTTACTAAACTGGGTGAAGCTTTTACAAAGAAACTTACTGATATGGTTTATGCAGAAGTTATGAATGCTTATCAGCAAATCCCTGTATCTTCTGCTCAGATTGGCAATTTTGTTGGTAACGGTACTCTGGTTAAAGCTACTCTTGATACGATTATTGAAAACGTTGGTGGTCTGAATGATTCCGATGTTTATATTCTTGGTACAAAGACAGCTCTGAAACAGCTTAATACAATTAGTGATGTTAACTGGAGAGCAGAAATCGACAAAGAAGCAGTTTCTCGTACTGGCAGACTTGGTTGGTATGAGTCTACAGACCTTATCGAAATCCCTCAAAGATTTGATAATAATGATGTTACTAGGAGACTGGTAAGTGATAAGATTCTGCTTATTATGCCTAAAACTTCTGACAATAAATTCGTCTGGGTTGTTGACCAAGGTGAGACTCTTATTGACGAAATTACAGAGCGTGGAGAAGAGCACGGTCGTATTGATGATGTTATGAAGTATGAAATGCAGAGAAGTTTCGGTGTTACAACTAAGATTGGTAGATACTTCGGTGCATGGATTCTTCCGTAATTATTTTAAAAAAATATTGATTAAAAGGAGAAAATAAAATGGCAGTAAAGAAAACAACTACAACGACTCGTAAGAATTCTTTTGTTAAAGAAGCAGAGTCTGTTGTAGAGAATACAAAACCTGAAACAGTTGAAGCAGTAGAAGTAAAAGAAGCCCCTGTTAATACTGAGACTTCTAAAAAAGCAGTTAAAAAATTTAATCCAGATGATATGATTTTATGTCAATCTATTTGTGTGGGTCAGACATTTGTTAAAGGTTTTAAGAGTGGAACAATTTATACTTTTGAAGCGCTTGGAGCTGAAGAATATATTGAATATAGAGATTTGGTCGCTGCTGTTCGTTCTAAAGATAGTATTTTATTTAAACCATTTATTGTTGTTTTAGATGAAGATTTTATTAACGAACAAAAAACGCTTAAATCTTTTTATGAAAATATGTACACTCCAGAAGATTTTGAAGAATTTTTCAGATTAAACCCTAATCAAATGGTAGAAGCTCTTAATAATATGCCAATTGGTATCAGAGAAACTATTAAGAGCATGGCTGTTGGAAAGATTCAAGATGGAGTATTTGATAGTGTAGCAAGGATTAAAGCACTTGATGATTATTTTGGGACTAAAATGATGCTTCTGACAGAACTGTACGGTGATGATTAAGGAGGTAAAAAATGCCTTCTCAAATTTATTATAAAGAAGTATATTCTCAATTTTTTTTAAAAGTTGAAGGATATGATATCTTTGATAAGAATATAAGTGATGAATATAGAGAGGCACTTTTGTGTAGTTGGTTGCGCTCTTCTATTGGAAAACCTTATGTTAATAGATTGTTTTCAACTGTCACTTTATCAGACCCTTATCAAGATGAAGACCCTGAGACAGGGGAAATTATAGATATGGATGGCATTATTGAATATGAATTAGTAAATAAAATAGATGAGGACTTTGGTGATAAGCAGTTTATTATCGAAGTCCTTGCTTATGGTATGGCTTTATGTTGGTTAGAACCGAAAGTGTATAGTTTAACTAATATTGCACAAATGTTTTCAACTAGCGATGAGCGATTTTTTAGTCAAAGCTCCCACCTTTCTGAATTAAGGAATCTTCGTGATGATTTAATTAATCATCAAAGGAGTTTAATTAGAGACAGAGGTTATTCTAATAATTCGTATATCAATGGGAAATCCGTAAGTTCAAGACTGCGAGGTGAGTGATATGGAATATTTATATGGTCACTATAGTAATGAGCAGTTTGAACAATTCAAAAAACAACTACATAGTAAAATTCATTGGTTGATTCTATATAAAGACCCTAAGAAAAAAGAAGAATATCCTAATGTGGATTTCAACAAATATTTTGTTTCTTTGATGCAAGAGATAGACAGTTTGAATGAACTACTCTTCTATCCTCCACAGATTGTAGAGATCACTTGTTTATTGCAGACGGCATACAGAGAAACGAAACAAAATCCTTTTAATTATCATAATTATAGAAAATGTATCCTAGATGCTCATTCATTAGTAGATAAAATACAAGAGGTGTCTAATTGATTACTTCTGATATGTATCAAACTATGTTAAATAATAAAGGTAGAAATTTATCACAAGTCAGACAATATAATTCTGCGCTGGTGATGAATGCTACTTTTACAGGAGATATAGGATACAAACAAGTATATATTTTAGATAAAGAAGAAGGATGGATTTATGAAGATGCAAAATACTCAAAACATGCTACTCCTTCAATTTTAAAAGATGCAGTTGATTATTATCTTCAATTTAGACCTCGTATTCATTATCCAGTTGGAACATATGTATTTATTCCTAACGATGAAGATTATGAAATTGGTTTTGAAGATTATGAACCAATTGACCCTTTTAAAGATGAAAATTTTGATGTTAATAAATTATGGATGATTGTTGGCAGGAATGATGCCAATGAGTTTGTCAGATATAATATTATTAAATGTAATTGGAATTTTAGATGGATAGCAAGAATGAACGGTGAAAATAAAGTGTTGAATGTGTGGGGAAGCGTCCGAAACGCAAATTCATATACAAGTTGAGAGAATTAAAATCTCACAGCTCGCTGTATTTGGAAACATTACAGTGTATTCCTTCGTATATGCTGGAATACCCTTATAGCCTTAATGCTAAAACAGAAAGATGAAATATGCTTAAATGGTATAGTTTGAAAAGATTAAGGATTGGGCAATCAGCAGGAAAGATTCGAATAGAATCGTCCTCAACGACTATGGCTGAAATGCCAGTAGGGAGAAGTCTCCTGAAATGAAGGACTCCTAAGTATGTATATATTACATATATGGTGAATGATATAGTCTGTACTTATACGAAAGTATAAGAAAATTGTTTATTAATATAATTGGTAATTAAGACCAGACAGTGGGTAGCTCCCATTTCTTCCAACCCTGATACGGAAGATTATGGTCTTATTTTAGTACAAATTTTCAGGGAGGTTTGAAAATGACAAGTAGAGAGATATATGAAAATAATAAAGAAGATTTAATTAGAAGACGATTAAACGGAGAAATAATTAAAAACCTTGGTATTGAATATGGAATACCAAAAGGTTCATTAATAAAATTTTTTGAAGAAGATGGTATTATATTAATTCCAAATTATAAAACAGAAAAATATAAAAATGAAGTAATTGATTTATATAATCAAGGTTATCACATCCATCAAATTGCTGAAATAGTTCATTCCAGTCATGCGGTCGTTAAAAGAACTTTAATTGAAAATGGAATTGAATTAAGAACCCTTAATCAAAATCATAGAAAATGGGAATTAAATGAACATTATTTTGATTGTATAGATACTCCTAATAAAGCTTATATTTTAGGTTTTTTATATGCTGATGGATACAATTCATTAGAAAAGCATTTTGTCAGAATTGCTCTTCAAGAAGAAGATAAAGATATATTAGAAAAAATGCGAATTGAATTAAACAGTTCTAAACCTTTGAAGTATTTAGATTTTAAAGGAGAAATACGACCTAATGGTTATACTTGTAAAAATATGTATCAACTTGAGGTATACGGTTCGCATATATGTAAGACTTTAGATGAAATAGGAATGCATCAAAATAAAAGTTTAATTCTTCAATATCCAAATATAATAGATGAAAAATTTCATTCTCATTTTATAAGAGGTTATTTTGATGGAGACGGTTCTATAACTTTAATAGAAAAAAATAATAAAATTACTTCTTTTAATATAACAATTACTTCAACTGATTCTTTTTGTAAATCCGTTTATAATATCTTATCTATATATTTAAATGTAGAAAAATTTAAAATTAATGATGCATCTTGTCACAATGGAACAACAAGAGTATTGTACAATTCTAATAAACAGTCTTGTTTAAAATTTTGTGATTGGATGTATAAAGACGCAGATATGTATTTAGAGCGTAAATATAATAAATATCTGCAATTAAAAGACTATTTGTCAAACCAAAATAATAAATAAATCTTGATAATATTAACGCTATTATCAAGTAACATATTAGGGAGTATGGAATAGTGATTATTCGCTACAATTAGATAATGTTACAAACGCTTGGTTACCAGATACTTATCTTTTGTATGGAGATGATTTATACAATTATAATTTATGTGATACAAGATATCTTCAACATGAACATAGATTTATGTTAACACATAATAAACTTGACCCTAAAGTTTATACTGTTACTAAAGTTCAAGACTTAGTTCCACAAGGAATTATAAAATTAACTTTAAAACAAGATGAATTAGATGAAGTTAGGGATAATGTAGATTTAATGCTTTGTAATTATTACAATGGTTCTGGAGAAGTTGTAACTAAACAAGAATCTCATATAGATGATACTGCAAGAAGTTATTTATGGTCTGCTATTGTGGATGAAGACGGTGTATTACAAAGAAATCGTACACAAGATAGGGTATTACATATAGCAAAAACTTCTTATTTTAATGTTGAATTTTTCTTAAAAGATAAATTACAAGATTTAAATGCAGAATGGCGTATAGATTATAATGGTGAATCTGATTTATCAGATGAAGAGATTGAGCATTTGTGTAATTTATTGGTTATGCGTCAAATAGATAAAACTACAATATCTATTAAACCAGCTAAAACAAATAAATTAATTGGTGAAAAGTTTATTTTATCCGTTCAAGATTCTAATGGAGATTATGCATCTTCTGTTGAATTGGAGGTTCAGAAATGAAAAGGGATATAAAAGGAATTTCTAGGGATTTAGATGATAGAAGAAACAATGATATAGTTTATAAAAAAGATAAATTATTTAAAATGTTTAATGAAGATCCAGATTTAAAAGATGTGCTTGGGGTTTTAGAACCTAAACCATTAAATGAATATTTGGATGTAGATAATCCAACTGAAGAAGAATTAAAACTACGACAAGAAATAATTGAATATAATGAAAAAATTAAACATGACCAAATTGTGCCTTTTCTTAAATTAAACGGATTGCAAAAAGAAGTATTGAATTTTGTTATGTTCGATGTAAGAGATGATGGTGTTGATTATTATAATGACACTATGAAGAAACAATATATTGAAGTTATGTGTGTTGTTCATGAGAATGATATGGAGACAGAATATGGAATTGTAAGAACAGATTTATTAGATTATATAGTCAGAGATTTATTGTGTTGGACAAATGCTTTAGGGTTTCAAGTAGTCCTAGAAGAAGATAGACCTTACATATTAGATGCTGATTATTATAGTAGACGAATGAGATTTGCGATTAAAACTCCTAACTTAGTTAATAAACATATGGGTAGGAATAATAAATATGACAGCTTCAAATTCTAAAATAAGTTTATTACAATTATATTTTGGTGACCCATATCAAGTTTCAGATAAAATTACAATATTCCAACCTACTATTGGTGGAATACTTGAATATGATAAACAATTTGGAGAATCTGAATTTTGGTCAATGCTTAATGTATTTATTGGTAATACTACTTCTTATAGATTATTATTATGGGATATGGGTATTGATTGGAATGAGATTTCTGATTTTCAATTATTTTCTTTATTAATTAAAACTTTGAAAGTTGAAAATACAGAAATATTATTTGGAGATTTAGATTTATCTTCATTTGACGCTTATATAAAACAAGTGCCTAATGAAGAAGGAGCTAATGACGAAAAAGAATCAGAGCCTAAACAGGAAATGATTCTTTGGAATCCTGAATTAGATATTGAGATAACTGAAGAAATATATAATAACATTGCTCTTTATATAAGAACAATGTTTAATATTTTTCCAAAAATTGAAAAAGCTAAAGGCAAAACAACAAAGAAATGGATTATAGAAGAAGATAGGATGAATCTTGCTAATGCGAAAAAGGAAGATACTACTTCTACTTTTTTACCATTAATTGAATCTTGTTGTTGTCATGCTGGCTTTAAATATAAAAAAAATGAATTAAGAGAAGTAGGTATTTATGAATTTATGAGAAGTGTACAACGTCTTCAAATTTATGAATCTACTACTGCTCTGCTTAAAGGAATGTATAGTGGTTTTATTGATACTAAAGGAATTGATAAAGAAGAATTCGATTTTATGAGAGATATAAAACCCGCAAATAAAAAATAATTATTGAAAGGAGAAATACTATCATGGCTTTTAAATTAGGTGATTTGATTATTGATAGAATTCAAATGGCTATGGCTGAAAAGTTTGATGGAACACCTCTGTATGTTCTGACTCAGCTTTCCGATGCTTCCATTGAAATTTCCGCTGAGTCTAAAGATACGACTGATAAGGACGGTACTCTGATTAAGAGATTCTGGAGAGCTAAGACTGGTACATTTACCGCAACTAATGCAATGCTGAACCTTAACGTTCTGGCTGCTCAGTCTGGTAATGATGCTAAACTTGCTTCTACTGAAGCCCCTATTCTGATGCCTAAGATTATCACTGTTAAGAGAGGTGAAACAGTTGACCTTGGTACTGGTTATACAGCTGGTGCTAGACTGACTGTTAATGCTCTTGGTACTAATGGTGCTATGGGTAAGGCTTATACTCAGGATGCTACAGCTTCTGCTACAGCATTTGGTCTTTCTGGCACGAAGCTTACTGCTCCTACAGATACAAATGAGGAACAGTATGTTATTAAGTTTGATAGAAATGTGAATGAAGGTGTTTATATTCTGAACTCCGCTGATAAATTCCCTAAGACTGTTAAACTTACAATGAAGGGATTATGCGTCGATCCCTGCGAGGCAGACACGCTCCGCGCTAAATTTCGTTTATAAATATTCGAATTATTGATATTTATATAAATGGCGACCATAGAGTAATCTATGCATGTTCAGTGTCTATAAAAAACGAACGTCATTAACAGCTATATCAGGGGAAGCCCAGAGACGGGTAATCCTGAGGAAAGACTTGATATAATATCAAGAATCCGCAGAGACTACAGGATAATATAGGTAACTATATTATTGAAGCTGTTGCCCTAATTTATAATTGTAATTATAAAAGGGATGATATATAGTCCGACCTCACGCAATAATCTAAACAAGAAACGTGAGAAGTAGGTGGAAACTCCTACTCGCCAGAAATGGTCAGTACCCTTTGCACAGGGAAAGTAACAGAATGGTTTATATTGTGCTTCCTTCCTTCCAGCCTAGTCCTGAGACTACTATTGCGCTGGGTGGGGACGATACCTCTATCGACTTTACTGGAGTAACGTTAAATAAATTAGCAAAGCTCCGCATGTATAGAAATATGCATGTAGTGATTATATAATTATTTTATATTATATAATCCTCCTTCACAACAATTGCTGGCAATCCTTAAAGCCAATTAAACCACAACATAATGATGAAAAATGCATAAGTGTGATGGTTACGAAAGTAGAAAAAATTAATTGGATGGTATAAGGTTAAATCCTAAGTACTATTTGAAATAGGTCTTCAGCAGCATATATCCAAACAGGATACTGTTCAACGACTATCCTTCGGGAGAGGAGTAGGTACAAGTGTACCGAAATGAGTGACACCTAAATAGGTGAAGATATAGTCTATTCTCATATGAAAGTATGAGCTGCCTTATTATAAGGCGCAACAAAAGTAACGAATTTGTTGGAATATTTAAAGATTTGCAGGTCGATTATTGTTCTGTAGATAAAACCCTTTATCAGGTTTACTATGCTACAGAAGATGCAGAGGAAGATTAATTTTATATTAACTCTTACTAATTTGACAATATTATAGTATGATGATATAATTTTAATATGCATATAATATATGGAGAGTTATTTAACTCTCCATATATCTTTTTTGTTTAATAATTAGTAAGAGGTAAATATATGGGAAATCAATTTAATTTTAATGAAGATTTTGAAGAATGGTGTATTAATAATAAAAGAACAGATTTATTATCTTTATGGGATTATGAATTAAATAAAAAGACGCCAAAAGAAATTTCCGCAAAAACAAGAAAAAAATATTATTTTAAATGTGCTAGAGGAATACATTCTAGCAAAGAAACGATTATTCTTTCTTTGACAACAGGAAGACAACAATTTCCTGTTTGCGATTATTGTCGTAGTTTTGCGCAATATATTATAGATAATTATGATAGAAAATATCTTGACGAATTAATAGCTTTAAATCCTGATGTCGATTTATGGCATATTAGAGCTAGGTCTAATAAAAACAAATTAAATATTGTATGTTATAAAAATAAGAATCATAAATACCAACAAACACCAGATGTGTTTAATATGAATGGATGTGGATATTGTTCTCATAAGTATCCACCTTTAAGAGAAGACTCTCTTCCAATGGAATATCCTAAAATGCTTAATTATTGGTCAACTAAAAACAAAAAAGACCCATATAGTTTTTATTCACAATCAGCAGAAAAAGTTTGGTGGAAATGCCCAAATGGAGAGCATGAAGATTTTCAAGCACGAATTTATTCAGCTGTTAATCATAATTTTCATTGCCAAAAATGTTCTAATAAACAAAGAGGACTTGAACAAAGGCATAATTTATTAGGGCAAAGATTTGGGTCTCTATTAGTTGTAGACGCAGATGTAGAAAGAACAGAGAAGAAACATGAAACTTATTGGTTTTGTCAATGTGATTGTGGGACTTTAAAATCAATTCGTTCTACTGCGTTATTAAAAGGGGAAATTTTAACATGTGGAAATAGAACTATACATAATTCTGGAGAAAATAATGGTAATTGGAAAGGCGGGATATGTTCTGCCAATATGTTAGAAAGAGGGTCTAAGCAATATAGTGATTGGCGTTTAGAATGCTATCGAAAAGATTATTATATTTGTCAATGTTGTGGCAATAATGAATCTGGTTTAAATGCTCATCATATATATAATTTTAGCAAATATCCAGAATTGAGATATAAGAAGTCTAATGGTATTACATTGTGTGAAACTTGCCATAGTATGATTGAAAAAGGCTCTTTCCATAGTGTATATGGAGTGCGAAACAACACACCAGAACAATTAGAAGAATATATAAACAACAAACGAAAAGAACTGGGAATTAATATTCCTTTTAATATAGAAGATTATTTAAACGGTAATATTTTAAAACCGAATGATATTGAAAGAAATGCGGTTTAATACGCATATAATATATAATAAATAAACAAAACATTCAAAAGGAGACAAACAGATATGGCAAGATATGATAGGAGCTGCATTTTATGTGGCAAAGTATATGAGTACTGTAATTCATGCAGCGCTTTTCAAGATAAGCCTGTATGGATGTTTAGTTATTGTAGTGAAGATTGTAAAGATATTACATCTTTGCTGACAGATTTTATTTATAACAAAATTTCTAAAGAAGAAGTTAAACAAGCTATTGAGAGTAAAGATACTTCTAGACATATGCAATATAAAGGAAGTTATGGAAAAGCCTATAAAGAAATTATGGGAGAAATTGATTCTAAAGACGTTGATGAAGAAGTGATTGAAAAAAAAGATGAAGAAATTAAACAAGATGTAGTTAAGGATATGGCAAATGAAACTGTATCTAATTTTAAATCTAACCTTCAGTCAGAATCAAAAAAGGTATATCCTAAAGCTATTGCTCACAAGCATGGCAAGTAATTCGTATTTATTGTATTAATTGAACAGTGATTTATTTAAAACAAAAACAATAGGGTGTAACTCACTGTTCGTGGGTTATGCCCTTTTTTTGTATTTTGTAAGGAGGAAAAGGATGAAAGACATAGATTTTGTTCAATCAAATTTAAAACCTAGACCTTATGTTTCAA